AAAATAAATTAAAATAAAGGGAGGTACACTGTATGATGTCAAATGCTAGAAAAATTCCAAGTAGAAATATAGATTTAATAGGAGTTGTTACTGATGAAATGTTAGCAGCATTTGCCGAAAGAATGAAGGAGATACAAGAATATGACTTAGCATTATATGAATACAATATGAAAGTTAAAAAAGAGTACAAAGAACCTTACGAAACTATAAGAATAAACTTATCTACACCAGGTGGTTCAGTTATGGCAGGTGCAGGCATCATGGGTATAATGGACGAGGCTATAGCACCTATACATGTACACGTTATAGGAAGTTGTATGTCAATGGGTATAAGTATATTAGCCCATGCAGAAACTAGAAGTGCAACTAAATTCTCTAGTTTTATGATACACGGGATGAGCACTGGCACATACGGTTACCTAGACGAAGGAATCCAAAGTTTGGATTACTATAAAGAGTTAGAAAAAGAATTAAATGTTGAACTTACTAAAAGAACTAAGTATACTTTAGAGGAGTTAGAAAGTTACAGCAATGTGGCTCACTTCTTTGGATATAACGAAGCTTTAGAAAAAGGATTATTAACTAAAGATATATACGATACTACTCCACCTCCAAGATTTAGCAAAGCACAATTCGAAGATATAGTTAAGAGTGATTTAGCCGACGGTTATACTATGGACGAAGTATTAGATGCTTTCAATTCTGATAATCTTCAAGATAATGAGTTAGATATAGTTTTAGATTTACTAGCTAAATATGAAGAAGCCTTTAAGAAAAACGAAGCTAAAGAGGACGAAGTAGATGAAGAAAAATTAGAAGCAAAAGCAGAAGAAAAGGAGGAAGAAGTTGACCCTATAGAAGAAAAAGTATTCGTTGAACCTTGTGAAATGGTAACTAAAGATGGTTCTGATGAAATGAATTTTGAAGAATTTATAGATATATTTGCACCTTACTATGACGCTTTATCTTACCTATTCACTGGCGAATATACATTCTTAGAAGTTGCTACTGAATTACAAAAAATAATAGAAGATTTAAAAGATGTAGATATAAATTTAATAATGGACTTCTTAGAAGTTATAGCAGATGTAGATGAGGAGGACTTAAATGAGTAGGTTAAAGTATAAGTTTAAAAGGTTCTTTGCATATAGAAAATTAAAAAGAAGTGTGATGCCAGCTCTTAGGCATCACACTTCTGAATTAATAGATACTAAAGATATAAATCTAATCTATATAATACCTTTTTTAGTTGATTTAGTAGTTCATAGGGAGAACACGATTTTAGTTGTTAATAACTCACTAAGGGACTTCATTAATAGTGTTGAAGAATTAAATGACTATAATATAATGACTGTACACGATTTTACTTATTTCACTACTAAGGGCAAAACTATAGTAACTACACCATTAGATGAAGAATGTTTTGATACTATGTATACTCATTCATTTTTAGATAAAGATAATGTCTATAAAATATTATTATAAGGAGGAATAAAATTGGCTCTACCTAAAGCAGGTCATACTAAGAAAAATATACATTTAAGTATAGATGATACTTGGATTTTAAGAGCTTTCAAAGAAATAATGGGCGAGGAAATTCCAAAGAGGCTTGAAAATATGTTTTTAGAGCAATTTAAAGATAGGTTATTAGATAAAGTTACTACTGAAGAATTTTTAAAAGAAATCTTTAGTGATATGAAAGAAGAAAGTATAGTATTTAAGTATAGAGGAGAATAAATATATGGAATTAAAAATAAAGTATTTTGAAGATGCAAGAGAGTTAGAAATTAATCCTAAAGGGAATTTAATAGATGTTTATGCTAATGAAGATGTTTTCGTTCCCTATATGGGATATGCAATGATACCTTTAGGATTTGCGATGAAACTTCCACTTGGGTTTATCGCCAAGTTATATCCTAGAAGTTCAACTTTTAAAACTTGGGGTATAATTCAAACTAATCATGTTGGTATAATAGACGAAACTTACTGTGGTGATAATGACCAATGGATGTACCCAGTACAATGCACTCAACCGAAGCAAGTTGTCAAAACTGAAGTATTCGGCCATAAGGTAACTATAGCAGGTACTTGGATTAAAAAAGGCGATAAAATAGCACAATTTGAAATTGTTAAAGCTACACCAGCAGGGCAATATAATTTTATAAAGGTTGACCATCTAGATGATGTTAATAGAGGAGGTTTTGGTTCTACAGGTAAAAACTAATCACGAGGGTTCATATGAACCTTCTTTTTTCGTTCGAAAAAAATAAAGGAGGTAATATTAATGAAATATCTATTTACAAGTGAATCTGTTACTGTGGGGCATCCAGATAAAATTTGTGACCAAATATCTGATGCTATACTTGATGCAATTCTAGAAAAAGACCCATATGGACGTGTAGCATGTGAAACTATGGTGACTACGGGTCTTGTATTTGTAGCAGGTGAAATATCTACAAACACTTATGTTGATATTCCTAAAATAGCAAGGGATGTTATAAAGGAAATAGGCTATGATAATGCAAAATATGGGTTCGATTGCAATACTTGTTCTGTTATAACATCTATAGATGAACAGTCTAACGATATTGCAGTTGGTGTTGGTGAACTTACTGAAGAAGAAATTAACAAAATTGGAGCAGGTGACCAAGGGATAATGTTTGGATATGCTACTAATGAAACCGAAGAATTTATGCCCTTACCAGTAACACTGGCTCATAAATTAGCTAAAAGACTAGAGGAAGTTCGCAAAGAAGGAATAATTCCTTATCTTAGACCTGATGGAAAAACTCAAGTTACTATAGAGTATGAAGATGGTATTCCTAAAAGAGTTCATACAGTTCTTATCTCTACACAACATAGTGACCTAATAGATAATGAAACTCTTAAAATAGCTATCTTTAATCAAGTAATAAAACACGTCATTCCTAGAGAATTATTAGACGATGATACTATTATATACATTAATCCGACGGGAAGATTCGTTATAGGTGGACCACAAGGTGATACGGGTCTTACGGGTAGAAAAATAATAATAGATACTTACGGTGGAGCTACTCGTCACGGTGGTGGTGCATTCTCAGGTAAAGACCCAACTAAAGTAGATAGAAGTGGAGCATATTATGCGAGATATGTTGCAAAGAATATCGTTGCAGCAGGCTTAGCAGATAAATGTGAAATCCAAGTGTCTTATGCCATAGGGGTTGCAAAACCATTATCTATTTTCATTGAAACTTTCGGTACAAATAAAGTTCCTAATGATTTCATATTATCTTTAATATACAAATATTTCGATTTTAGACCAGGTGCTATAATAAGAGACTTAGATTTAAGACGACCTCTATATAAACAAGTTGCATCTTATGGTCATTTTGGTCGAGAAGGTTTACCATGGGAAAATTTAGATAAGGTTGAAGTCTTAGTAGACGAAATGGTAAACTATTTAGAGTAGGTTCACACCTACTCTTTTTATCGTACATAAGGATATTAAAGGAGGTTGCCTATGGAATTAGAAAAATTATTAGAAGATAATAAATTTGTTGACTATGTGATTAATAGGTTCTTACCCTTCAAAATTATTTATAAGATGCTAGAAGTAGACTATAATGATAGAGGTAATAACTTCTGCATTTTCCACGATAATTCAAACACGCCATCTGCGAGAATTTATCACAATGATAATGGCGATAGTTTGTATTGTTATTCAGAAGGTAAGTCCTACAAACCTTCACAGGCTTTCAGAAGAGGTCTTATAGGCCATCGTATCGAGTCTATAGCTTATAATATTTTAAAACAATTCGATGAAACTCAAGTCCAAGCCTTATTAGATGAATTCGGTGTAGGTCTAGATATTAAGCCTACTTTTACCGAAGATGAATTATCTACTCTTAATAAGTTTAAAAATAGTGAAGTAACCGTTCATGAATTTAATAAATCTTTAATAAAAATATTGTATTTTGGAGGGTGATATTATGGAATTAAGATTATGTGAAAATATTACTAAAAATGAGTATTTAAGTTCTTACAATTGTAAAATGTTAAGAGATACATTTATAGACTATATGGTACATGGTCAAGGTAAAACTGAAGATATAGCTAGAAACTACATCGACTACAGTTACAAAACTTATGATTCTATAAAATTTGTATCAGGTGTCCTTGTATCTATAGATAATAAACCTTACTTTATAAATGAAGCTTTTTATAGTGAAGATGAGTTAAAGATATATGCAGTAGGAAATTATGCAGGGATTTCATATAAATTTGAATTAATATAGGAGGTATTATATGGCCGATTTTACTTACACTCATTATTGTGGGTATAAAAAGATTAATCCAGAGTGGAATAAAGATTTAAAGACTATATTAGTTCGTAACTATAAAGAATTAAAATATCTATTATTTGATAAATATAAAGATTGTAAGTTCGCAGGGTTCGATACTGAGACTACAGGGTTAGACCCTCAAGCGAAAGATGCCGATTTAGTTGGTTACTCTTTCACTTATGATGGTAAAAATGGTTATTACGTTCCAGTTAATCATATGGGATATAAAACTTTAGATGAAACTGATGAAGGTTATAACGATGATGAGTATTTTAATTTAGGACCTAATGCTTTTAATTTATTCTATCAAAAGATGCAAACTCATACGAAAACGTTTTTAGCAAATATGATGTTTGACTATAATTATTTAGAGTACGTTGGTGCTAAATATGGATATGATTGGAATATGGGTAAATGTCCTTATTATGATATATTTGTTGGATTATTCTTAGCCGATACAAACGTTCCTTTCCCTAACTTAAAGAAATCTGAGGCTCAATACCTTGGTTGGAATAGGGAAAACTTCGAGGCTACATTAGGTGATTATACCAACTTCGCATATGTCCCTATAGAAATGAGTTATCAATATGCAGGATATGATGCTTTAGGGACTTACAATCTAGCACCTATTTCATTAAAATTCTATAAAGAGGCAGGACTTAGTGGTAAACTTGATAATGAATTCTTATATGTATTAACTCAATTCTTAAAAAGAGGAGTTCGTTGCGATGTAGATTTAGCAAAGAAAACTCTTAAGGAGCAAGAGGATAGACTTCTAGAGTTACAAAATGAAATATGGGGTATATTCGGTTATCAATTTAATATAGGGTCAGGTGCACAATTATCTCAAGCATTAACTTCTATAGGCTTTGATACAGGTCAACGTACGAAGTCAGGAGCTATGAAAACAGGTATGTATGAGCTTACTATGGCTAATGAAAAACGTGATGAACCTCATCCTATAGTTGACTTAATAATAGAATATAAAACTTTAGCAAAATCAATTTCATCTTTCGCAGGTAAGATGGTTGAAGAAGGTGAAAGGTTCTCTGATAATGAAATTCGCTATAACTATACTACATTTAGAGTTCCTACGGGTAGACTTGCATCTTCAGGCGATGGTAAAAATAAATATTTCGCAACTATAAATGTTCAAGCCTTACCGAAACCTCACTCTAAAATGTGGTACGTTCATCCAGTCGACCCAAGTAATCCTACTTACAAGCATAGTGATTCCGATTCTATTATTTTAGATTGGAGGTTCTCTTTAACTGATAAGTCAGATTATATGACTGAGGCTCTAGACCCACATTACTCTATAAGAAATATGTCGTTACCAGATGAAGGTCATTATTGGGTATCTATGGACTACTCAGCACAAGAGTTAAGAGCTATAGCAAACTTCTCTAATATACCATTTTGGAAGGATACTTTCATAAATGGTGGTGACCTTCACGAAAGAACGGCAAAAATGATATGGGGTGAAGAGAACTATAATCACGACTTAAGAAAAAGAGCCAAAGGTGCGAACTTCGGTCTATCTTATGGAATGGCTTATCAAACAGCAGCAGAGAGTTTCAAATTACCACTTGAAGAAGCGAAAGAGCTTGTCGATGGTTGGTGGTCAGTATGTAAGGAACTAAAACAATCTCAAGATGCAGCAATTCGTAAGGCTAAAAAGACTGGAACTGTATATAACTACTTCGGTAGACCTAGAAGAGTTAAAGCCTACTTTGATTCTGCAGATAGACGTCAAATAGCTTTCGGTGAACGTACTGTAAAAAATACAGTTATACAATCTGTAGGAGCCGACTTATGTAAAAGAGCTTGTATTAAGTATTACAAAGAGATGTGCCTTAATCCTAAATATGCAGGAAAGCATAGATTCTTATCTACTATCCACGATGAAATCAATATATCCGTATCTTATGAAGATAGAGACTTATTCTATGAAATGGTAAGAAAATTCCATGATATAATGTATGTTAAAGTCCCAGGATGGGATGTACCATTTGCAGTTGGTATAGAGCTTGGAAATCGTTGGGGCGATTCATTCGTATTTAAGTACGATGAAAATAATAACCTTGTACCAGATATGTTCAAGGTACAACCTAAGAAAGAAGAACCTAAAAAAGAGGTTAAAAAGGTAGTTAAAAAAGAAGAAGTTGAGGATTTCGGTTTCGATATTTCCTTCTAAGACGAGTTCATTAGACTCGTCTTTTTTCGTTTATATTCAATGAAAACGGGTTAAAGGAGGTTCATATGGCTAACCTAAGTATATTAAGTGGTATTGAGTTTTATTCTTATGACGTTGAAGTTTATGATAAAGTATTATTAGGCACAATAAGATATAAAGACTCTCAAATAGCTAAATTTAAAAATATTGATAATACTTTTTTCGAGAACAAATCCTTCTATGGTATTAATAGAGTCGAGTTAATAAGAGAGTTTATCAAATATCTATCCAAATTCGATTCTAAGGTAGATAAGGATTCTTTCCTTCTAGGTGACGTTACAGATAAGCGAATTAAGAAAGGGACTACTTATGTTAATGATTCAATGATATTTATGGCATCATCTCAGCAGTATGATGCTCAAGCTAAATCTGTCCCAGCGAAGGTTGAAACTCCAAAAGAAGTTCTTAAGCTAGATATGGAGTATAAAGATAAGATATACAAAGTTCGCCTAAATTTAGAAGAACTTGGTGTTGGCAAAGGTGTTAAAACTCTTTATGATTTTAATGAAAAAATGTTAAAAAGTAAAATTGAAGCATTTTTAAAATCTTATAAGAAAGAGTATGATATTCAGTTATCTTTAAAAGATGAATTCGTTCAAGTAGGTAAGCTATTAATAGACGTAACTGTATTCAATGACCATGTTGAAGGCTTTATAGACCTAAGTCATTTAAATTTAGATAGTGTTTCCTCTATCGAGGCCACAGGTAAGGATAAACAGGATTTATTAAATAATATAATTCAGCAACTAAAATCTCATAAATTAACAGGTAAATTGAACTGGGGAAAAGTTGTTGATAAGACTAAAAAGGAAGGAGAAAATAAGATGGCAAACGAAACTACTACAGCTACGTTGAAAAAGTTGGTTAAGAACTTGACTACTATGGTCAAGAAAGTAGGTTTCAACGAGGAAGAAATAGATGGCAGAATAATGTCTATAATTCCAAATGCCAAGCCAGAAGGTGTTGGTGTTGGTGGAAATAAAGTAGATTTATCATATACATTACCTTGGGTTCTAGATAAGGCTCAAGTGAAAAAGAAAAAATTTGCAGAGGAAGTAGCAGAGACAGCTCAATCTAATATTGTTATCAAAGAAGTTGGTTTGACTTTATACATTTTAGATGAAGTTGAAGGTGAAATTAATATATCTATTTCAGCCGATGTTAAATGGATAAATACATTTTTCGGAACTACTGAACTAGATTCTTATACTTTAGTAGAACAGGCAGTAGTTATACAAGAGGCCACTCCAGTAGAAGTTACTAATGATTTCAAAGGTAATTTAGCTAAAGATGTAGCCGAATTTTTAGATAAAGAAGGTACTTTCCAAGGCAATAAATTTACTTATACTAAAGGGCTTGATGCAGGATTAGATTTACTATACCTTAATGATAAAGTTACTATGAGTATAAGATTATTCCCTTCTGCAAGTCAAGATGTTAATAGAGTAAGAGAACTAAATATGATGAAGGATGCACTTAGAACTATAAATAACTTCCCTTCAGATAATGTTCAAATATCTAAAAAGTCAGGTGACGATGCAATATCGGTTAATGTTACTATAGCACAATTTGAATCTTTCGCAGTAGAGTTAGTTAATAGAATTAAATTTGGTCTACAAAAGCATTTTCTATTAAGAATCTCTAAAGGTGTAGATACTAATGCAAATAAAATTGAATTATTCACTAATTCAAATTCAGGAGGCGAAATAATGGCAGGTAATTTATTATTACAAGAGTTTGTTGAAAAAATAGCAAGTAGACCAGAGGTTAAATTAGCAGTTAAAGTAGATAAAGATACCCCTTTCCCAGTATCTTTCGATGTTACTGAAAAAGGATTTGATGAAATAACAGTTAGATTTGAAAATAATGCTACTCAATATAGAGCATCTTTTAGACTAGAAGGACCTTTTAGTGAATTACAACCGAAAACATTCTCATTCTTCCATTATATAAAAGAAAAAGGATTTGGGGTTACTCAAGAAGGGTTAGGTGTAGTAGTTAGAGGTAATTATAAAGAAGGGGATATTTCTATAATTCACGATTTAGCAACTTTACTTGATACAGTTAAAGGATTTTCATATAATCATGCAAATTCTTTTGAGGCTTGGGCTAAGAAACATAAATATGGATATTCTGAAGCAAATGCATTCTATCAAGTTAGAGATATAATACCTAACTACGAAGGTGACGCTATAGTATACAAATCAGGTAAAAGTAATTTTATAGCTATACCAAATGATGTTGAAGGTATAGATGGATTCCTTGATGCAGTTAAACATGCTTATACTCCAGAGAAGTCAGGAGCCTTCTATAGATTCTATTTCACTAATTTAGATATGATGCAAGATTTCGTTGATTTTGCTAATAAAATAGATAAGCAAGATTTAGGTGGTGTCGCACATATATCATTAGCAGCAGAGGTAAATGACCATGACCTTTTCATCAATTCTGATACTTTTAAAACTGTAAAAAACTTATTGTTAAGTGATGGATTTAATCAAACTGATATTAATGGATATGTGAGTTTTATAAAGGATAATACTCAACATGGTTATAGTGTTTGGATAAGATTAAGAAAAAATAATAAATTTGATGCACACATAACTGTAACTAATACTGACCATTTAAAAGTCCTTATAGATTCACTTAAAGGTCTAAAATTTACAAAAACTGATGATTTAATGATTAAATTTGCTAATGATGTTACTTTTAGTAAGATTATGGTAAATTCTATACTTAACATAATCAAGAAATTTGATTCTTCATTAGATGTGTTTACTGTCGCAAAAGTGCAAGAGGAACCAGTTAAGCAAGAAGTTAAGGTATCTGATGTATCTAAAAAGGAAGAAACTCCTAAAACTCCAGCTATAAAAGAGTTTATTGTCGAAAAAGGCGAAAGAGTATTCGATAAAGTTCCTTTTGTTAAAGGTCAAGTATATGAAGTTGATAAAGTTATTAAGGCACTTATATCAGGCGAAGAAGATACTATAGAGACTTTAAGATTTGAAGTTTTAAGTGTCTTTAAGAATGGAAAAATTAGATGTAAAAATACCATTTTAGGCTATGAATTTAAACTATCAAACGACCCAGCTAGTGCACGTAAAGTATATAGACTAATAAAAGATGTTGCCAATTCTAATATTAATGATGAGGTTAATAAACAAGAAGTTCAAGTAGAAGAGCCAGAAAATAGGGAAGTTGAACGTACTTATAAAGCAGGCAAAGTTAAAGACCCAGAACATAAAGCACAATTAGATAGAATGAGGGCATATATTAAGAAAATAGCAGATATAGTAGATGCCGATAATGATTTCGCTTTAAGATTCCTTGAAGAGCCTAAGGAATTCCAAAAGTATAAACTTCCAACTGTTGGTGTAGGTTTATTCTATTATGGTGATAAATCTGCTACAGAATTAGAACAAAATGCTTTATATAAAAAAGTATATAGAGGTAGAGGTTTATCTATCCTTAGAAAATTCTTTAAAACTACTGACTTGAATGGTGAAAAATGTTTATTAGTTTTATTCGTTGATGCACAATATGCAAAAGAAACAAAAGCTAAACTAATAAAAGAAAGTTTTGAATTAGGCAATAAAGTTAGAATTAATGGAAGACTTTACAAGGTTAATGCTATATATGAACATAAGTTTGCTATTGAAACTATTGCAGGGTTAATGTATATAGATATGGATTCAGACTTAATAGATATTACTATAGAGGAAGATTAAGTTCTTCCTCTTTTATAAGGAGGTTAATATGCAGTTAAATTTCTTAGGTGAACAATATAAGATAATAGATACAACTAAGAACGGTCTTATTATAGAAGCTTATAATGATACACTTTTTATTTCTTATGATGTATTAAATGAGGCGAAGTCCGAGGCTCCATTATACAGGGTTTTAGGACCTAGAGGTACTGTAGATGCTATAGAAAAAAATGAGTTTCGTAAGACTGCTAGTTACGGGATATGTCTTACTAGGGATAAAAATTATTGGATAGGTGACCTTGATGGCGTTGATAAAGGTATAAAACTATTCCAATTTAGAATAAATCAATACAAACTTGCTAGTGATTATAAAATAATCACTATTGCCGAGTCAGGATATCAACGTAAAGACCAACGAAGTGAATCTGAAGAACGTATTTTAGAAACTGTTAAAAATGTTGATAGATATCTTGAATGTATAGATACTAGAAAAGGTTATGTTGAAAGACATATTGAAAGATTATTTAAGGCAGTGGAAAATTTTAATAGCAATGCAGTATTATCAGGTAAAAGTAAAGAAAAGATTGAAGTTCCTTTCAAATTAACAAGGGACTTATTTATGAAAATTCAGGATTTTGTCTATGGGGGAAGTAGAAATTATATTTTAGCTATAGCAACTATACTAGACTATAAAATACCTTTAGGTGAAAACTTCTATGGAGCTTTAGATAGATTCCAAGTTAAACATGATTGCAAGAAGTTTGTTGCTCCAAAAGTTTCATCTAACTTTAATGAACTTGAGGCAAAAGTCAAAGAAATACAAGCAAAAGTACCACCTCAACCAAGTGCTAACTCAAGTGAAGAAAGTCCATTAGTAACTACTTTTAAGGCTAATATAGGTGACTATAAAAAGCGATTAAAAGCTATGGGTTATCAAGTAATTAGAATAACTGATTTAAATTATGATTTATATAGACCTATGACTTATGGCATTAACTTCGGCGAAAGTCCAGTTGAATTCTCAGCTATATTAACTCCAAGTGATATATTGGCGACTTTAACATTTACAAGTAGGTCTGAAGCACGTGATGCGATATGTAAATTAAAGTCTTTAGGATATGCATTTGAGCAAAAGCAATTCCAAGTATTATTCTCTATTCCTATAGATATAACTGATTTTAATAAAATACAAATGGCTCTAGAAAATATGGAAGAGTGTTTATCTGATGGAACTCCATGGTTCCATGGTATCGTTCTAGAGGAAGGGTTTAAGTTTAATAAAGCTAAATTAACTTATACAAGACGTTTTGGTCTTATAACTATGAACGTTAAAATAGATGGGTCTCAGGTTGAAGTTGAAGTTAAGTTCTCCAATAAAATATTTGCACCCGAGTCTAGTTCTGTTCAAGAATTAAAACAATCTTTAGCAGACCAATATCATTTATACTCTAATGGTAAACATTTTAGATTAACTGAATTCCCTAAAAACTTTGAAAATCTTGTTAAATCTGTAGAAATAGTATCTGATAGATTAGCAAAAGCTAAGAAAAGATATGAAGATAATGAAGAAATGTTCTTAAAAATGTTAGACCAAATAAGAGCAGCAGGTTTCAAGGATTATAATAAAGAATTATCATTTAGAGCATCTACTATATATGCAGATTTTTATCTTAATGTTGATGCCGAATTTTGGACAGCGAATGTTGTGATTCTTCCAGATTATAGATTAGGCAAGAAAGGTATTAAATTACAAGAGGTTGAGTTTTTCAAAAATAATCCTTTATATACAAAAATGAATTTTGGAGCTGATGATGGGGCTAGACTTTCACTACAGTCTTTCGATTATTTAGAAAAAAATTTAAAAGACTTAGCAGACTTAATAGATGACTTTAAGAATAATTCTAATACTCTTTTAGATTCTCCAGATGCTAAAAGATTTAGAAATATGATTTCTTATCTAGATTTAGATGAGTTTGAAAAAGATAGTAAGTACTATATAAAATATAAGGGTGAATATAAAAATTTACCTTTAGAAGCAGTTTATGATAAGGATGAAAATACTTGTAATCTATACATTAATGATAAAGATTTCGCTAAATCTGAACATTTAGTAAAAATTAAGAATTTCAATAATGGGAATATTCACACTTCTTACACTGGTTATGCTTATATTAAATTTACTGATATGGATGACTTCAGACATTTCGTTAAGAAGTTTATAAAACTTCTAGAAACTGAACCATTTGACCCAATAGATGGATTCGAAGGTTCATCTAATGATTTCTTCTATACTTTATTAGTCAATTTAGGTTGTGAGAATATAAAAAATATAGGGACTATTATAGCATCCAAAGGTACTTTAGGTGATAAATCTGTTAAGATAGATATAATGACTGATACCGACCGTTTACTTCTTCGTATTGATAAATCTGTTGGATTCACTGAAGTTCCTTCTAGTTGGTCAAAATATTATAATGATGTAGAAGATAATGCAGATAATTTTGTTATTACAGTAGATGGTAAAAAGAATATTGAAGCAATATTAAAATTAGTAAAAGATGGTGAATCTATCCAAACTCCTACTACTGAGAGTGATTTAAAGAATGTTAGACAATTATACAAAGCATTTGGGTTAGCAGTTACTGAAACTGAAACTCGTATAAAAGCAGAAGGTACATTAGGTTTTCTACATGCATATTGTCAAACAAGTAGAAAATCTTTAAGAACAAAGGTTCAGTTCTCTAAATCTTACAAAGCTAACTTAGATGTATCTGATTACATGCCACAAATTATGAAAATAAAAGGTGTAGAAGTATCAGATGATATTGAAGAAGTAAGAATTATGATTAGCGATGTATCTAACTTAGCAGGATTTTTAAGTGAAGTTGAAACTTTCGTTAAGCCAGACAAAGTTGCAATGAATTCTTATGATAAAGTTAAAGACCAATTAGAATCTGCAGGTTATAAATTTTATCCACCTAATAGATTTGGAAAAGTTGATGTTTTAACTGATTCAGCTATATACTTCGAAGGTTCTCAAGTTGAAGTATACTTAGAGTTTAAAGATGTTGTTCTTAAAGATTCTAAGGATAAAGAATTAGCATTTAGTTGTTTTTTAGGTCTAACAAATAAACATAAGCATGATATAGAAGATATTGGTATAGTATTCTATATGCAAAATAAAGTTGTGGATATTAAAGAAGTTGTTCATACTATCAACTACTTCAATGATGCATTTAGTAAGGTTATGACAGGTAAGAAAAATGAAGTTACTGAAGAAAAGAATATCTTCATTGAAGGTATACTTGAAGAATTAAAGAAACAAGCATTTACTACTAATGACCAAAAGAGCCTAGTGAAATTTGAAGGTTTTGTTAAAACTATGTTTATAGATGGTATAGCATATAAAAAGACGAAAAAAGTCCTTATTAAAATACAAGATTCTGAATTCGCCAAAGCATTTATAAACTCTTTAAAAGGAGTTGGTGATTTAGAAATAGATGATACTATACAAGGAGTATTCTATGTAACTACTCGTCAAGTAAACTTCTTTAAAGAATTCTTTAAAAGAGCTAATAGTTTTACAATACAAAAATCTGTTGAAGGTCTAGAAAACTTTGAAAAAGCATTAGGCAAACTAGAATTTAAGAAAGATGTTAAAGATAGTATAATAACATATATTAGTATTGATGACCACGATATAAGAAGTATTAAAATAAATATGGATACAGGAGCAGTTAGATTAGTATATCGTAACTCAGCATTAATTGCTCAAAATATAGATAATTTAATAGGTAATGCAAAAGTAACAAATAACTTCCAAAAGGATTATGTTTTAAAATTCGCCGATATAAAAGATGCAATCCAATCTATTGGAAAATATCAAGATATATTTAAGCCACAACACGTTGAAGAAGTCGTTCCAGACGAAGTATCAAATATAGGTGTTGTAGAAGAGCCAACTGAGCCAGTAGATAATGTAAGTTCTTTCACTTCAAAAGTTATGGATATTCTTAATAATTACGATATGGTAACTGATGACGATGGCCAAGGTATAGTTGCATTCTTAAAAACTTTCGGAAGTATAAAACTTAAGGGAGCTTTATGGACTAAGAAAGATAAAGTTGAAGTCAAGTTAGCAAAAGATACACCAACTACTATAGGTATATTAAAACAAGTTCCTACATTCGATGGTGTTAAACATACAGGTTATGTAGGTGATTATGAAATATTATCTATAAGTAAACCAGAAGGATTTGAAAGTGTTTTAAAAGCTATAGGAGCACAAGGTAAAATGCGAAAAGGCGACCTTATAAATAGAGTATTTGACCTTAAGTTTAAGAAGACTGGCGACCCAGACCACGATGATGCTATAGATAGAGTTTTAGCTTATATTAAGAAAAATCAAAAGGCTCTTAAATCTAGAGCTGACTTAGGGGTATGGTTACTTGATAATCCAAAAGAATTAAATAAATATAAACTAGAATATCCTTCAGTAATGCTTATGTTTTATGAAGGTGATAAGTTCGACGTTAAGAAAGACCCAATATTCTTAAAATTCTATAAATCTAAAGCATTATCAATAATACGTCAACCTTTCAAAACTAAAGACTTAAACGGAAATCCTTGTATTGGTGTTTGTTTCTACGATGCGAAAACAGCATCTAAGTATAAATTAAAATTAATAGAAGAAGCAAAAGCAAATGATGTTACTGTTACTATAAATAACATAGATTTTAAAGTTATAAGTATAAATGATACAAAAGTATTATTTGAGTCATCTTTAGGTATACAATTTGAATCTGATGTAGAATTTGTTAACATTGTAGTTGATGAACCTCTAGAAGATTAGTTCTATATTTCAATAGATAAAACTATTCATTTAAAAGGAGTAGAGGTACAATGAAAGATAATGATGTTGTATATCGTTTTAAAAGTTTTAAGGTGATTAAAAAATATAATCATTTCTTAATAATCAATACACGTAAACCTTTTAAGGATGGACATACCCATGTAGAGGGTGACCTTGATACTTGTATTGCTATAATTAAAACTGTCTACAACGAGGAAGAACCAATGAGTCGAAATATTCATTTCCTAACTTCTTTGATGAGATTAAGTAGTAATAGAAAATATAGACTAAAAATAGATGAATTAATAAAATGCATCGAATATGAAGTTCCATGAAGGGGATGGAAGTGATTAAGTTCACTTTCATCCTTTTTATCGTTCTTATAAGTACAAATAAAATAATGGAGGTATTAATATGAGTATATCTTGTGGTAGAAAAATAAGCGAATTAGAGGTTATATGTAAGGAATTAGGGCTTGAAATTATACCTACAGGCAAAAATGGTAGGTTCATGAAGGATGATTATGTAAAAGCATTAAGGGAGTATTATTTAAACAAAATTTTCAAAGGAAAAGATAATGCACCCGTATCTTTAAAACTAATGTTAGAGCTTGAATCTCCAATGTTATCTTGCCAACATAAAGATGTGAAAGCAGATGTTGAACCTAAACTTTGGATAGATGATAATAATTGGACGGCCGAAGAAAAAATGGATGGAGCTCGTATGGTTACGATGTTATTTGCAGGTGGAGGATTTAGTGCATTTTCTAGAAATAACAGCGATGTGAATTACCTTCCTATTCCTTATAATAATCAAATATATGTAGGGACTATAGATTGGAGTAAAATAACTGATACTTTTATCCTAGATAATGAAATAATATGCACGAACCCAAATGTTCAAACTTCCTTTAATAATCTAGAAACTGAAACTATGTTACAGGCAGTTACTTCTTTATTGGCTCTTAAAAAAGAAGATACTATAGCTTTACAAAAAATGTATGATAGACCATTGAAGTTTATGGCTTTCGATTGTCTTTATTGGAACGGTGAGTGGATAATGGATAAGCCACTTAAAGAAAGACGTGAGTATTTATTAAAAGCAGTTGCCCAAATGATTGAGGCAGGTTTTAATGTTGAGGTCAATAAATGGGTGACTTCTAATAAGAAAGCCTTCTATAAAAATATTATTAAGAATAACGGTGAAGGAATTATAATGAAAGATGAAAATTCTGTATATAAAGCAGTATCATCTAGAGCTCATAGAAGTTGGGTTAAAGTTAAAAAGACTATGTCCGAAATGCTAACTGAGACAGGTACGGGAGATACTATAGATGGAGCTATAACAGGCTATACTTTAGGTGAAGGAAAAAACGAAGGCAAAGTTGGTAGTGTTGAAGTATCTATAAACTTAGAATGTGAGGATGGCTCTATAATTACTCATAAAATCGCATATGTTGGTGGATTTGATGATGCCCTTCGAGATGATATGACTTTAATAGATGAAAATGGAAATGTAACTCTTAATCCTAAGTATTATGGAAAAATAGTTGAAGTCGATGGTTATGGTATATCAAGTAGAGTTATGAGACTTCGCCACGCCGTACTTATAAGATTTAGAGACGATAAAAACTTCGAGGATTGTATTTATACTGAAAAATTTATAAAATCTATGATATTATAGAAAATTTTTAAGGAATCGAGTTCTTTTTCGATTCCTTTTTTCGTACATAGGAATATAAGTGTTACATACTTATTAGGGTTAAAATTTAGATAAAAATTTCTATAAATTGGTATAAATATTTTTAGAAAGTATATAATAGGAGTATAAAGATAAATTAGTCATTCAAACCTATTTTAACCCGACCTATGAAAAATAATTCAAGATTTCAGTTCACTTTTTACTCCAAGTTTAATACAATGAATATATAAATAATAAAATTTAAAAATTAATGGGGGTAAGCCCTTATGAGAAATTTATTAAGAGAATTAGAAAAAATGGAATTCGTTAATGAAACTATATGTATGGAAGAAGGATACTTATTAGTACACAACGTTCTTAAAAGATTATATAACGGTGGAAACTATGAATTCTTAAGAAATACAACTAGTTTTGAAGATTTATTAGACGATATATTTGAAATCTGTATAAGAAGAGATTTATTTAATAGATTCCAATTAAGCCAAGATTTTATAGATGGTAAAACTGAAAATAATGGGAAAAGAACGTATATAAAAGTAGCAGTTAAAAGAATGCTAATCGACTTAAATGCTTATAGACGTACAAAAGTGACTATAAGTGCAGACAAAGAAGTTGATGGCGATGACGATAATAGCGAAAACTTATATAATACTCTTGCAGATAATGTAAACGTTCAAGATGAAGTTACAGCTAGACTTGATGTTATGCAAGTTATAAATACTTTAGACGATACTAAAGGGACTGCAGTTGGAGTTAGCCCATTATTAGGTGAAAGTAAACTAAATGAAAAAACTGTTTTACTTCACGTATTAGAAGGTTATAACGTAACTGAAATAGCAGCAATGTATAAGAATCCTACTACAGGAAAGCCAGTTGCGAAAACTTATGTAAGTAGATTAATAAAAAATTGTAGACAATATTTCTAGTAAGAAGGTTCATTTGAACCTTCTTTTTTCGTTCTAGTAAGTGAGGTGATTAAATGTCGAGTCCAAAATTCCTTAAAAAATGTATAGAAGATATTTATAACACTAGTCCTCTTTTAATAGTAGGGGAGGCGAGATTACTCTTTTTAAGAGCTTGGCAATATAAGGTTAATCGAGTTACTAACACGAAGGAGTTAAGGGAAGTTACTAACTACTATTCAACTATAAAAGATTCTAAGCCTATAGTCATAGACGATTTGTCGTTACTTCAAGAATCCTCTTTAAAGCTATTATTAAAACTTGTGGAGGAGTCAAAGACGCCAGTTATCTTATTAAGTAGTTATGATAATTTAGATAGTATACTTCTATCTAGAATTAAGACATTTATAAGATTTAATGAGCCTATACATTCCGATTTTCTAGACTTACAATCTTTTTATGATGTTTTAGTTGAAAAGGATTTTAAAGATTCCAAAGCATCTGATAAGTTAAAGTTCTATTTAGAAAAATGCCCTATGTATTTACAGTTGGAGTATGATTTAAATACTTCTTCTAATAAAAATAAAATATTATCTATTTTAGCAGGAGGTGAGTAGATGGAGGGGAAATGTGTTAAAGTTAAAGACCTATCTATGATAAATTATATCTATCCAGAGTTTATTACTCTAAGTTATGTGAATTTTCTTAATAGGGATGATAAAGTCATATATGTAGGTAAACCCTTTAAGGGTCTAGATGAATATTTAGCTAAAAATACTAAAGCATACATTAATACTGTAGGCACGCCAGAGATTGACTTAACTACTAATGAAGCTCTAATAAAATATTGCTATGATAAGAAGCAAAAGAACTTGTCTAACTCCACGAAATATTTCTTAGAAGGTCTTAATGATAAGGATTTATGGACTGCGATGAAAATATTCCTTCAAATAGGGAAATTACCCTATGAAATAAAAAAGGATGTAAGTATTTATAAGTTATTTCAGTCCTTTTCAGAGCCTACTTCAAATACTTTAAAAATTGTCTTTGATTTATTTGATACTTATCCAATGGGGGTTCTCGAATCAAGTTTGCTAACGTTCTTAGAACGTGTGACGCATAACTCAAGCGAGTCTGTATCGAATAAATATGGTTTATTAATTAATAGTACGAAAATGAAATATGGCAAGAATATTAAAAGTAGTTTATTAACTTATAGCAAGTCCAATAAAACTGAACTAGATTTTATTAATTTAGTCTTAAGCATAAGAGGGGTGTGATTATATGTTCATTAGTTCTTATTCTCCAAGTGAAATGGATAAAATGAATTATGATGATTTGTCTTATATAGTAGGTTTAATAGTTAATAAAATAATAGTGAAACCACCTCGATGTCGAATAGATGGTGAGTTTGCTTATATTGATGAATATTCAGGATACTTCCAGTGCGAGCATTGTGGTAGATTTGGAAAACTTTATATTGGTAAATCGTTGGATGATTTTAGCGATTGGAGGGAGCTTGATGATAGATTTTTCAGATAGAGTTGTTGCAATAAATAAAACTTATCAAGATAAATTTGATTTAAAAGTAGTTAATGAGTTATTAAAAAGGGGAGTTCATTATGATGAACTTCCTTCTCATATTAAGCATAAAGCATTATTGAAGTATTGGTCTATCTGCACACCAGATGTTGTTAGAAAGGGATTTATTCCTTCACAGTATGTCTCAAATCCAGATATAGTTGTGGTTAATAGGACTCCTACTACAAATGATTTAAAGTATACCAATACAAATATAGCAAAGAATCCTTCTAATGCAGTCATTAATAAGCTAGTACATGAGTTAGGATTTACTGACCCATATGTAACAAGCTTATCCTTCCATGTAACTTCTCATTACAATGATTGGACTTTAGATAAATTAAAAGAAGAATTCCTATTTAAGAACTTAGAGTTTGATAATATAGAAGTTCCTCAAGTATTTCTTTTACTTGGTAATGATGCCATGAATGTATTCTTTGATACAGGTAGAACTGTCCAAAATATATTTGGGGATATCTACTTGGCCGAATATAAAGGAGCCAAGCGAATGTTTATACCCATACCTCATACAGCCTACTTACTTAGAGATAAAAATTTATATAAAAATACGGTTCTATTTTTAAGAGCTATCCGTTCAGTATTGCAACAAATAAAATAAAGGAGGAATACTAATGCGAGTAGATACTGTAGCACAATTTAGAGATATATTAAAAGATATGGGAGACTTATATGAAAGAAAAAATGCCGATTATGGTGGAGCTATAGAAAAAGCAATACACGAATTCGGTTATGTATATTCTGCTTGTATGTTATTTAATAAGCTAGAAAGATTTAGAAATCTTATAAAGAAAGATGATTATGAAGGGAAAGTTGGTGAGTCTTTAGTCGATACACTTTTAGATATGGCAAACTATGCAGTTGAAACAGCTAGAGTTATGATGAATGATATGGAATATATAGCCGAAATGCATCGCCTTGATGAGGTTAGAGCATTAACGGTAGAAGAGTTTAATAAACTTCATCCAGATAATGCTTGGAGTGATTGGGGTGAAGAAATATAATGGCAACTTCTCTATCTGATATATTAAAGGAAGTGGATTCGCTATTGACTGAGGCCAATAGCGAATTACTTGATTTAATAGAAAGTTCTTCCTCTATCGATTTAACATTACCTTCTTTCGAAGACGCATCTAGTAAGAAATGTTTATATGATAGTTATGCTAAAATAGTTAATTTTAATGCATCATGTGCACAGAGTGTCATGAAGGTTAATCGCTTATTATTAACTATAAAAGATATACAAAATCAAATAATCTCTTCAGATGCCTACAATTATAATGTTATACAGCAGTTCAACCTTAATGTTAAAAACTCTACCACTAAAGTAAAAGAAAATTTATCTAATGTTCAAGATTTTAAGAATAGCCTTGATGCGATACTTAAATTTTATAATAACTTAAGTTTTATATTAACTTCGCCATACTTAAGGGAAAATATTTAGTTCATTTATATAGTAAATACCGTTATAAAATATACAAATAAAATTTAGGAGGTAGCCAGTATGGATAATATGTTTAATGATTTTGAATTAGATTTAGATAATATAGAAATAAAAGGTGATGATGAAGAAGTGAAAGGTGAAGTAGTTCAACCACCTGTACAATCTAATGGGAATGCAGTTTCTAAAAAAGTTGAATTCAAGTTCGATTTTGGCAAACTTAATATTCCAGGGGTTATGGTTGGGGATATAGGTATAGAAGTATCTAGATATCCAGTTGATAAAATAAAATTTACTAAAGCTAAAAGGGAAATGATAAGTATAGTAACACCTCAAGTTATGGCTATAAAAACTCATTATATAGATGGTGTTGGGTCTGTCTTATGTTCAGGCAAAACTTGTTGCAAAATAGGTGGAGCACCTAGAATAAAATATTTATTCCCAGTAGTAGTTTATGAAACTGATTCTAAAGGGAAGCCAGTAAGTAGTAAATTATCTTTTAAAGTTATGGCAGTAGGTGAAGGTATTTATAGAGATATAATGACTTTAGCAGATGTGCAAGATATAACTACAATTGATTTACTTGTTACATGTAAAGAAGAAGTTTATCAAGATATATCTTTAACACCTGCAGGAAACTGTAGATGGCAATCTCAACCTAAATTAGTAGAGCAAGTTGTTGAGTTTTGGGGTCAACATATGGAAGATATAATTAAGCCTATAGCAAGAGAAGTTGATGAAGAAACGTTATTAGCACAAGCAGGGTTAGATACAGGTGCAAGTTCGTCTGATGTAGATTTTAGTGCATTTATATAAACTTTAGGTGAGGACTAGTCCTCACCTATTTACATAAGGAGGTGATATTATTATAATAGCAGGAATTGATGCAAGTTTTACTCGATTAGGGTATACTATAATTGATACTATTAATAAAACTATTTACATTGATAATTTGCCAGGGAAACGTGGTAACACCTTCCAAACGGTATTTCAAAACGGTACGGTAAAAGCATCCGAGTTGTTGAAGGCTCTAAAAGATTATGATATTGACTATGTTATATCGGAAGAACCCTTTATAGGACGTGAAGCCAGTGAAGGTTTATTCCTATTAGATGGCATTATTAATTATTCTTTAATATTAAAAGGTGTTAAGGAAATATATAACACGAATCCTTCTTATCTAAAAACATTACATGGATTCAAATATTCCAAATCTGATTCAGTGAATTTAGCAAAAGAATTAATTGAGGTTTACAAGTTATATGGTTATTCGTTTAATAAGAAAAGGTATAATGATGACGAGAGTGAGTCTTTTATCTTTGCCACGAGATTATTTATTCGAAAACATAGTGACCTTAAAATGTTAAATGATTTCTTTAATGTAAAAGATAAACTCAGTCTAGAAAAAGAAAAATTATTATATATGAAAAAATAGGAGGAACTTGATATGGCAAATGCTTTAGATAAGAAAATAGCATCAAAATTAGAAGGTTATAAAGAAAAGTATGGCTTAAAGTCTGATGAGTTTGTAAAATCAGGTAGTATTATACTTGATATGGTGGTTTCCAATGGGAGGGGATTACCACTTAATAAATTCATAGAAGTTGCATCTGATTCAGGTTTAGGGAAGTCAACTATGGTTCTACATGCGATGAAGTCTGCTTGTGACCAAGGCCATAGAGTTGTCTATTTAGATATTGAGGGTGGTCTTAATGATGCCTTATTAGAAGGAATTGGATTAACTCAATATTTAGATGATTTGTTTATAGTCTTACCGATACAAACGTATGGTGAGGCCGAAGAGATTTGCATGGATTTAGTTGGCAACTGTAGTTTTATAGTAGTTGACTCAATCACGGCTCTACTTCCAGATGAGTTATTAGAAAAGTCCATAACTCAAGTATTGCCAGGTCTACAATCTAGATACTTAAGTAACTTCTTACAAAAGTTCAAAGGTCAAGTTACGAACTCAGGCACTTCTATGATATTCATAAATCAAATAAGAAATAAATTTAACTTTAGAGGCCAAACTACTCAAGACTCAGCAGGTGGTTATGCGATGAAGTTCTATCAAGACGTAAGAATATTTATGAAGAAATCTGCTAAAATGGAAAAGAAAATGGTTACAGGTGATGGTGAAAAGACTATAGAGTATGGTTGTATAAATAAAATCTATACTAAGAAAAATAGATACAATTCCCCATTTGTCGAAATAGATATAGCAGTTGTATACGGAAAAGGTATATCGAATCTAATGTCATATAATACTTGGTTAGAAAATCATGGTTGTCTAAAACGTTCAGGGGCTTGGTATTCTGTAATATTAAATGATGAAGAAGTTGCAAAAGTTTGTGGTGCGAATGGTATACTTAAGTATATAAAAGAAAACTTTGAATTTATAGATGCTTATGTTCAAGAAAATGGTGGCTTTAAATTAGTTGAAGCCGAAAGGGATGATGAAGATTAGAAAAGAGTGGGTTCAATTCCCACTCTTTTTTCGTTCTTAATATAAAGGAGGTTGTTATTATGAAAGATGCAAAAGTAATAAATATAAGTGATGTCGATTTTAAGAAATTAATAGGGCTTGTTTTAGATAAGCAAGCATCTTGCTACTCCATAAATGATACAATATACTTCGGTGTTAAAGGCGATTTATTAAGAAATGGTGTAGTCCCTTATCAGGGACCTATAATATTATTAACTGAAAATTATTCAGGAAGTATATTTGTTGAAAGTGGAAGAGTTGTTACTATAACAGTGCATTCTGTATAGGAGGAATAATATGATTATCAAAGCTAAAAATTTCGAAATTATTGATGATTTAGAGTTAGAATTAAAAGACGGGATTACAGTCATAGTTGGTGCTAGTAATAACGGGAAGTCCAGTATAATTCGTTTACTTAGAGCCATTCTTTATAATCTTAATGGTGATGCATCTATCCAACAAGGACAAGATGCTTATACTTTGGGTATTATTGATAATGGTAATAAAGTTATAGTGAAAAGGGATATGACGGCATCTAACAAAACAGTTTATTCTGTTAATGGCAATTTATTGAAGAAAGTTGGACGTAATATTGTACCCGAGGTTGAAGATGCTTTGAATATAAAAGTAGTTGATATAAACAAGAAAAAAGTTGAGTTGAACTTCCTAAAGCAAATGGAGTACCCATTCTTAATAGGTGAAACAGGGAGTTTTATTTATGACTTTTTATCAAGTTCTTCAAATCAAACCGATTTTTCGGAGTTGTTAAAGTTAATGAAAACTGACCAAAAAGAAATTTCCGATAATAAGAAAAACCTTGAGGGTCAAACTGATGTCTTAAAAGATATGTTTCAAACTTCTAAAGATACTTATGAAAAGTTACAGGATGTGAATACTGTAACTGATATGATATTCGACTTTGATACTAAAATACAGTATTTGCAAAAGCTAGAGGATACCATCAAGAGTTTAGAGTATGCCGATGCCAATATCTTTAACTTAAATAATAAAATGGATTATTTACTAGAGCGAATTAAAGTATTAAGCGACCTTGATAATATTATTTCTAACTATAACGATAATCTAGAAATGCTTAACTTCTGTGACTATATAAAATCTATAGAAGATAAAATATTATCTCAAAGCATTACACTTCGTATGTTAGATGATTTAAATAGGGAGCTTGATTTAACTTCTTTAATAGAGCTACAAGATATATGTAATTCTAAGGCTCAAGATTTAATAGATTTTCAAGGTTTTCTAGATAATATAAATAATATCTTAGAGTTAACAGATAGCTTGAAAAACGTAAACAAATCGAATGAGAAGGTCTTAAATGCTATAAATGAAGTCTTATTCCTTAAAGACCAATCAACCGAAATTCAAGCCGAATGTAATACTCTATCTAATAATATAAACAAAGTACAAGAATTAGTTCACTCTTTAACTCTAGAAACGTTTAATAATAATGTAACAGTAGAGAGTTTAGTGAATGTCAAGAGTGAGCTTAATACTTTTGACGTTTGTCCAGTATGCAATTCAAAATTAAAGGAGGATTAATATGAGTGATTTAGGTGCTAGATTTATGCAGTTAAAACAAAAGAAAGAGGAGTTAGAAAGAGCTATAATGGAAACTAATGTTAGATTAGAGGCTCTTCAAAAAGATTTAAAAGATGCCATGCAAACTCTTAAAGATAAGTATGGTGTAGAAACCTTAGAGGAAGCAAAAGCATTATTTAATAAGAAAGACCTTGAGTATTCTGCTATAGCTAAACAGCTTGAAGAAAAATTATCTGAATATGAAGAATTAGTGAAGTAGGTGATATAATGCTTTATACTACTTCAAATTACCAAGCTTTAAGGGATAGAGCCATCAAACTCAATTCCCTTAAAGATACATCCTATAAAAATTATAAGAACACCGAAGTCAAGTATGTTGAAACAGCCGAAAAATTATTAAAGGTAAAAGAGCAGCTATTAGTACAAGAGGCATCTATAAAGGTATTAAGAGAAATTATAGATATTATGTCTAAAGAATTTATAGATTCTATAGTCGACCTTCTTACATTTGCTCTACAAACTATTATTTATGATAAGGATTACTCGGTAAAAATATTACTTAAAGAGTCTAGAAACTCTAAGCAAGCCGAAATAATTCTAGTATCTAAGCAAGAGGATGGTTCTATAATAGAATCACCTATTCCAGACAACTGTGGAGGAGGTATATCAGCGATAGTTGGCCTAGTTCTTCAAATATTCTTCATTCAATATTTTAAGTTAAATAAATTATTAATAATGGATGAGGCCTTAAGTCAAATATCGAAGGAATATATTCCTAATACTATGACCTTCTTAAAGACTTTATCTAAGGAAAGAGGATTTAAATTCCTTCTAGTATGCCATGATAATAGGATAATAAAACACGCCGACTATATGTATAGAATGGAAATGGGTAAACTTACTGAAATTGATATGAATGGTGGTGAGTTCTAATGTCGAGGATAATTGATAAAATAGCATTTGTGGGCGATGCTCATTTTTCATCTAAAACTCCTTCATCTCGTTTAGATGATTATGCAAGTACTTGTATAGATAAACTCGATAAACTTCTTAACCTATGTAAAAAGGAAAAAATCACTCATGTTGTCCTATTAGGCGATTTATTTAACACTCCGACTGATACTCTATTATATGTTAATAGGGTTATGCAAAAATTTAAGGAGTTTGAGCGAAATAATATATTTGTATTTTCTATATTAGGAAACCACTCTGTGAGCAATATGAAACACGAGAATAAAGATAAGTCATCTGAAGGAGTCTTATATACTTCTAAACTTGTTAGAGAGTTACAATATGAGCCCTTCACTTCGCCAGCAGGATATTCAATAGGTTTATATGGTTATCATTATTCTCAACCTATTGGATTACCTTCAAAGGGTGATAAAGTCAATATTTGTGTAGCACATAAGGGATATAATGAGTCTTATGATGGAAGTTTAACTAAAACATCATGTCTTGAGTTAGGTTTCAATATTTATGCTTTAGGTCATTTTCATCAGCCTTATGATATATTAAGGGATACAAATTATATAGTAGTTAGACCAGGAAGATTTATGCGAAATACAGCAGATGAGTTTAATATGACTAATAATATTAATATTGATGTTGTTCATTTCCAAGGTACTCTAGAAAAACCTTTAATAACAACTGAACGTCTTACTTTAGATATTGAGGAGTATTCTAAGGTATTCAGTACTAAAGTATTAACAAAGAGTATAGCGAATGAAAAATATTTATCTAGTCTTACAGGCCGAGTTCAGGAGTTAATGGTAAAAATGGATATAACTTATGATAATAAAGATGATGATATATTTAGAGTTCTAGATTCACTTGATATTGATACTAGAATTAAAAATAATATTGAGATTTATCTTCAATATCAAGGCATTAATCGTTCTATAAATTAATAAAAACAAGGAGGATTTATTATGGAAAACTTTAATTTAGAAGAATTAGAATTAAATCTTGAGGATGATTTCGACCTAGATGATTGCTTTGAATTATCTGCAGTTGAAGAAGATACTGAAGTTATAGAGGAGCTACATTTTAAAGTTCCTACAAGAGACTTTTTAGGTATGTTGAAAAAAGCCAAAACAGTTATATCTTCATCTGCTAGGGACTTAATAACTAAAGCAGTATGCATGAGAGTAATAGATGGCAATTTAGTTATGAGATGCACTGATTTTGATGTTTATATGGAGCTTAAATGTCCATTAATGAACAATGCTTGTATACTTGATGAAGTTGTGGTTACTCCTATAGATAACTTAATCCAAGTAGCAAAAGCACTTCCAGCTACTACTGTTATATTAAAAGATAATGAAGGTAAAATAAGAATCAAACTTATAGGGGGTTCAATTGACCTTGAAACTCTTAATGTAGGCGAAGATAAATTCGTTATGAAAGACGAAGTTGTAGAAGATAAAGGTATAGATGCACAAGATTTATACTCTACATTATTAGCATTCTCACCTATAGTTAATGCATCAGTCAACCCTATGGAAAAAAGAATAATATTTAACGAAGAGGGAGCAAAAGTAGTTTATATGTTTAGCATTACTTCTAGAGAAGGTGATTTCCCTAAATTCGATGTTAAGACGAAGGATTTATCAGTATTGAAAACTCTATTAACTAATGCAAAAGGTAAATTAAGAACATACCGTACAGTTGATGAAAAAGTGTCTACTAGATTTGTGATAGAAGATGATACTTTTAGATATACTTTCCTTATAGGTGAAACAAATATTAATAAAATATTAGCAGATAACTTTAAGGAATCTGATTTCTTACAAGGTGCTTTTATAGAGTTTAGTAAAATAAGTAAATTAGTTGAATTATCTAGTGCATTAAATTATGCTACAGGTAAGGTTAAAATGAAGTTTACTGATATGAATGTCTTACAATTACATGTCCCTACTAAAAATGGAGATAATACATTCAAATTAGATGCGACTCCAAATGGTAATTTAGAGGTAGGTACTGAAGTTGAGGTTCCAGCGAAGTTATTCTTAACTGTATTAAAAGCATTCCAAAAGAGGTCTGTATTAACATTATACTGTAATGCAGGAAAAATCTTATTAGCTAATGATGATTTTAAAGGTTTAATACTATTAAATGCATAAAAATTTAGAAAAGAAGGTTCAAACGAACCTTCTTTTTACGTTCTATAAATTACAAATAAAACTTAGGAGGTAAGTTTATGAATAACTTAGAGCAAGGAACTATAAATAAATTAAATGATATGTTATCTCAAATAGGTGAGGTTAGAGATGAGTTAGCTAAAGTAAATAACCTTAAAAAGAGACTTAGATTATTAGAAAAAGGTGTTAAAAACTTACTTATAGAAAATGAATGTAATTTCTATGAAAATTCTGAATGGTTAGTAACTATTGAAAGAGCTATAAAAGATAGAATAACTGAAGAAAAAGTTATAGAAATAATCGAATTATTCGACTCTAATCAACTTGACTCTTTATGCTTAGAAGATTTTTTCGTACCGAAAGAGTCAGTTAGTATGAAAATTAAAAAAGTTAAAAAAGAGGAGGAATAAGATATGGTATTCGATAAATCTCAATTATATGTTTTTCAAGCTAAATTAGTAGAATTTAATGACCCTAAAGAGCCAGACTTATTATGGGGAGCTAAATGCAATAATAAAGTAGTCAAGATAACTAATGATGGTTATCTTGGCACTATTGAAGTGGATGGTGTTGCCTATAAAATATTAAGAAAATGGACTCGTATAGTAGCACCCGAAAAAGTAGATGCTTTCCTAAAAGCTACAGGTCAAACTAATCCAAATATTTAGTTTACGAATATGAAAATAAACGTTTAGAAAAATATAAAGAAAATCTTAATAAGGGAGTTGAATTATATGCCTTGTAAAATTATGAAAGTTTATGATGGCAGAGATGTTAAGGAGGTCATACGTGACGAGGAAGTTTTTAGATTAGTAAGTGCCGAAACTGTTAAAGGAAAATACTCAATATCTGCTAAATATAATGATGCATTCGTCTTAAAAGAGTTATTTGATTTAGGTGAGGAAGTAGTATTTAATGAATGTGTCGATATAATAGTAGAGTATAGAATCTTATTACAAAAGATGGTCGATGCAGGTGTATCTGCGAAGTCAGCCACTGCTAAAGCTAAAAAAGAAGCTTTCGATATAGTTCAAGCTAGATATATAGATGCTTTAGGCAAAGAAAAGTATCTTCAAATATTCCCTATGGTGGATAAATCTAAAGCTAAGACTACAAAGCAAAGAAGTAAGCAGCAAGTAAGAGAAGTTAAGTCTAAAATTAAAAAAATTAAGGACTTAACTAAAGAGCTTGAACTTCCTCCAGAGGTAACTAAACCTAATGAGGATATAGTTACTCAAATAAATAATGTAATATCTGAAGATGAGACTTTAAAGGCTCTAAAAGATGATAGAGATATAGAAAGTCTTAAACTTGAAAAAGCACAATTAGAAGTTCCAGATGTTGATTTAAATATAGATTTAAGTCTTATTCATAAGGAGGGCAAACCTAATGAAGATGAGAATAGCATATTTAAAAATGAAATGGAAGTATCTAAAGTTCAAGAGGAAAATAAGAAAGATGTACAAGAATTTAATACAGAAGTTTTTATAAAGCCAGTTAAAGAAGAAGTTCCAGTCCTTGATTTTGGTGATGATTTAGAAGATTTCTTCGCTAATGAGGATGGATTATTTTAATGAAGCATAAGTTTACATTAATAACTTTAATTATACTATGTGGAGTGATATTATTCTGTATCACTCCCAAATATAAGGATATAACTATTAGTATAGATGGAACGACTATAGTTACTCAAGCCAAGGAAATGGAAGTCAATGCTAGTGCCTATTATGGGGATACAATTACTTCTACAGGTGCAATTCCCAAGCCATATCATACTTTAGCAGTTGACCCAAAAGTTATTCCCTACGGTTCAAAAGTTTACATTCCTTCGTTCAATAAGATATTCATAGCAGAAGATTGTGGAGGTGCTATAAAAGGTAAAAAGATTGATATATTCTTACCTACTAGAGATGATTGCATCACCTTCGGTAGAAGGGATATAAAGATATTTATTTTAAAATAGGAGGTATTATTATGGAAATGTTATTATGGAATGGAGCTTGGTCGATAGTTAGTTATTTTATAGTTAAAAAAGTTCAAGAAAACCACCCTAATTTAGACGTAAATGAATGGCTATATGTAGCAGGTGCATTTTTAGTTGGTGCATTATGGACTTGGATATACTTAGCATATAAAGTTAGTGAGCATAAAAAATATGGAAAATATTCTAAATAAGGGGTTGATTATATGATGGAATTATTAACTATAGCAGTAGCAGTTGGTGTTTATTTAGGTGTTATAATATTAGTTCCTAAAGTATTTAAAAAGTAGGAGGTATATAATATGGCCGATGATAGAGAAATATTATATAAAATAGAGCAAAATGAAACCAACTTTATGTATATTACAAAGTCTTACTTTAAGGATAAAGAATATTATGATATTCGTAAATACTTTATAAATGAAAAAGGTCAAGAGATAGCTACTAAAAAAGGCTTGACGTTAAATGCAGAAGAGTGGCAAAAAGTATGTACATTAATGCTAGACTTCATCAACTTTGAAGGTACTGAAAAAGTTGAAGAGCCTAAAGCCGAAGATTTTATCTCTAATGAGCCAGATACAAGTACCTTTGATTATAGGTCTTTAGATAGTGTCATCCTATCTGATGGTGACCCATTTAATGATGGCAATTTCCCTTGGTAAAATAATATAAAGGAGATGATATTGTGGTACATTCTTTAATCGAGTTAGCAAATTATTCTGATGGAGTTATCTTAAAATATCAAGCAAATGAAAAAACAGCACTTCTAAGATTTGGTGATGAAGAGAGAATGTATAAATATGAAAATAATGAATGGAAATTAGATGAAGAGTAGGTTCAAACCTACTCTTTTTATCGTTTATAAAGGTGAGGTGATATTATGAGTGTTAGTCCATTAGAGTTGTATCAAATAGCAAGCAAAATCGACGCAGATAAGGTTCATTTAAATAAATATACTTATTTAGGTAATAAGTTCAATTTCCCACATTATAGGATACTTAGCTTAAGAGATGTAATGTTAAATAATATGCATACGAGACTTCCGAAGCATATCTTAAACTTTATAAGCGAGCAGGGTGAAGTTCTACTTATAGCGAATATTATAGCAGGTTATATACCTTTAATACAATTAAGAAGTATACATGGAGATAAGCAGTTTATGGCTATAGGAAGTCAATCCAAATTATTCTACGGTCTAGGTTATTTAGATAATAATTTCAAATATGGCGATTGGGTGGTTATAGTTGAAGGTCTAGCAGATGCCGATATAGGTCGAGGTTTATATCCTAACTTTTTAGCAACTATGACCTCAAAGATAACTCATTCTCAATTCGAAGTTCTTAAGTTATTAACTAATAGAGTTATACTTATAGGCGATAATGATAAGCCAGGCCGAATAGGTACTAAAAATAATCGTAAGAAGTTACAAGAAGCAGGGTTCGATGTTCGCCTAATATTCCAATATGGGGATTTGAAAGATATAGGCGAATTAGGTGATTTACTTCTTAATAATGATGGTTACACCTTTAATACAGCAGTCAAATACTATAAATCTAAAATAGAAAACATTATAAAATAAATTAAAAGACGAGTTCAAGACGAGCTCGTCTTTTCGTTTTATAAGATACAAAATAAAACTTAGGAGGTAAAGCCTTATGAATAAATATACTTTAATAGTTACTAAAAAAGATGGAAGTAAATTCGATATACAATATGATAATTTAGATGCATTAAAAGATGTTGCGAAAAGATATAATAAAAAAGGTCACGATGTACAAATAGTACAACACGTCATAGTTTATGAGGTGACTCAATATGAAAAATAAAAATTTAAGAAATAAAGCGATAGGAGGTGCAGTAGTCGTATCTATGGCGACTACTTCCTCTATCTATACAGTTAATAAAATAAATAATCTAAAGGAAGAAAATAGTAGATTACAAAGTCAAATAGATGTTAATGAAAAGAAAGCAAAAGCCGAAGTTATTGATACTACATTTGAAGATTTAAAAGAAATAAATGAAAAGAATACAAAATTAATAGTATACGAAGCCGAGTCAAAAGGTTATAGCAAGACGATAAAAAATGATGCATTAATAGATATGCAGGCCACATTAAATACTTCATATTCCTATATGGCGACTATAGATTTGAGCACTTCTAAAATAGTACATGCCAAAGGACAATATATGGTCATAGTTGATTTATCTACTATAAAACTAGATACAATCTCTATAGGACCGATGGATATTAAGTACGACTTAAATTGGCTTAATAGATGGAAAGGCAAAACTCAATCCGAACTTACAGGCACTATAATTACTCTAGCAACCGAAGATATTGAGGCTCATGTTAATGATGATTTTAATACTAACTTAAGCCTAATAAAATCTAGAGTTAAATCCAAAATTTATTCTATATATGCAGGCATCCCAGTAGAGGTTATCTTTACAGGAGAAAATAATTAAAATACAAGGAGGCAAGCCCTATGAAAAATATAAAAAATACAGTTGTTATATCTACGATAATGAGTACACTTCTTACATCTCCAGTTCATGCAGATGATTTTATTCGTATTAATGTTGATAATAGTCCAAAAAACGTTCAGGAAGCTCCACAAGACGAAGCAGTTAATGTCTTAAATACTTCTAATAATGAACTAGATATAGTCCTTAGAGTAGGCGAGTTTCCTAATAAATTAGGTAAGAGATTAATCTTACCTAATAAAGCCGAAGGTTACAATGATTTACCTATTCAGTATGATGCAGTTAATGATAATTACTTCATATCTGAATATTACTTTAACTTAAAAATAGCAAAGAAACTTCGTTGGGTACTAGAGCAAAATGGTGTTAATGCTATACTTCAAGATACTACTTGCAAAGCCGAAGACTTAAATGCAGCAGGACGTATTGCTAAAGCTAAAAACCCACCGATATATTTGTCAGTTCATACTAATGCATTTAAGGAAGATTCAAGTGGGTACTTCTTTATGACTAACGGTGATGCAGGCTCTAAAGGTATCGCAGATAGATTAAGTTATTCTATACAAGACAATAACTTAATACCTAAAATGTCAAATAGAATAAATGATGGTTATATAGGTGAAATGAATGTTAAGCCAGGTGAATTTAATATCTTAGGTGAATTCGGATTCTTTAGTAATCCAGAGGAAGCGAAAAAATTAGCCAGTGAAGATTATTGCAACTATGTAGCACGTAAGATGGGTGATGAGTTGAAATTAATATTAGAAGAACTTGGTTATTTAGAAAAATAAGAGTTCACGAGAACGAATTACATCGTTCTCTACATCATAAAATAAAAGGGGTGAAGCCTATGAAATGGAAATATTATTGGTGGAAGTTTAGACAAGAGTTTTTGGGTGGTTGGGAAGTAATTAAAGAGCTTTGGAGTGAAATAGATATAATCGAAGATGTCAAAGCTACTTATAATAGACTAAAAGAGGATGACGAATATGAAGCTTTACAAAACCGTTATCGTAAGAAAGAGATACTACACAAGGGCGATATAATAACTTTTAGAAATCCTCATTGCTATGGCAATGAAATTGTAGCAAAAGTAGTAAATGTCTATAAGAGTTTTTGTTACGATAAAATGGTAGTTGATATAATAGTTCTATCTTCAGCTCTACATGAAAAAGACACTTTATTAGCATTTCCTCAAGATGATATAATGAATAATATTATCCAAATGGGAGGTACTTTTTAATGAATAGTGATTTAGAGTATTTTAATAAAATAGAAGAGATGTTTAATGATAGCAAATTCTGTGATGAAGAAATTGATATTCTATTCCATTACATGTCTTGTCATATTAATAATAGTGTTTATGAATGCATATTCTTAGATGAATATGAAAATATAAGGGGCACTAGAAAGCATAAAGATATTCTAAAAGCAATTAATGATATGTATAATGAATATAAAAATTTATAGGAGGTAACCTTATGAAAACTAAAAAAGAGTATTATGAATTTGCCGATACTGAAGCAAGAGAAATAGCTTTAGCAATGCGACCTTGTTTTGCATCTTATAGTCCTACTTCTTACGTTAAAAGATTCGCCGATAAAAGATATGAAACTTGGGTCTTAACTCTAAAAGATAAAGATATAGTAATACCTTCTGATATACAAGATAAAGTCCATAGAGTATTTGTCTCAACGTTTACTAATGTAATAAAAGATTATATAGAATCGTTACCTAAGACGACTAATCCTTATGTTTTAAAAGTCTTAAATAAAAAGGAGGGCAAATAATATGGTAATACTTAATAGAGATGCATATTGTGATTATTGTGGAGCTTATCTTCCAGATAAAGATGATTTTGTAGAATTTAGACGATATTGTTATTGTGATATAGATTGTTGGGAAAAATACTTAGTGAAAAACTCCATCCGTTATCCTTACGGGGTACTATTCGGTGATGAAATGTATAACTCATTTGACCACCTATATATAGAATGTTACGATGAAACAATTCAGAGATGATAATTTACATCTCTGAATTTTATGTGTATAAGAAAAATAAAAAGCTAAAATAATAAAGACGTAAATATTAGAGGAGGATGATATGCATATGTCAATTAATCCAAGTTTAATAGTGTATATAGATATTATGAATAATACTGAATTACATTTAGAGGTTCTATCGTATGATGACGAATATGTTCACGCATTAGAAGTAGGCAATCCATTTGAATATTCCTTTAATGAATATGGCGATATGGATTTATTACAAAAGTTTACTAAAGACGAAGAGTATAGCGAAGGTGAGTTCTTCCTATACGACGAAGAGTTATACATTGTAGACGATTACTCTTATCACTCAGGGAGTATATTTGCTAGAAAAGTTCATAATGCAGTTTCTATTCCTTTAACGGATGTTGAAATCATCGAAGAATTTGATGATTTCTGTGATTACTATATATCACAAGACAAACTTATTTACAATAAGGAGGTATAGAATGGATAATAATGAATTTTTATTCGAGGGTATGGTTGAACGTATGAATACCGTATCTATTTATAATAAATCACCCTACATCTTATGGGAACAGCACGCTACGGAAAGAATATTTAAGCATAGGGATTTCATAAGTATCGCTCAAATACATTCTCTTAATCCTTCTATTATAGAAGAAGATTTAGTAAGAGAATTAAAGACTAATTATGTAGATATCGAAGTCGAGTGGATGATGGCCAATCCAAAAGTGACGAACACGAAAGTCATGCCACGCTTTCAAGAGGTCAAGTGGGTCATTCGTAAACCCTATAAATTAACCTACTTCGATAACAGGACTAATAAAAAAGAGACCGTTATGATAGAAGCTACTATGCAAGGCTCATACAATACTTTATTTAGTATGAAACATAGAGATGCAGTGAAAAACATATGGTATAACACCGAAGGCGACGCCAATATGAAGTTCGACGCCATTAATAGGTTTTTAGCATCCAAGTCCCCTACATTCAAGTCAGATATTCTCCAAGGTAGATTAGGATTTAATAAGCCTTACCTATTTATAGAAACATTTGTCCTAGCACTTATACATCCGACGAAGTTTCCTATTACATTCTCAGGTGCATCGAAGGACGGCAAGAATGTAAAATGGACGTACTATAACACGACGCCTAAACATATAGATGTTACCTTCTATCAATATATGACTATGTATAAAAAGGCACGAGGTTTAGTTAAAATGAAAGGCTTAATAGACCTAGTTCCAGCGAAAGAAATCAAACAGTTAATAGACGCTAACAAGGAGGAATAATATGAAGTTAGATTTTAATGAAGGTTATAAACTAAAGGGGGTTAATCAAGATTTTTATGAAGAGTGGGGTCTTAAAGATTCCCACTCTTTGATGTTCATCTCCGATGCTAAAATAAAAAACACGAGCCAAGTTATGTATCTTACAGTCAACTTGGCCAACCACGAAGTTCTCCTAATCTATAAATATGTTAAGCTAATGAAAGTGCAATTTGTGAGACTTCTCCACACTCCTATAACGAAGCCACGTAACCTTAGTCTAGAAAATAAAATATTAAAAAGTTTATCGAAGCATCCTCAAGTACAGGAGATAGTAACTTCCGAAGAAGATTATCTACAGCATAAAATAACCATTCCTACTACTCCAGACATCTATGCCGATGACTTTTATGATACTTTAGATGAAGAATTAGTACAAAAGGTTAATAAAGGTAAAAGACGAAGTAAAATTAAATATACTAAGTATAAGGATAGAATCAACTTCCGTAAGGCTAATCAAGACGATTATTTAGATATTATTAACCTTATGCAAACTTGGATGAAGAATAAGGCCGACCGTAATGACCTATTTAATAAGAAAACATTCTCTACAGTAGAAAAGAAATTCCCTATGCTATTACAAGACCCATTCTCGATATATGTTACTACTTTCGACGATGAAATAATAGCATTTGAAGTATTCGCTAGGGAAGGAGATAAGGTAGTTCAGTTAGTTAATCAAGCTCATCCTTCGCCAGAGTGCCTACAGTGGGGCGAAGATTTAAACAAAGAAATATATGCTTATGCTCTAAAATGGCATCACCTTCTAACAATTAATGAGTTTACAAAAGATCCTTCTATACGTTTAATACATTATGAATATGCTAGTAATTTAAAAGGAGGCTTATGGAACTTTAAAAATATGATGTATTCTAGCAAAGTTCATTTAATAAGAATGAAATTTAGGAAGGAGCGATAATATGTTAAGTGATGCCCAAGCTTTAAGATTTATGAGTAGAGAAGAGTTCAATACCTTCCCTACTTCATCGGTATTTGGAATGTCCACACCAGGTTATGCGATAGCGATTAACTCACCTTCTTTAAAATATAAGATATTTAAAGTTAAAGATGATGAAGTACTTGTAATATTTAAGCAGGTTAATATGTTTCAAACTCATTATAAGAGGTTATTAGGTTTCCCAATCTCTAAGAAAGGCGACGTTAAATTAGAAAAGGCTCTATTTAAGAAGTTATGCACCCTTGATGATGTTACGGAAATGCAACTTCTAGAATCTGACGCTATTATACATGGTTTAGATACTTCTAAACTTGAATATGAAAATGTAGAATTTTTCGTTAATCCGAAGGAGCTTTCGCCTACTATGAATGGAAAGTATCGCCAAAGATATCAAATATCTAAGTTTATAGATGATTTGGTATATAGGGACGCGACGTCAGATGATTTTGAGGCCATAATATCTCTACTTAATAGATGGATGTTATTCAAAGACGATTCCGAAGGTGTCCATTCTAAACCTATCTATAAAAATGTGATTAAGAACCCTAATAAGTATCTATTAGGCGACTACACTACAAAAGTTCTCTACTATAAAGACGAGTTATTCGCTTTCAGTGTCAATTATGTAACCGATTCTAAGGTTTATCAAATCACGAATATAGTAGATACCTTCTCCGATACTTTCCCAAAACATCTAGTAAAAGGTGGAAATCGTATACCTTTTTACTATTTAGTTAAGTCATTTGAGGATTATGAATATATTTCCTTTATGGGTAGTATTAATCCGAAGTCAAACGTTTTTAAGAATAAGGAATTAGTATACAAGACTTATGAAAAGTTCTATAGAATAAAATTAAAGAAATAGGAGGAATAAAATATGTATGGAATAAATAGTGAGAATAAAGGTATTATAAACGGTACTGAATGGATGTACCAGTGTCCAGAGTATGTCGAATGGACGCGAGGCTATAATGATTATGAGCATATATTCGCCAAATATAGAGGTATACACGAGGAGTTTCCTAACTATTCAGAACAAAGGAAGAAAGATATAGTAGAAGAATTATTTGAAATATATCGTTCTGTCAATATATTCCCTATAGCATATTACAGTCAATATGGGGTTGAGAAGGCTATTCAGCAGTTATATAATAATCAGGTTTATTATGACGGGAAAGTCCTTCAAAATAAGAGCAACGTTGGATTAAAGCTATGCAAATGGACGCACCCTATTCAACATCAGATAACTAGAAATGATAAAGACCCTAATATGATAGATAAGTTCTATAATGATGAAATTTTAAAGAAAGCAATTAAAGGTTCTATAACTACAAATAAAAGTGCCGACCCAGCTCATATATTAAATTTCTTAACATTAATAGGGTCTACAGCCACTAACTTTAAGCCATTATCAGCTCAAGCTATGGTAGAAAGATACACGCCTTTTAATGGAGTAGTATTCGATTCATCTCAAGGTATAGGTGGTAGAATACTTGGAACTTTAACTTCTCAAAAGAATTTAACATACATTGGTTCTGACCCATGGAAGGAAACAAATATATGTAATGCGAAGCTTGGTCAATATTGTGAGGATGTTTTGGGTAGAAGTAACTCATACAAATTATTCTGTATAGGTTCTGAAAAGATGCGATTATCTAATGAAAATATAGCAGACTTCTCATTCACTTCCCCACCTTATTTTGATTTAGAGCATTATTCTGATGACGCTACTCAATGTTATAATGCCTATCCAGAGATAACGAAGTGGTTCAAGGCATTTTGTGGAATGACTATTAAAAATACTTTTAATATATTAAAACCAGGTGCATTTTACTGTGTAAATATCGCCGATTTTAACTATGGAGGCAAAGTTGTAAACTATGTTAATACATGGAAAAGATTAGCAGAACAAGTAGGATTTGAATATATCCATACGGGTAGAATGCTACTTACTTCTAGAATAGGTGCAGGAGTTTCCAACTCTAAAAGGGATGTTGAAACTACGAAATCTGAACCTATTTTAACATTTAGAAAGCCGTTGGATATGAATAACTTCGGTAATAATGTGAAAATAGATGTAGATTTTTAGAATTATTTCCTTTATAAATTCTATATAGATGTGAGCGACGCGAAATCGCTCACCCATATTTTATGGTTTCCTCCATTCGGAAGTTTTGAGCGGTGAAACTTCCAATTCTCTACATTTTTTATTATTCTCATATTTCATATATATTTTTCATATTCATTCCTCCCTTAATATTATTTTTTAAGAACCTCAAATTTGGGGTTCTTTTTTATTCTTTAAATCGTATAATATATTATAAAATACTTTGGAGGTATTAATATGAATAAAATAATAAATGAAGCAAAGTTATCTATGAAATTAAAAGAAGTTGAATTAAATATTAAGTTGTTAAATTTAGTATGCCAAGATGATAGTCTTAATGATATTTTATTAGAGGATATTAGTTATGATTTAGATGTTCTACTAGATAAAATTGAAAGTTATAAAAATAAATGCAAAAGAGGATAGTTCACTATCCTCTTTTTAATCGTTTAATATAGTAAAGGAGAGTGATGTATAGCATGTTAAGTCAAGAAGCTAGACCTCAGACATTTAGGGAGGTAGCAGGTCAGAAATTAGCTAAAGAATTATTAATTTCTATTGTTAGAAAACCGAATGAATCTCCACGAAGCTTACTCCTAACAGGTGAATATGGTACAGGGAAAACTACTACTTCAAGAATATTCGCTAGGGGATTAAATTGCCCTAATAAAAAGGATTATGAACCTTGTAATAAATCGGATTGTCCTATATGTGGGCAAGATATAAATAGTGCGAGTTTTTATCAAGAATACGATGCGACTATAATAGGTAATGTGGAAACAATAAGGGAGTTGAGGGATACCTTCTATTATAATATTAAAGGGCAGTATAAGGTTATAGTATTTGACGAATGTCATAGTGCATCGAAATCTGCTCAAACAGCTCTTTTAAAGGTTATTGAGGAGGCACCTCAAGGTATATTCTTCTTATTCCCTACTACTCATGCACATCAATTATTGCCTACTATAGTGAGTAGATGTCTTGAAGTTCCTTATAATTTAATACCATCTGATGCCATTATTCCTAACTTATTTCAAGTGGCTTTAAAATATAATTTAGGTCTAGATAAGAATAATGAAGATGACGTTCGCCTAATGACTACTATAGCACATAAATCAGGAGGCCATATGCGAAATGCTCATATGCTTTTAGATAGTCTTCAGTTATTAGGCAAGGATATATTTCTAGAGACTGTTACTTCTATTAGACCAGCTATATGCAAATACTTCTTATCTATACTTAAAAAAGATAAGGACTTATTATTTAACTCGATATCTGAAATGTTGACGCATCCTTTAGCCGATGTTGTATCTGAATTTGATGAAGTTATTCTAAATGTTATGAAGTCTTTAATAGATAAGAATGAAACACCCGAAGGAAAACTTGCCAAAGCCTATGGTATAAACTTTATAAAAATAATGAAAGTTACTCAAGAAAGTTGGTTTAGAAATTCGTTAAGTAACGATATTTCCTTCCAATGTGCATTACTTAGTATCTATCAAATGTTGAATAAATAGGGAGTGATTGAATGGTAGTTCATGAGGATGAATATAAAGTTAATAAGAAATTAAAAAGATTTCCTAAGATACACGAGTTACTAAAGTATGATGAGGCAACTAACACGTATGAAGTTATATGGAACGATAGAAATATCCAGGCCATTACTAACATTGTCAAAACAGTTGTAAATAAACATTTTATGAACCCAGAGATGTATGAGGAGTACATCTCTCATGCATTAACTAAAGTTGTAGATGTTTTAATTTCAGGTGAATTTAATTATAGAGATTATGGCACGACGGCAGGCTTAAAAAATTTCCTCTATACTTGTGCAAGAAATTCTCTAACTGATTATACTTACCATTTTAAAAATTCTAAAAAGGAAGTATTTTATGACTCAATTCCCGAGTCTATCGAACGTGACTCCTTCTTACCATCGCTTTCAGAACACGATATAGACAAGTATCTAAAGTTTTACTTTAATAAGTTTTATCTAGTGCCACAGACGTTCGATAAGTCCGAATTTGTATTCCTTGTAAAAGCAATGGGATATGAAGTCGATGCTCCATTCTCTAAACCTAAAGAAGAAAATATTTATGCTCTAGAAAAGTGCTTGAGTTTATTTTCTAAATATTATTTTAATAGAATGTTATAAGGAGGATACAATGGTAGAGAAAAATAGCGATATTAAAATAGGTTATGTGAGTTTATTAGATATGTCCGATGATGAGTTTAATACCTTATTAGATTACTTCGAATTTAAGAAGAAATCTCCTAGTGTTAGATATTTAGCATCTTTAATAGGGAAGGAAGCTTTTTTAGAGTTAATGGACTTATTTGCATCTGATACGATTAAAATACCTACTAGAGCCGAGTCTATAAAAATATTAAATTATATCTCTATCTATCATTATTTAAAAGATAGAGAATTCTCCGATATGGCCTATCAAAAGGCCAAAGGTCTATATAAAAGAAAAATAGACTCCTTACAGTCTATTGTTAATACTATAGATAACTTAAATGCTATAGATGATTTTGATGATGTAGGTGATGAATTTGAAGAATAACGATTTGGCTAAAATAGAGGCTTGGCTAACAGGTACATCTGATGTTTTGCCTACTGATTTGAAGTTGGCAGTTAAAGACCTTATGACCAAACTTCAATTTTCTCAGGGTTCTCTAATGGTAAGCCAATTAAAAAGAAGTATGAGGTTAATCCAAACTATTAACCTATTAGAGCAGGAGCTTATGTCACCTCAGTATCTCTTAACATTAGATGCTGAGGCCAAAATGGAAATACTTAATTATTGCACGTCTAACCTTAATAAGAATCTAGATTCTATTAATAAGTTTATGACGGCTAATCAGGAGACAATGAATTACATTGACCCTAAGACGAAATCCTTACAAAATCTATTGATGAGTCTATCATCCGATGATATAGATAATTTATTAAATATGTTAGATACAATGAGTGATAATTAGTTCACTCATTGTATTTTAACCGTTATATAATATGTATAAAGAACAAAAGATTGGGGTATAATTAGAGTATTAATTATGGAAAAGGGGGTCTTTATATGGACGATATCTTAAATTCTATTAAAAGAATGTCATCTATGTTTGGATTTAAGCAAATAGGTGACGAAGTATACTTAAGACCTGCGATGAACGGTCTTGGTGAAGTTTACTTATCTTTTTTAGATGAATACTTAATATTTGTTACTGATGATAATTCTCTTCATATGTCTTATGAAGATATAATATACAATATTGAACTTTATAAAGAAAGTCATATGCAAGGATTTAATGAGAGAACTATATTCACTCAAGCATTAGAAATGCTTAAAAAATAATATTAGGAGGTATTCTATGTATACTATAAATGATATTAAGGTTGAATTATTGAATCCAGAGGAAGTTAAAAACTTTATAAAGAACCACGGGATATTTGCATGTCAGTGTTATATGACGCCAGAGAAGTTCGCCGAAAGAGTTGGAATATCTTGTTTAAGAGAAGGACATCGTTCAGGTTCTAGAGGTGATATGTTCAAGTTTAGAATTACTTGCCCTAGATTTTGTGCAGACCAAATAATGAGACATAGTGTTGGTACAGCTATAAATTGTCAATCTCAAAGATATGTAGATATGGATGATAATTTCTCAATATATGTCCCACCTTTCGTTGAAAATAATGAAGTTTTAAGTGACTTCTATAAAATATATGAGGATAATTGTAAGTTAGTTTATGATAAAGTAAGAAATTTAATGACTTCTAAAGGTATCACAGGTGAAACAGCTAATGACTTAATGAGAACTATGTTACCGATAGGAGTTGAGTGCAACTTAACTATGGGATTTACTATTGAAGCCTTAATACATTTTATGGAAAAACGTTTATGTGTAAGAGCCGATGCACCTATTCGCAAAGTAGCCCAATTAATGAGGGAAGCAGTCCTAGCAGTTGAGCCTAGATATGAAGAGTTCTTTATACCACAATGTGAAGCTTTAATGTATTGTCCAGAGAAGCATACTTGTGGTGCTTACCCTTCTAGAGAAGAAGTAGAAAGATTACTTAAATTAGGTAAAGATTGTTGCAAAAATAACCCTTTAGACGAGTTCTGTAATGGTGATTGTTCTAAATGTAATAAATAATAATTAAGGTGAGGAAAATTCCTCACCTTTTTTCGTTCAAATAGGTATCATTTTCCGTATAAAAGTATATAATGAAGTAAATAAATATTTAGGAGGTAATCTCATGGAAAATAAAATGAATGTTTATTATGCTAAAGGTAATATAATAGAAATAGCAGATTGTGATATATTAGCTATAGATAGTAAGGGAAATGCAAATGTTAGAGAAGTTTGTCCTAAGTGTGGAGGCACAGGTGTTCTTCCTTGTTATAGACATATCCAAAATGGAATTTGTTTCAAGTGTGAAGGTGCTAGATATTTTGTAAAAAGTAGAAAATTAAGAACTATGGAAGAAGCTCTTAAGATGCAAGAAAAATATTTAGCTAAAAAGGAAAAAGAACGTCAAGAGTATTTAGCTAAAAGACGTGAAGAGTTTATAGCTAAATATGAAACTTTAACTGATATGTATGTAGTATATAAAAATAGTTATGAAATTAAAGATTATCTAAAAGAATTAGGGTATAAATTTAGTAAGGCATTAAAAGTATGGTACGGACCTATTAAGCCAGATAAAGGGACTTTCGTTTTTATACCTAAAGATGAATTTTATGAAATAGAAGAAAATATAAATGAAATTAATATAAATTACTCTAATATAAATAGATTTATCGATAATGCAGTATTTGAAAATAGTGAATACTTTGGTAAAATAGACGATAAATATACTAAAGAACTAAAAGTTCTTAATGTTAAAATAATAGAAGGCAAGTTCACTACTCACCTTGTTACTCTAACTGATGGCAATTACAAGTTCAGTTGCTTTACAAATGCTTATAAAGTTCTAGATAATATCGAAATAGATAATACTTATAACTTTACATTTACTGTAAAAAGTCACGATACTTATAATAGTGAAAAAATAACTTATATAAAAGGTATAAAATTAGCTTAGAAGGTTCAAATGAACCTTCTTTTTTCGTTCTAATTAATACACTAATTAAGGGAGGCTATAACATGGGAAGATTTGAAATTGACAGAAATAAAGAAGTTCAAGGTATTCTTAAATTATATGCATTAGATTCTGAGGTTCGTACTTTTATAGATGAATTATACTTCGCCAACTATGTGGAGTATAAAGGGAAATTAAGATTAGCTATTCGCCATAATATAGATGCTATAAATGAATTTATAGAAAATAAAGATAATAAGGAGGAATAATTATGCAAATGTATATATACCCAAAATATAATATAGGGCAAAAAGTAAAAGCATATCAAAATCCTATAATAAATGGAAAAATAAGTAGTAGAGCTATAGTTGTTTATGGTGTAGTAAAAGAAATTATAATTGGCAGAGACTTTATTCTTGACCAACTTTACTATATGTATCGACTTGATTCAGGTGAAGTATTTATTGAAAATAATCTACTAGAAAGACGAGATTAGTTCATAAGTATTCTTTTAATCGTTTAACAAGTAAAGAAAGGAGGTTTAAAAGTGGTTATGAAAATTATATTTAGTTTATTTGCATTTTTATTCTTCCTTGTCTTTATTGATGATTATATAAAAATTAATTTCAGGAGGTAACCTTATGATATACAAACCCGAGCTTACAGCTATTCATTCTGAAAGTCCAAGTGAATCTGCTAGAATATTAAGCGAGTTAGCTAATGAGTGTGATAAAGTATTAGATTATGGATGTGGATTTGGTAGAAATATTCAATATATGTTAGAAAATGGATTTACTTACGTTGACGGAACTGATACTTTAGTCCAATTAGATAAGTTACAAACTGAAATCTTTAGTAATGACCTTTACAAATGGGAATTATTTAAGATGCATAGTGTTGAGCTTGAGTTAAGTACCTATTTAACGAGTGAATCTTATGATTATGTATTAAGTTCCTTCGTATTAAATGTAGTTACTGACGAGTGGAAAAGTTACATTTTAGATGATATGAATAGACTTCTTAAACCTAATGGGACATTAATATTAGAAGTTAGAGCTAATGTGAAAGCCAAGTCAAAAGTTCAATTCCATGATGGTTTCCTTATAAGAAAAGGGAAGTCTAAAACTTTCCAAGAAGTTATCTCTAAAGAAAAGATGGCCACTCTAGTTAGGGAGGCAGGATTCGATATAGAAAAGCATATATTTACTTCTAGCAAGCATATAGTTATAGCTAAAAAGATTTTCGATTCTCCGATAGATTGGTTCTAAAATATGAATTAAATCGTACAATGAAGTATAAGTAAATATAAAATTTTAGGAGGTAACCTTATGAAAGATATAAAATGTCCTTGTTGTAATAAGAATATAATTACTGAAAAGAAAATAAAAGATGCAGATAGATGGGATAATTATGGTGGGATATCTTGGTTACTTGTGGGAGGACCTATTGGATATGGTCTTGGGGCATTATGTTTAGGTACTAAAGCCTTTAAAAAGCATATTCAAGATGAAGTAGATGTTAAATGTCCTCATTGTAAAAAGAAAATTACTCTAACTAAAGCACAATGGAAGGAAATTAAGGCTCTAATAAAAGAAGTTCAAACTAATGAAAGACATAAAAAGCAAAATCGTTTATAAAAGTTAGTTCACGAGTACTGAAGTACTCGTTATATAATATAAATAAAATTAAATTTTAGGAGGTATTGCCCTATGAAAAATATAAAATTAAATGATGTTGTTAAAGTTCAAGTAAATGGAAGATTTGTTCAAGGTTATGTTATACAGTTAAATGAAGGCAAGGCATTAGTTCAAGTTCCAGTGTTCTATGGTGATACAAAATTTATCGAAGTTGAGTCTAAAGTTGAAGATTTAATGCCAGTCTTTAAAGATTTTAATGACTGGAAAAAATTTAATGGTAAGTAAAATTAGGGAGTACGAAAATGGATATAAAAACTATAAAAATAGATGAGTATAATAGAAGTAACCAACTAAATATATTAAATATAGTTGGAATGTATATGGTAGAAAATATGTATACAGTAACTTATTTTAAAACTAATGAAGGCCTATATAAATTACAAATAATTAATGATGAAAGTGTTGAACTTTTAATTGAATATTCGGAACAAGACCGAATATTCAATATTTATGATATAAACTTTAAAGATAAAGAATTATTAGTCGATATAGAAGATATAATAGATAGAGAATTCGATTTGGATAGTTGGGATTAACTTCTCAACTATCTTTATGTATAATAAGCGAAGACGAAGGTGAACTTAATAGTTCACCTTTTTAATGCCTTTCGTTCATATAAGCATAAGGAGTGATAATATGAAAAAGAAGTTAATCTTAATAACTATACTATGGCATATAATTCTCTTCATATTCTGTTACTACACTGGAAAGTTATTCCTATTCTTTATTAAATTAGCTTTTAAGATGATACAATTAGCCATATTAAGTAGATTTATCGAAGTTATATAGGGGGGAAGTTATATGAAGACTATACTATTTATACTTGAGGCAATATTATCGATGTTAATAGCAGGTATTATTTCTTTTATAGTTGCTCTTGTACTTTATGCGATATTATATAATGGAGGTTTATTCCTATGATGCAATTATATTTCCTAATGATTCTCAAATTCATATTCGATGTGTTCATAACTTTCCTTTTATTCGTTCTAAATACAATACTTACAGTTACAATATGCATCGGATTTGTTGGATTCTTCTATCAAGTATACAAACTATTTAAGAGGGAGTGATATTATGATAAGAGCTATTAAAGATGCAATTAAGTTCGTATCTAAGATAATTCTTAATATATTTATGTTCATTCTAGCATTATTCAGTCTGATAGGTTCTTTAGCACTTGGAATAATCATCCCAGTCCTTGTTGTGATAATACTTGGATGCATTGTATTTGAATTACTATTCTAAACTCAAATCGATTCTAGAACTTCCCAAGATAATTTTCAAACTCAAGCAAATCACGAGGATATGACGTTCACCTATTAAAAATTCCAAATAAAAATAAGGAGGCAAACCCTATGAGGATAATTAAGAAAAAAGGTCAATTATCTATCCAAAAGGAGTTGCACGAAGAGTGCAATTCTCCTTCATCTAGTAGTAACAGTATAAACAGTCATAATAACAATCATAGTAAGAACAGTAATAAGAGTGATAGTGTCAATTCTAGTAAGAAAGCCAATACTACTAAGAACTTTGATAAGATATTCGGTAAGGTAAGAGGGAATGAGGAGTTTGAAATGCTTATGAGAGACCAGGGGGATGCGATTTTGAGGACGAAAGGAGCCTTGATGTATAGGAATAAAGGGAAGATGTCCGATAATGATTTAGAGTCTGCTATTAATATGGGTCTATTTGTTGCATTCCAAAAGTTCGACCCTTCACGAGGATATTCATTTGCGACGTTCTTCGGTAAGGTAGCTATCAATGAGATTAAGCAGAACTACAGGGACTTTAAGAGATTTAATGGGTCTTATACCACTCATTCAGGAAATACGAGGGTGAATGTGAGTTATGATGTCGATAGTGAGGATATCATAAGTGCAATAAATCTTCTAACTTCTAGAGTTGACGATACTGATGCTATATGTGAAGCCAAGGATGTCTTATCTTTAGTAGACGAGCTTTTAAAAGAATTAAATGACGATAGGTTCACTCAAATTATACCTTACGTTCAATTAGAGTATAAGACGAAGGATATAGCCGAGGAGCTTGGGGTAAGACCACCTCAAGTATCTAAAGCTAAGAAAAGATTTGCAACTTTATTCTTTGATAAATACCCAGAGTTAAAAGAATATATTGAAAGCTTATAAGTGTTTAAATGAGGTAAAGCTAAAGGTGAGAAGGCCAAGCAAATAAATGAGAATATAATTATAATTCGGAGGGAAGTCCTATGAATGATATAAAAAAGGGTGATATACTATTTGTAAACTTTGGTGAGCAAGAAGGTAGTGTCCAAAAGGGAAAAAGATATGCTATAGTAGTGAGCAATAATGTAGGTAATAAATACAGCACGACTATAATGGTAGTACCAACCACGACTAAGAAGAAAGCTAATCTCCCTACACATTTTAATACTACTATTGAAAGGGATAGCACTATACTATGTGAGAATATAATGACTATATCTAAAGACCAAGTCATTAGGAAGTATAATACTTTAAGCAATGACGATATTAAGAAGCTTAATCATTGCTTAAAGGTAGCGATGACTTTATAAAATAAAGTCATCCCCAAGTACATAGCCCTATGAGTCTAATAACATAAATACATAGGGCATATAATATAATAAAGTTATTCAAGAGATAGCTTAACAAATTAAAGTTGGAGGTAATTAAATATGATATATACTAATAATCTACATGAACAAATATGCGACCATAATTCGGAGTTCCGTAACTTGGCCAATACGATATCTTGGTTGACTGATGGTTGTCCTTATATGGTGGCCGAGTTCGACCTATTACAAGCTTTTATTTCTAAAGACTATAATCGTATAAGGGAAGAAATAACTCCCTTCTTTTTTAGCGATGATAAGTTTATGGATGAAATAACAGATATGTTTAATAAGGTACTAGAGGCAGAGATGGAAATAGTCTATGAAAACATTATGCAGGACTTAGTTGTCGAGCTTTCGGAAGATGGTACTAAGGTAGAAGTCAAGAAGTGGACTGACGAATATATGGAAGACGAAGCCGAGGCAGAGTTTGAGGAGGGTGATGAATAATGTGGTTCATAATATTATGTATTCTTATTATGTTTGGTTTATTTATCCTAACTGATAAAATGGATTAATAAATTATCAAGAATAGGTTCACGAATATGAACCTATTCGTTCTATAAGATACAAATAAATATGAGGAGGCATATGTTATGAGAGGAGAGTTCATGATTAGTGCATTAGTATTCTTGGTAGGTTGTTTTACAGGGGCAAAAGTTCAAGCTTATGTAAGAGCAGGCAAAGATAAAAAGGAGGGAAAATAATATGGAATATTTTGAATTAGTTATGATTTCACTTATACTTGCAGGATGTGGTGGCCTACTTGGTTACTTATTCGCCGACCTAAAGTATCAAATAGACTTACTTGAAGCTAGTAGAGAAGATGCTAAAGTATATTATGATGAGGAGGAAGAAGAATAATGACTTGGCAGACAGCTTTAATGTTGACAATTGTAATTACTTTAGCGACTACAAGTTCTGTCCTAATATATACCGATATAAAATCGAAGGAGTTTGATGAAGATGAGGATGAATAATTCTCATCTTTTTTCACGAAAGCAGTAATCATTTCAAGAAAATATAATACAATATAAGTATAGAAGGAAAACTAGTAAAAACCAGTGAGGAAGAGTCACGTAAATCGTTAGTGGGAAAGTAACCACTCTAAAAAGTTCCCCACGCAAGTGGGCTATACATAGCAGTACAAATTAAATATTAGGAGGTAGACTCTATGTTAAATAAAATAAAAAATTTAGTACCTAGTAAATATGTGAAATTTGAAGAGGCATACGATAAATACGGATACGAAGATATGGTTATAGTTAATCTAGTAAAAGAAGATAGTTATTTCCTTCTAGCTTATGACGATGAAGATTATTTCCACCTTATAGATGAGGTACATTGTATGGCATGGTATACTAAGGACATAAAAGAAGTTGCACAATGGATTGAAAATTATTTATAAGTGTAACCTTTTCAAGAAAATATAATACAATAGAAGTATAATAATAAATATAATTTTAGGAGGTAATCTCTATGAAAAAGCTAAGTCCAGAATTATACCTATATAAAGGAGTTGAAGTTCATAAGCTATCTAGTGGAAATTATGAAGCTTTAGTTTATGTTAATGACTATAGACTTCCACTTAAAGTTATAGGAGCTACTCAAGCGAGCTTTAAGAAGATATTTAATAAGGTAGTAAAAGACAATGGTGGATTAAAGGAGGCGAAATAATATGATTTATTTCATTCTTCTAGCTATTCTGATAATCGATATTAAGTTTATGATATTAAATAACCTTAACTAAGATGGACGCAAGTCCATCTTTTTAATTGAAAATTTTTCGAAAAATAGGTATCTTTTCAAGAAAGCAACGTATAATAGAAGTATAATAAGTTATAATAAAATTTTAGGAGGTAGCCCTATGAAAATAAAATTCCATTTAGATTCTACTGAAAGAAAATATGTATGTGAGTTCTTATTAAATGTTAATAGAGATAAGATAAAAGCTATTATCGAAAATTATAGACAATACAAATATGATGGCAATACTACTTTTAATAATCTTGATATAGATGAAGTATTTGCAGGAGTTGTTGATATGGCAACTCATATGATAAGCGAAAAAGAAATAGTCAAGGCTCCAGTTGATACTACTTTAGCTTTTTATTATTGGTTAGGTGCACAATGTATAGATGATACGTTCTACATTTTAGGATGCGAACGTGATAATAAAGCAGTAGCCATCGATAGAGCTATGGGTAATCTATATGGCGACCTAGACCAAGCTTTAGAAGCATATAGCTTTGGTTATACTAACTATTAGAGCGAGTTCAATACTCGCTCTTTTTTCGTTTATATGATTAAGCTAAAGGAGGCGATGTAATGAAATTTAATCTTGGGGATGTTGTTAAGATAGCACGTGAAGAATTATTTATGTCAGGATGTTATGGTACAATCATAGGTACTATAGAGGAAACAAGAGAATATATCGTTGGGTTCTATATGGTAGACGATGATGGAGTCGTAACTTTATATGATGAATTCTTCTACTATGAAAACGAATTGGAGTTGAAAAAATGAATATAGATTTAAACTATAGGGAGATACAAATGATACTCGAGGCACTTGATGCACACTTATGCGACTTATATGCTAGTCAAGATATCTATTCTGATAATGAAAAGGTTTTATTTCTACTTAACGAATCTATCGATGGGATAAATCGATTAAGAGCCAAATTACAAGGGAGGGAATAATATGAGAGTGAAGCTAGACCTTATGAGGTTAGATAGTTTTGAGCCCGTACAAGAAACCTTCGAAAGATTAGGTGCGAGGCATATCCACGATATCTGTATCTTAAAAAACAATAAGGAAATCGATAGGGAAGCAGTATATAGAGCTACAACTCAAATAGCAAGGCATTTGGATGTAGGTATACTAGAGTTCCTTATGCCAGAGGATGATGTGAAAGCCTTGAAGGAATGGTTAGGCATCCAAGCTATGATAGAGACTTATTACTTAGTAACTGAACTAGATTTAGAATATCCTATAACGACTATCGACCGAGCTTTATTTGATTTATTCTATAATTTATCAGTCGAATTAGGGGAGGTGTAAAATGAGAATATTAGAATTAAATAACCTAAAAGTAAATGAAGTAATTAGAGGTTATGCTCTAATTACTTCTTATTCAGTTGCAAGTTATGGCAACCAAGGTAAGTCTAGAGCATTAGGCTCATTACAAACGAAGGATAAGTCCATCGAGTGGACGGCATTCGATACTAAGGTAGTCGAATATTTTTCTAGTATGGAGATAAATAATATACTATGTATAGACGCAAAAGTGAGCGAGTATAATGGGAAGTTATCTCTAGTAATTAATAAGATAGATTTCGAGCCTACTACTTTAACTAAATATGATTTTATGAAGTCAGTTGAAGTTGGTAGCCTATGTCAAGGTTTACTATATGGAGTTCAGCAGCATCTATCTCCTAATTATCAAAGAGTATTCTCCGTTCTATTAAGGGACTATAGAAAGGAATACACTCGTACTTATGCAGGAGCGAAGTATCACGATGCACTTATTGGTGGTCTACTTAATCACTCATATAAGATGTTTAGAATAGCTTTAATACTTCTAGATAATGACCCACGATTAGAACCTTTTAAAGACGAGCTTTTACTCGGTACTTTAATACACGACTTTGGTAAGGTTATCGAGCTTAATATAAATAAGTACACTAAGAACTCCTTCGTTACTCATAGAACGTTAGGCATTGAAATATTAGCTTTAAGAAGGGATGAGATAGTCCCATGTATAGGCGAAGATGCATATTACAGGTTGTTGGCCATAGTCCAAGGTCATCACGGGGAGCAGTGGGGAGATGCACCGACTACTATGATTACCCAAGTAGTACATTATATTGACCTTCTAGAAAGTCAAACTACAGGTTTCCTTGATATCATCGAGAACGAAGCATACCAAGTCCAAGATAATGGCAATAAAGTAATCAAGCATGGAGGGAATAACTTAGTAATTTAGTTCATGTATCTAAAGAAAAACGTTTTATATAATAAGTAAATAAGCTAAAGGAGATGATTACAGCAGAACCGTTAAAGAGGGTTACTAAAGAAGTTGATATAAGAGATAAATATTGGAAGATAGCCGAAGATATTTGGTGCATAATATTTTGGGCAGGTGTCATAGGATACTTCTTTTTTAAATAATTTAATATTTAGAGGTAGCTTTATGAATAAAAAATTAAGAACTTTATTATTAGCAGGATTACTTACTTTAGGGATGAGTACCATAGCATTTGCAAATGAAAGCGAATTGCCAGCAGTTTCTACATCTACGATTACTCATCCAAAATTCGAAGATGGCAAAAGAGTTGTAGAACTTCAAGGTGGACTTATTATAGTTGATATGACGGAAAAAGAAAATGGCGAGTATGATATAGTAGTAAAATGGAAAGGTGAAAGCATAAAAAATCTTAGGTGTTAAATCTATTTATGAAAAAGGAACTATAGACCATACGAACTACTTTGAAGAGTTATATCATTGTAATACATTAGGACAAGAAGGCGAGTTCGTCTTTGGCAAAGTTCTAGGTGGTGGACAAGGATTCTCAGGACCTCTTGGTAAGTTAGTTGAAGTTGAAATTACTTTTGAAAATCTTACTAAAGGTGGCAACCCAACAGACCCTAAAGAGCCAGATGAAGAAATAGACGACCCAGCTACAGGTGACGCGACTACTATAGGGTTCTTAGTTGCAGGAGCATTAGCCACTTTAGGATTATGCACATTAAAGAAAGATGAAGAATAAGCCAGTCTTGGAATATAGACAACAAATATTGAAAGTCCTATAATAAGGACAACAAATAAGGTATAAGAGGTGAGTTCATTACTCACCTCTTTTTTCGTTCTTCTAAATAAAAAGGTGATTATATGAATAAGAAAGTTAGAAAATTAATCTCAAATTTATTAGTAGCAACCTTGAGTATATCTGCTTGGGAATTAGGCAAGAAGCAATATGGTTATTTGGAAAACCGTAAGACTTATTCTACTATACAAAAGCAAAAGGATAATACAGGTGATGTTCAAGCTTATCTAAAGGAGCATAATTTCGATTGGATACAAGTTACGGGTACAGCTATCGACTATACTCTTATGGTAGCAGAAGATAATAACTATTATCTAACCCACGACTATAAAGGTGAGTCAAGCTCAGGTGGTGCTATTTATTATGACGCCAGTGATGTCCCTTACAACGGAAGCAATACTGTCATATTTGGCCATTCTATGAGGGATGGTTCTATGTTTAATAACTTACATTACTTCCAAAAGGACCATAAGCGATTCCAAGAATCCGTTCTAACTATAAGCACGGCCGAAGGTGAAACTAAATACTACCCATTAGCATATTATGTTACTCAAGATAATTTTTTCCATAAGGATGTTGATAATATGCCGATAGACGAAGCTCTAAAGGTAATCGAAAGGGATACTAACTATTATATAAAGGATACAAACTATTCATCCGACTCTCATATAATAGTCCTTTATACTTGTGACTATAGCATAGAAGATGGTCGATTAATAGTATTCTACATTTCTAAATAGGAGGTACTTTTATGATTAATATCCTACTTTCGACGTATAACTTTAATAGTGAGGATTGCTTTCCTCTTTTAAAATACATTCTAGAACCAGGGATGCAAGTTTGTATTCTCCCATATTCGCATGATGAAGTTTTGTATAGTGATTATGATAAGTTCGATTGGGTCTACGATTATGATGACCCTTCTAGCGATTATCATGCTATAGCAAGAGCCTACAAAGATTATGGCATAGAAAAAATTCGTATAGTACACCCAAAAGATAATCTATCTATGATAGAGGATAAGATTAGGAAGTCCGATATATTATTCTTTACAGGGGGCAACCCAGTTCAAGCTATGGAACGAATGGAGCCCATTATTCCTATATTAAAAGACTATGACGGCATAGTGATGGGAGCCAGTGCAGGTGCTATGGTTCAAGTAAAAGAGTTTGTTATAGACGGCGAAGGATATCCTTATTCCTACTATAAGGGATTAGGATTTATCAAGTACGATATGGATGTGATTGTCCACTATAATGCCGACCCACATCTAAAATCTATTATAAGAAGAAGCTTAGATGAACGACCTCTAACTAAAATATATGCGATAAAAGATGGTGAATGTTTAATAATTTATTAGTTCACTATTACATGAAGTATCGTTTTAATCAGTGTAAGATAAATAAAATACTAGGAGGTAAACTCTATGAATATAAATGAGGTATTAAAAAATAAGATGCTTAATAACTTTAAATATTATAAAGCTAAATATAATAAAACTTTCAAGAATATGCTTAACTACTCTTTAACTGACCCAAATAATATGGTCGGAGGTTTATGTAGATATGTAGCTAGAGAAGATAAGTGGTTACTGACTACAATATTTGAAAGTTGCAATGCCGATTATTCAGGAGTACCCGAAGTTCTTATTATGCAGTACAAAGATTATTTCCCTAACGAAATAATCAAGCTAGTTGAAGAAAGGTTAGCATTTTGGAATATAGACCCAAATAAATATATGGAGGTTAAATAGTATGAGACATCTAAGTATAGGCACTACAGTTGTTACTAAAGAAAGATTTGAAGTCAGTCCCGTTGAATACCTTAACGAGGGTCTAATAGGGGAAATTATAGATGAAACTTTCCCTTATTACTACCTTGTTAAATTTGATTTTGGAGCTTATTGGATAGATGAGATACACTTAGTGGAGGTGATATAGTGAAGAAGTTCTTTATAGAATTAAAATGGCAAATAGCTAAATGGAGAATGAAAAGAAAAATGATGAGATAGGAGTTGATTAGATGTTACCAAGTACTAAAGCTAGAATAGTGACTTCTTTGATGAGAGTAGCTAATAACGGGTATAAAAAGCATAAGTATAATAAAGAAAACGAAGTTAAGTACACGCCACCCAAACCTACTGAAAATAACGAGTCACCTTTAGACGTGGTAATAGGATTCTTTTTCGCTATTATAGTATTATTTTTATTAGCTTTAGCAAATTAAATATGGGAGGTAATTTTTATGAAAGCAAAATTAATAAAAGAACTACACGAGATAGGGGTATATAGAGACTTAGTTACTAAAAGAAAATTAGAATGTATGAAGGTAGCAGAATTATTAAACCTAAAAGCATTCGTTGAAGAGGAAAAAGCTAGAGGAGTAGTATTCGCTAGAAAGCAAGAAGAATATATCTTTGTTAAGCCAGTTACTAAGCAAGAAAAAATAGCTAATAAAGGTAAAAAGAAAAGATAATCAAGCCCTTCTCATCGAGTTGGCGATGACGAGTCTTGATTTTAAAACACCTCTCCTAGAGTCGACTGGGACGGGTGTTTTATTTATGTAAAGGAGGTAATATTATGCAATACGACCCACATAATTCGTATGAATATAATGGTAACTTATTCACGAAATATTTCTTAATCGAGCTTTATGTCCTAGACCATTTAGGTCGACCATATAATCCTTGTGGAAGTGATTACACGATACTGTATGACGACTTAAAGACCTTGACGGGAGTTCTTAATAGGTTAAAAAGGCTCACACCTTTCGATAAGATGCCGATGGAGGTAATCGGATTTAAAATATTCTCTTATACTAACATCTATAATAGAGATGATTATACTAAATATGTAGATACTATAGAACCTTTTAACCGATACGATAATATATATGGCTCTATACTAAAAGCCCAATATGAGCATTATAAAAAAGGACAATGGAAAATTTCTGAAGAAAAATTATAAAAATTAGTAATCATTTCAAGATATAATCGTATAATAGAAGTATAAGAAGGTTAATTAAATAAGTAATCAAGTTTAGGTAGGACTTCAAGTCAAGTCCATAGATTTCCTCTAGGGTGTATGATTACTTATTACCTTCTTAAGTTGAAGGCGACCTACTTGTCTAGGTCAGAGATTACCCTAGAGGACGTAAGAAAAAAAGTTCAAAAGTTGGTATCAAATTTAAGATATCAACGTATAATAAGAGTATAGAAGTTAAAAATTAAATATTTCAGGAGGTAAACCCTATGAAAACTATAGTTGAATTAAAAAATGATATGATGGAAGTATTCGAACCTATGACTAAGGAAGAAGTTGAAATGTTATGTGGTGACGACTTCGGTAAGTTATTAACTATAGAAGCAAATACTACTTACCTTGAAAATGAAAGAGTTATAGTAGTTGCCGATGGTACTTTCTACAACTTAAATAGAAACGATTTTAATAAGTTCAGAATAAATACTCTTGAAGGTAGATGTTTCACTTATACTGATTATAAAATGCACAATAATCTAGATGACGCTTTCGAATTCTTAGGTTCTGCAGGTGAAAATGTAGTTGTAATAACTAGAAATTTATTCCAAGATGAAGATGGCGATTTTACTGAATTAGTTTACTACACTACTACACTTGAGGGATAAATAAATGAAATAATTAGTTCACTTTTAAGTAGCTAAAACGTATATAATATTATAGGGCAGGGTGGTCGATTTAGATTCACCCGTAAGTCCCACCTAATAGATAGTACACACGAAGCCTATACCATCCTCGAGTTGATGAGGGTGGCAAGCTGAATAAGGGTGTGGCATATAAAGTGGGCAGGGAGTCGATTTAGATTTACCCGTAAGTCCCACACATAATTGATAGTACCTTCCACGCCTATGCATCGCACGCGGAACAGGGAGAAGGTCGATAGATTTTGGATAGTATGGGATAGCCGATTTAGGTAAGTCCCATCATAAGGGTGGAGCCGATTTAGGTGTACCACCCGTACATATTACAAGTTAATATGAATTTATTTTAGGAGGTAAGTCCTTATGAAAAATATAGTTGATTTAAGAAATGATATGTATGAAGTATTTGAACCTATAACTATGGAAGATTATTATAATCTAAATGTTAAAGACCTTGGAGCTTTAGTTACAGTTGAAACTAATGCAGGAAAATCTTTCCTTGAAAATGAAAGATTAGTAGTTATGGTAGGTAATAAAACTTATAATCTTAATAGGGATGATTTTACTCACTTTAGAATAAATGCTTGTGAAGGTAGATACTTTACTTATACAGGGCATAAGTTGTTCAAAACTTTATTTGATGCCGTTCAATACGGGGAAGTTCTTAGAAATGAAGTTGTTGTTATAACTAGAAATATCTTCCAAGATGAAGATGGTGATTTTACTGATGTTTGGTATTGTGCTTGTACTTTAGAAGCTTAATCTCAAGTAAATAAAACGGGTTGAGAAACTATCAACTCGTACCTTTAATAAAATATATTATATGGAGGTAAGCCCTTATGGAAAATAAAACTATATTTGAATGTTTAAAAGAAGCTTGTTCACGCTCTACTCTAAATATGTTAGATATTAACCCAAATTATTTCTTTGGTGAAGTTGTACCTTACCCAATTCCATTCGACGATGGCGATATACTTGATTATATAAGTTCTTTAACTGATGGATTTATGGAATCTGAATATAAGATGGTTCTTTATAACGGCACAGTAACTAAGCTAGATATTGATATGCAGGATTGTATGATTGATACTGAGGATATCGAATGTTATCCTTTAGCGATATTAGAGTCTTATGAAGAAATGGTTCGCTTATGTTATAGCCAAGGTCAAAAGGACTTCGTCTACTTAATATCTAAAGATTACGACGCTAATGATGATACTACAACTTATAGCCTATCTAGATTATTAAAGATAAAATAGAAGCCCTTCAGGGGCTTTTTATTTTACTCAAATTTACATAGTTCATCATTCCCACTTCTTTCGTTTAGTATACCAATAAAATAAAAAAGGAGTGAATCTTATGAACCTAGATATTGAGTTTCTTTATCACGATATGATGAAATATATTACTTACTTTAAAGCTAAATACCCATCTATACCACTAGATGATTTAGAGGACGAACTAAGATGGAGCTTTTTTAAGACGTATAGAGTATTTGATGAATCCAAAGGTGTCTTATTCAAAACTTTGTTCTTTAATATAGCTAATAATGGATGCAAATGCATTTTGAGGTATCGTTCTAATAGGAAGGGATTACTAGATGCCAAGTCTTTAGATTATATTAATGACGAAGGTGATACGTTCTCCGAATATTATGATTATATGATAGTTACTAATAATGGTGATGAGGATAGACTCTTAAGTATTAATATATTAGAGTCTTTAGCTAAATTCACCGAGACATTACCACGAAGTCAAAAAAGAGTTATGGAGTTGTATCTAGCAGGTTATTCAAATGGAGAAATAAGCGATATGTTAAATCTACAGCATAACAACGTGAGCACGCAAAAGGCCAGTGTCTTGAAGAAGTTTGTTAAGCAGTACAAGGATGAGTTCCCTATGCTTAGAGAACATAGAACTTCCAGAAATATAATAAATAGATTAGAAAAGTAATTAGGAGGAAAATACTATGATGAAAAAATTAGAAGCTTTAATGAAGGAAAATAAAAGGGTATACTTAGAGGTAAATGATAATCAAGTTGTCATCCACGTCAAAACTAAAGGAAGAGACTTTGGACGTATAAAAGGTTATAAACCAGTTGAAGTTGTTACTAGCCCTATTGAAATAGATGAGCTTGTTAACATATTAAGAAATAATTACTTAGTAAACTACCTTGAAAAAGGAAGTAATATATTATTGATAAGAAATTTTAAAAATATGGTATCTTTTCAAGAAAATAACGTATAATAGAAGTATAGAAAGTTAAATAAAAAATTAAATATATGGAGGTAAACCCTATGAGATATGAAAGTATAAAAGAGTTTAACTATAGAATAATAAGTGAGGACTTTATGGAAAATCGTTACCCTATAGTAAAATACTTTAACTTCATTAATAATAAGGACTTAGATGGCAAGTTAGTTCGTAACTCTAAGCTAGATAGAAATAGAGAGCCATGGAGAGTTTGGGTAGAAGATACTGTAGTTGGTTATCGCCATAATTTAAATTTCGATTCCAAATTCGAAATGCTTAACTTCCTAATAATGCTAACTGAAAATAATACTTTAAAAGTCCTTGGTTACTCTACTATAAAAGAAAAAAATTGTGATAGTTATACTTTAATAGATTAGGAACTGATTTTCAGTTCCTTTTTTATTTGTATATCGTTCTATAATAAAGGAGGTTATAGTATGCGAATAGTTATGAGAGATAATTACAAGAGACAAAAGGACGTGCTTATAGCCGAAGTATACGATAAATGTATAGCTATTAACTTATGCAGGATGTTAAATGCTAATGCACGACTTAATGGTTCACATTATTACTATCAAATAGTATCTGATAAACATAAGGTAGGTGAATAAAATGGAAGATGAAATGATAACTATATTAAATGATTTAGTAACTTTAGCTAATAAAAATAAATGCATCCTAATAAAACTAAATATAGATTTACATCAGGATTTAGTTCAAGCAGAGATGTATCATTATAGAACTGGCGAAAAATTCGTTTTACATTATAATGGAGCCGAATGGAAAAATAGTTAGTTCACGAATAGCGACTACTTCGTTCTATACTTCAGAAATAAAATTTAATATATGGAGGTATGCCCTATGTTATTAAATTTAAAATTAGTTAATGTGATTGAACTAATGGAAGCGAATAATGTTGACGAAGTTAATTATGGATTTATTGGTTTACCTTTTACTGATGCAGGTTTGTCTCATATTATGCAAGAGTTAGGAGTTGATGTCCCTTCTGATTTAGGCATAGTTGAATTTCAATCTGATTGTTTAAATATTGACGTATGTGGTGATGACGATATAATTCTTCTAAACGAAATGATTAAGTATATAGATGAAGAATTAAATTATGCCGAAGATTATTGCTCTATGTTAGACGAAATAAATGAAGCTTTAGAGTCAGGTATTCTTAATATGTGGGACTTTTAGTAGTAAAGGGAACGATTTTTCGTTCCCTTGAAATTTTTCGAAAAAATTTTTAAAATATGGTATCTTTTCAAGATAATTTAATACAATATAGTATAAATAAAAAATATTAAAAACTTGGAGGTAAACCCTATGTTAAATAATATAATAGAATATGTTATAAGTGTTGGATTAACTATGAAGGATGCAGACTACTATATAAATAACGGTTATACTTTCGAAGATACTGTAAATGCTATAGAGGAAGTAAATAATAACTTTATGGATTTCGATTTCGACGAGTTTTAAAACTCGTCTTTTTTAATGCTTAAAATCTAAGGTATATAAAAGGTCGTTAAATAGTTAGTAAAACCCGTAAAACCTTTTTAATTAGCTTTTACGGGTTTTCTGTAATTATCTATTCTAAAAATATTTAAAAAATATTTCTAAAAAATAGGTATCTTTTTTATAAAAATGTATATAATATAGTATATAAAACTTAATAAAACTTTTAATAATAATCTAACCCGTTAAAATAATGTGGTTAGGTGGTTAAGGAAAAAAGTTTAAAAAGTTTTATAAAAAGTGTAATCTTTTCAAGAAAATGTAATATAATAGAAGTATAAAAGGTAATAAGTTTTAAGGTACTTTGATAATTAAATAAAATATAAAATTTTAGGAGGAATTGCCCTATGTTAAATAATATGATAATTGATAAAATAGTTGAGTTTGGATTTGGAAAATATATCGATAATATAGGATATAACGTTATGGAAATGCCTTTCGATGTATATAAAGCTAAAATAGATAAAGTTGGTGCATTCTTACTAGCAGTCCCAGGTTTAAGAGTTATAACTGTAAACGAATACGGTGACGAAATAAAAACTTTCGAAGAAGCTAAAAATTATAAAGACGACGAATTATTAGTAGTATTCTACGACCCTAAATATTGGGAAGAAAACGGACTTATATAAGTCCGTTTTTTATTTGCCTTAAAATTATACCTAAAGCTAAATAAAAAGGTTCACAACGGGCGAATTCTTCGTTATATAGTGTAAATATTAATATATGGAGGTATACTCTATGTTAAATAAAAAAGAATTAAAAGATACTTTAAGTTCTATAATAACGAAAAATTCTGTATTTGTTTGTATTGGTACTACACGAGCTTTATTCGATGCATTTGCTCCTTGGCATGGAGATTACCTAAAAGCTAAAGGGATACCCGTTTATGGGACTTCTGATAAAAATGTAAATGCTTTGACGATGTACTCTAGCTTAAATAAAATCTATAATAAAGATAAAGTACCTATGGATAATATAATCGCTATAGATTCAGCCGTAACCTATACGGAAGAAAAGAAAAATAAAATGGAAGTTCGTATCGATGCACCGATATATCCAGGTGCAGGTGTTGGGAAGCAATTTCCGACGATAGGAAAGCATTCTATAGTGATGTATACTTTAACTAAAGACGAAGTTAATGATGTAATGAATGGGTATAAAGGTGGATTTGGTACTTTAACTGACATCGCCGATGTCGAAAAGATTATGGACAATGCAAAAATGTTAGCCGATATAATTGAAGAAATTTATTTAGAAAAAGGTGGAAAGTTAGTTCACGAATAAGAAGTTCTTCGTTCTAGTAAGTATAAATAAAATCTAAAATTCAGGAGGTAGTCCTTATGATGATATTAAAAAGAGATATGAATTTATTTGTTGAGGAAGTAATAGAAAATAATCTTAATGAATTAGTTGCCCTTGATAAATGCGAAGAATTAAATGAAGCTAATAAAGAAGATGGAGTTTACTATATGGTAACTACTGATGATTATGTAGTATTTAATAGGAAGTAGAGGAAAAAAATTCCTCTACTTTTTTCACGAAAAAGTGTAAACATTTTTATTATTCTTAATACAATATAGTATAAATAAAAAATATTAAAATTTAGGGGGATATCTTATATGTTAAATTTATTTGCTATAGGAGCTTTAGTTAGTATATATTTAGTTGGTAAAAATACTGAAAACGGTGAGCAAGTTGATAATAAAGCCAAAAACGAAGATGCTACTTATGAGTATTGGAAAGATTTATCTTACGAAGATCAATTTACTTATTTCTCTACTAATGAATATTTAAAAGATTATATGAAGAATGATTATTATAGTACTAATAGAGAATTGACTGCACGCCACGTGCAGGCGATAGCAGATAAGTTAAATAGAGAATTTACTAATAAATATAATAGATATTAAGACGAGTTTACACTCGTCTTTTTATTCGTTTATAAGGATAATAAAACTAAAGGGAGTTGATAATATGTTAGAAGGTATACTTGGTTTAGTAGGTCTTGGATTTTGTGTATTTGCAAAGTTAGCCGAAAATGATTTTGATGTAGAAAAGATTATGGATGACGAAATTAAAAAGCAAGATGAGGCTATCGAAAGAAAATTTAAAGAATTCGAAAAAAATTCAAGAAAATAGGTATCTTTTTTAAGCAAATGTATATAATAAGAATATAAAGAACCTTTAAAATTAAATATAAAATTCTAGGAGGTAAACCCTATGGAAAAAATGTTAAATCTTAAAAAGGAAGAAATAGAAAGATTAGAAGAAAGAGCTCGCAGATATATGCTAGATATTCAAAGTTTAGATACTCCATATGAATTAGCTTTATTCGGCAAAGGGACAATGGATAAATTGGTTGAAGTTCAAACTTTATTAGACCAACTATATGCAGATGTTAGGATGATAGAGTATTTCATAAAGGAGGGAAAATAATATGGATTATATTTTAGTTCTAAGGGTTAGGGACAACAAGTCCAAAACCCTTCTTGGTGGCAAAGTTTACAAAGCAAGACGTTGGGGACTTAATAATTATAAGGTTATCGACGAGAATGGAAATTGGAAGCCAGCTAAAAGAGAAAACTTTTTAGAAATTTTAGTTCACGAATAAGAAATAACTCGTTCTAGTAAGTATAAATAAAATATTATAAAAATTCAGGAGGTAAACCCTATGAGATTAAGAAATAATGATGTTTTAGATATGTTTATAAATAGAAGAGGTATGGCAGAGAACCATACTCAAAACCTTTACATCGATGAACGTGGAGTTCTTTGGAACTATGCAACTCCTATAGCTTTATACTATAACGGTGAGCTATACTTAAATGCAACTAAATACTCAGTTACTACTAGCAAGCATCAAAATTATCTAAGACGCAATGCAGTAGTTACTGAAGTTAATGAAAGCGAATTAAGAGATTTAGTATTTGCACTAAATTATTAGAAAGAAGGTTCATATGAACCTTCTTTTTTCGTTATTTAAAGAAAAGGGAGGCGATATTATGGATTATTCTATAAAAAGAGCTATCCATACGAAGTATGGGGTATTTAATATAGGGGATACTATTCTAGTCTATTTAGAGGATAACCGACCTATCAAGACTGAATTGATTGATATATTTTGGGCAGATGAGTATAATGCTTATATCGTAACGACGGAAGGAAATTTTTTACTAAAAAATGTATTAAGATTGGTATAATTTCAAGAAAATATAATATAATAGAAATATAATTAAATATTAATTTTTAGGAGGTAATCTCTATGAGATACAGTGCTACTTTATTAATAAATGTTTGTGATTTATTAGAAGGAAAAGAACTTAATAATTTAGGTAAACTTAACGACCTACTACATCGAGTTATGGGTATGGATTATGCACTTATGGATGGCAAATTAAGATGCAGATTAAAACGAGATATAAGAGATATGATGATAATTGAAAACGGTCGCCTAGTATATAAAGAATTTTAAAAGAACCAAATATTTGGTTCTTTTTTATTGCTTTTATCGTTCTATAACTCAGGAGGTGATAGGGTGGATAAGTATAAGGAATTAAGAGAGTTAGTAGAAAGAGTAGTAGCTATAACGGGAGTTGGTACGATAGATTTTGCTAGATTAAAAGACGTGTTAATAGAGTTAGCTTATGAAATCGATAGATTAGAGGAGGATAGATAATATGTCTTGGGAAGAAAGAAAGGAACTCGATAGAATATATGCTAAATTAATAAATTATCAACTTGAAGGGAAAGGAGAACCCGACTTACTTCTGATAAGCCAAGATACTTGGAACGAATATTCTACTGAACTAAAAGATGAAATCTATAATCTAGATTATGATTTACTTCTGACTAACCACCCTTACAAATTAAAATGGATTAAGAAGTCCGATATAGTTATTGACGATTTACTTTAAGATGAATTATTAATATATTATTTCTTACCTTTTAAAATATTTGATAAATTCTATTTGCTTGAGTTGGGAAAAATTTCTCAACTTTTTTTTATTTTTTAGGTATCTTTTGAAGAATACAACGTATAATAGAAGTATAAGAAGTTAAAATTAAATATTAAATATTTAGGAGGTAGCCTTATGAAATATAATTATATGGAAAATATGATAGGATACGAAATGAGAGAAGAAGAATTCTGCAAGTATGGATTCAAATTAGTAGGGTTAAAAAGAGTTGATACTGACGATTTCGATAGAGTTTCTCCTACTGAATATTATACTGATGAGATATTCGTTCCTATGGATAAAAACTCTGAAGATATGTTTAGAATAACTATTTTCCACGATTCTGAAAAGGAAATAATAGAGGTTACTAATATAGTTAGAGTTGTTATAATGCATAACGATTTCGGTGGATATGAATATATAGAAAATTAATGGTATATTTTTTCACAGGTTCTTATATAATAGAAGTATAAGAACCTTAATAATTTAATTTTAGGAGGTAAAGCCTTATGATAACTATTAACGACGTTTATAAATGCTTAGAAGATTGTTATAAAGTTGACGTATGTATTCTAAACGAATGCGAAGATAGAACTTACTTTGGAGTTACTGAATATTCTCCTTTAGGCGATAAAGAATCTTACGTTCTTTATTCTATCGACGGCGATATTTATAACGATTATGGAAGTATAATATATAGTATATAATTAAAATTCAGGAGGTAAGCCCTATGCAAAGTAAAAGATTATTAAACTTATTAAGCCAATATGATGTTAATGTAGATTGTGTTTTAAGTAACGAAATACTAATGCATTATAATGACGCTAAATGTAGAATCTATTACAGTGTAACTGATAAAACTTATTGCTTATACTATGGAAACGAAATAGTTATCGAGCACCTTCCTTATATGAAGTTTAAAGTAACTATGGAAGATTTTTTAATAAATTTCTAAAATGTGGTATATTTTCCAAGTAAATATACTATAATAGAAGTATAAATAATAAAATTTAATTTGGAGGTAAGCCCTATGAAAATGAATAAATTAGTTAAAGGATTATTAGTTGGATTTATAGCTTTACAAATGGTAGGATGCGAGGAAGCTAAAGAAGTTGAAAATCTTAATATACAAGATACTAATCCAGTTGTTGAAGAAGTTAAACCTACTTGTAAAAATTGTGGATTTGAACTTTTAGAAGAAGATGCTTTAAATAAGTTCGTTGCCGAAACTCAAGAGTATATAGCTAATGAAAAAGATGAAGAAAGAGCTCACGTTTTACAATTAAAAGTAAATGCTTTATTAAAATATAATGGTTGTAATATGTGTGCAGATACCGAAGTATTAAAAGGTGAAGAAAAAGTCGAAGCTCCAGTTGTTAAGGAAGAACCTAAAGAAGTTGCTCACGATGAAGATATAGAACCTTGTGTTATCTGTGGAGAATTTGAATTTAAAAAAGATATGATTCGTATGGGCGATGGTTATTACGATGAATTTTGTTATAATGAAGTAACTAAAGTTGAGGAAGAAGTAGAAGCTACTCCAGAAATAATAGAAAAAGCAGTTAGCATAGATAACTGTGAAGCTTGTGGTACTACTAATATAGAGTGGATGACAAATTGGGATTATATGTGTCACGATTGTGGACATTGTGGAAGTGTTAATTAAGAACCCTTGATTTAGGGTTCTTTTTTATTGCTCTAAACGTTTATGAGTTTAAGAGCGCACTTTATATAATAACATAATTAATCTAAAGGGAGGATGAGATATGAGTAGCCATCGACAAATAAAAATAACTTTCGGCAATACTGAATTTTTCGTTGATTCTATTCAAGAAGCTATTGAAAAAACGGGTTGCTCAAAAACTAGCATAAGAAATTGTCTTAATGGGGATACGAAGTCTTGTAAGGGTTATTGTTTTAAGTATGCCCAAGTTAAGCCAACCGATGTAATAGCTAAAGGACAAAAAGATTCTGCACAAGAAGTAAATCAAAATCGTAAATGTAAGAAAATAAAAGTAACAGATACTAGCACTGGACAATTCAGAATAAGTCCATCACGTACCAAATTGGCCGAGGAATGGGAAGTAAGTTCCTCTTATATAAATAAACTAATAAAAAATAAAACTCTTTACAAAGGCAAATTTCTAGTGGAACATTACTCTATCGAGGACGAAGAGGAAGTGCATTTTAAAAGAGCCGAGGAGGCAATATCTAAAGTTCAAGATGACGATATACGTTCTAAACTAGCAGGATTATTATCTCAAGTAAGATATGATAAATTCGAGGCAGTTAAACCTCGACAAATAAGGGAAGTTTTGCCTTTCAAACAATGGATAAATGATACCTACTACTCAGGACCCGATGCTCTTAACCTATACCCATATTGGAAAAATAAACTGAGTGAGGTATTCGATACTGATAAGAATATTACTGAATTTGTTTTAGCAGGTTCTATAGGTACGGGGAAGACGACTGCATCTTTATATGGTCTTATGTATAAATTATATATGTTATCTTGTTATGAAAATACAGCAGGTTTGTTCAATCTGATGGTTACTTCTAAAATAGCCATAATGTATTTTACTATAAACTTAAAACAAGCCGAAAAATTAGGATATGGACAACTAAAAAATATGATAGATAATACTCAATATTTTACTGACCATTTCCCACGTGTACAAAGGATAATCACGAAATTAATATTCCCAGAGAACGTTGAAATTACTTATGGTTCAAACTCAAACCATGCGATAGGTCTTAACCTTATAGCATCGCTACTAGACGAAGCCAACTTCTTTAACGAGTCATCGGCTACTGACGAAAGAACTGTCAGTGCAGTTTATCAATTATATTCTTCTATAGTAGCAAGGGGACGTTCGAGATACCTTCACAACGGGTGGAACCATTCACTTTGTTTCCTAGTATCTTCATCAACTCACGTTGGCTCATTTACGGAAAAACGTATAGCCGAAGGACGTAAGAATAATTTTGCGAATATGGTAGTGGCAGCACCTAGATTATGGGACGTTAAGCCTAAAGGGACTTACTCCGATGATAGATTCTATGTATTCGGAGGGAATGATGCGATTGACCCATTTATAGTAACTAATATAAAAGACCTTAATACAGTTAGAGGTGCATTACTTCTAGAAACTTATCCTATAGATAAAGACGTTGAAGAAGCATGTCTAGAAACTATAGCCGAATTAAAAGACGAGTTAATTATACCCGTACCAACTGACTTTAGAAAAGACTTTGAAAATGATATAATAAAAGCCTTACAAGATATAGCAGGTTATTCTACTTCACCAAGTGGATATCTATTCTCAAGTAGGCCGACATATAATAAATGTGTTAATTTAAACTATGTCCATCCATTCGTAAAAGACGAAATAGAAATTTCTACTAATGACGATACTCAACTTTGGGATTATCTAATAAAGGGTTATAGATTTGAAGATATCCAAGCACCTCACTTCGTATCAGTTGACGCCAGTACGAAAAACGACTCTACAGGAATAGCGATGTGTCATCTTAAATCTATAGAGTATGATAGATTTGGTAATGCTAAACCTATTATAATGATAGATTTTATGCTTAGAATTACTCCACCTTTAAAACCTTACGAAATAGATATCTCTAAAATTAGGGAATTTATTCGCTATTTAAGGGACGAATATAATATTCGTATAGATGGAGTTTCCTATGACCAATATGCTAGTACCGAGTCTTTACAGTTATTAAGACAACAAGGATTTAATGCGATACAGCAATCTGTAATTCGAAGCGATATACCTCATAAAGATTTCGTACATTTAATCCAAGAGCAACGTTTAATAACTTATAAGTACAAACCATTCGAAAGTGAATTATTTAATATGATGCACGATAGGATTAAGCATAAAGTTACTATAGCACCAGGTACTACTGAATATCATGGGGATACTTATATGGCGACTATAGGTTGTGTTATGCATCTAACAAGTGTAATCGATTCATTACCTTTAACAACTGAAAACTTAACTGTAGGTGAAGATGAATATGAAGATATTCGTACTCTAGACGCAGATGATATGTTAGAAAACTTAATGGATAACCTAATCGAAGATGATGACGATGATTTCGAATGGTAGTTCAATTTCACCTTTCAAATCGTTTAATAAAAAGTAAAACTAAAAGGAGGTTAATTAATGAGAGAGTTAGACGATAAATTATTCGAATATTTTAATCTTAATGAAAAGATGAAGGATATTACTCCTAACAATCCAAGTCAACCTAATAGAAATACTCAAGTTGATGATAAAATACCCTTCATAGGTTCGGACTTAGAGCCTTCTCAAGTAATGGCTCTTATACAAAAGTTAAAAGATTTCTCCACAACTCGTAAGGACCTATATAACACATACATGTACATGATGAAGGATTCAATTATAGGTTCTGCAGTAGAAATGATTGCCGAGGATGCAGTGCTAGTATCTGAAGTGACGGATATGTCATTTTGGATTACTTCTGAAAATAAAGAGTTTGAGGAATTTATCAACCATTGGCTAAAAGATATAATAGGTATAAATCAAGAAGCCTTTCGTTGGGCTTACCATTTAATAGTATTTGGTGAGGTATTCCTAGAAACTTTCGACGCACACGAGGACGCGAAGACGAAGTTAGTATTCCCAGGGAATTACTTTGGTATAGTTGAAAAGCCTTACCTTGTAAATGACCTAAAAATATATGGAAAGACTATAGGTTATCATGTTATAAACGAAATTGACCATCAAGATAATAAAATATATAATACTAATGAATTCATTCACGTTATGAGAGATATGGGCGATTTTGAAGAATTCGTAACTGAATTTAAGGATAAAAAGAACGTCACAGTTCGAAGAGTTCTAAAGGCTCATTATGGACGTAGCCTACTATATAATGCAGTACAAATCTATAATATAATAGACTTAATAGATACTTCGCTACTTTCACAATATATAAACAAAACTCAAATAACTAGATTAGTGAAGATAGAAGTTGGTTCTGCTAATAAGAAAGAAACTCAAAATATAGTATCTGAAATAAAACGTTCTTTCAAAATCTCTAGATTGGACTTAGATAAAGCATATAAAGAAGGTTCAAAATCTTCAACTATCTCTAATATCTATATACCTATAAGAAATGGAAAGGCCGATACTAATATAGAAACAGTCGGTGGAGATAGTAATATCCAAGATATCTCAGGCCTAGATACTTACTTAAATAGATTATTTAGTGCTTTAAGAGTACCGAAAGAGTTCTTAGGCCTTGGTGAAAATGGTGGATTCCTTGATGCATCTATGAAGAAAAAAGACCTTAGATATGCTCGTATGGTTACTAGAGTACAAGATTTAGTATGTAGAGTAATAAACGAAATGATTAAATTCAAAGTAGGCAAAACTGAATTTGCAGGAAAAGTGCCAGAGTATACTATAGAATATACTCCTACTTCTACTATAGAAGAAATAGAAAACTTAGAAGAAATGAATCTACGATTAGGCATAGCGACTACATTATCTGATTTCTTAGGTAAAAATAAACATGTTAATCCAGACGAGTTTGCCGAATATATCGTAAATAAACTATTACAAATAGAAGGTTCTCACGACTTCTTTGATAAGACTAAGGAGTTCCAAAAGCCACCTACACCACCAGAGGAAGATACAGGTGGTGAACATAGTTACTATTAGGAGGTAATATTATGAATAAGTACAACTTAAAAGAGGTATTACAAGTTCTATATAAAGACCTAGAAAGTGATGAGTCTGAAATTGTCTTACAGGCTAATGAAATGATTGACCGAATATTATCTGAAAATTTCCAAGTCTCAGTTTTGGCTCTATTCCTATACGAGATAAGGAATAAAGATTGCATTAAAAACTTACGAAAATTATTAATAGGTCTAGAAGTTACCGATTTCGAGTTAGCGAAAGCCTTATCATCTCTAGTAACACACTTGATTATAGCTACGGAAAAGGATATAAGACGTTATCACGAATTAAGGATATCTGATGTAGTTCTTCTATTAAATGGCTTTATAACAGGAGAGATAGATAGACCAGAAATAATAGAATTTTTTCAAGATTTATTGTAAACATTTTCGCTACTTAAACGTATAATGAAATTGACAGTACCCTTCGAGCCTATACTTTAGCATACTAAAGCAAGCAGAATACTGAAGGGTCATCTTTTAAAATAAATTGAAAAAAATTAAAAAAGATGTAAACTTTTCAAGAAAAAGTAATATAATAGAAGTATAAAGGTAATAAAAATAAAAATTAAAAATTCTAGGAGGTAAGCCCTTATGAAAACTAATAAAGAAATGTATAATGAATATAAAGAAGCTTTAAGAATGGTAGAAAGATATAGACATTGGGATTATATAGATAACTATAAAGATATGAAACGTGAAGAAAAATTATTCGATAAATACTGTGGTATAGCTGAAGTATTAAGAGAAAAAATATTAAAACTTAAAAAATATGCTAAACTTACAGTTTATAAAGATTTTCCAGTTTACGATTTCGAAACGGGAGAATATACTGACGAAGTTAAAACTGAAGAAATGCAACTTTACGTTATAGGTAAGCAAGCTAAAGATGATATAGCATTATTCTTCTGTGGCAACCACATATACACAGGCGAAGAAGTTAAAGAGTTAGGTTGGAGCACTAAAAGATTAAATGGGAAAATAGTATACGACGCAGTATATAATTGCTAAATTAAAAGAAGGGTTCACACCCTTCTTTTTTATTTATTGACGAGTTCAACTCTGATGTTTTAGTCGTTAATAAGATTATAAAATAAAAGGAGTTGATTATATGTTATTAAAAGCATCCTTAACTATTTTATTTATGATAATATTTCTTATAGCTATACTTGTTGACGCTAAGAAAAATATATAATTAAATATTAGGAGGAAGACTTATGAATAATATAATATCCACTGTATTTGCGACTACCCAATGTCCGAGCGAAATAAAGGTCTTTGGAATATATCATCTTTCATTCTTCACCTTGAGTTTTGTTTTTACCTATTTAATGATTAAGTATAAATGGCAGAACGACCTAATCGAAAAGATAGCGACGTTGGTTACTTTGGGACTCCATATTCTCTTGTATATATGGTATCATTTTAGCCCAGAACACCTAATCCTAAAAGGATTACCGTTATACACTTGCAGGTTAGTCCTTTATTTGTATTTTATAGGTATTTTCTTTAAGAAGCAAGGATGTCTGAAACTTGCATCTTATTGGGGATTTTATGGTGGTATAGCAGGATTAATATTCCCAACGATATTCAAATATCCATTTCCTCATATACTACAAATTTCAACTTTCATACTACATGTCTATATATTCACCCTTTCAGGAAATTATTTATTCATTAAAAAGATAGGAATGACGAAAGCCGATACTATCAACTGTTGCAAGTGGACGGTACTTCTATTAACTTTTAATACGATATTTAATATGATATTTGATACAAATTACACTTCTACATTTAAAATGCCAGCTCATTTAATAACGTTAGGTATAGATGTCCCAGCAGCATTTTGTTATCTCGCAGTTACAAGTGGTTATATATTCATCACTTTTGTCCAATACTTCTATGTGAGTTATTATGAAAAAATCACTTCTGAAAGCGAGGCTATAAATTATGATTCCAACTAGTATTTTAATATCTTTAATAATCCTAATAATTATTTACTTTATAGGATTAGGATTAGATTTATACTTATTATACTCTTATGCAAAAGATAAAAATTTCAAAGGTTTTTTCGGAGCTTTAATAGTTCTAATAGTATATATTTGTTTTGCATTAGGTTTATTATAGAAGGGTTCACACCCTTCTTTTTTACCGTTCAAAATATCAATAAAATATAAGGAGGTAGTAATATGACAGGAAGATGCAGTTGTTGTGGTAAACCAGATAGCAAGTTTGGTTATATAGGTACAAATGTTAGAAGATTTTATTGTAGCGAGGCATGTAGGGAGCAGTTATTACATGAATATTACGAGAATAAACGCAAAGCCGATGAAGCATATTATAGTAATATTCCACAATATGATGACGATGATGGGTGGGGTTATTAATGAAGGATTTTATTCCCTTCCATACTATTAAGAAACTTTATGAAAAATCGTATAAAGAATTATACAAACTCTTTGATAAAGCTAGAATCCAACGTTCTTCTAAGTGCAAGGCAAGTTATGCAGGTATTACAAAAACGGGCGACATTCTCTTCAGAGTTACTTCCCAATATACTAAGGGTAAATTATATACCGTAACAGTTAGACTCCTTGATTTGGAAGATGCTAAAAAATTAATTATAGATGATAAGCCACTTAACACGACTCAAATTCTCCAATTGGCCTTGAGTGGTGATATAGAAATCCATTGCACTTGCCCAGACTTCAAGTATAGATTTTCATATCTAGCTTTTAATAATAAGTATGGATTTTTTAAGGAGACTAGATTTCCGAAAAAGCGAAACCCAGAGTTAAAAGGATGTGCATGTAAGCATTGCTATTCAGCCTTGAAAGCTATGCCGATGTATTTTAAGAATATCCAGTCTGACCTTATGAAAAAGAAGATATTAATGAACCCTAAAACTAAAATTAAGCCTTTGAAGTAGGATATTAATCCTACTTTTTTATTTTGAAACTCTTATATTATAGGTGACTTACACTCGAGTTATTCTATGTAGAAAGGGGTGATAGTTAGCCTTGAGTAATTTCGGAAAAGGAATTCCCTTATCTATAGGATTTGACCTTGGTGCTAAAATTCCTATAGATTCAAGAACTGTTGTTGATTCTATTATAGATAGAGATTTGCTTGTTACTAGAAATCTAGCATACGAAGGTCTTACAGTATACGTTAAGGATATCAAGAAAGAGTTTCGTTACGATGGCACGAATTGGATAGCACTTGACGATTACTACTCTAAAAGCGAGATAGATAACAAGTTAAATGATGCAGTTATTGGTAATGTCAATTTAACAAACTATTACACACGAGGTGAAGTCGATTCTAAATTAGCCGATATTGACGATTGTTTTTATGTAGGTGATGACGAGCCTATAGACGATAAGATTTGGTTCTCCAGCTCTACTCCATCTTCAAGTCCACCTACTTATGATGACCCGATAATATCCGAACTTTTTTCATGCATTCAGTCTTTACAAAATCAAATTAAGTCTTTACAAGCCGAAGTCGAATATCTGAAGATTCATGGTGGTGGAGGTTCTACTCCAGACAAGCCAGATATTGGTGACGATGTGAGCTATTATGCTTTATTACTTGAGGATGGAAGTCCACTTATGCTTGAAGACGGTGGATTACTATTACTTGAAAATGATTCTTCAAATATTGTCATCGAGGATGCTCTACTTCTAGAAAATAATGAACTTTTATTAATCGATGATAATACTTATCTTAAAATAGAAAAATAAGGAGGTACAAAATGGCAGATATAACAGGAAAACGTATTGACCAATTAACTCAAACAACTATCTTATCTGAAGATGGATTAATACCAGTTATGATAGATGGTCAAACGAAAGCAGTTAAGGTTAAAAACTTAAAAGGAGCCGATAATTTAACTGAAGGGCATATCGACCTTATAGGTGATGACGGAAAAGAATATAGATTGAAAGTTGTTAATGGGCAACTTGTTGCATTCCCAATAGAAGCTTTTACTTCCGAAGATGCTCAAGTTGAATCTTTGAATCCAACTTCTTTTACGGGCTTAATAATCAACCAAATGTATGGTGGAGGTGACGCTATAGAGGGGACTCCAGTATCTCATGGTTTTATTGAGCTATATAACTTCACGAAAAAAGATATTAACCTAAAAGGAATATATCTATGGTATAGAGCATTATCAGGGTCTTGGCAATCTTTAGCTTTAGAAGGAATAATACCTTCTAGACATTCTTTCCTAATAAGATGCTCACAACATTCTGAACTTTATGCAAATACAGTTCGTTGCAATATAGTTAATTACGATATGAGTTGGGATATAAAATTATCTGATAAAGGATTTAGTTGTTATTTAAGTATAGGAAATGAAACTCCTATAGATAACCCAGTAAGAAATACTAAGGACGCCGAAGGAAAAATAACTTCTGTAAATGGAGCTTATATAGACCTACTTGGTGCAGGTGGTTCTGAAGGTGAAGGAATTTGGGCATACGAAACTAGATTCTTAAAATGTATGAATAAAAATACAGGAGTTAGAAGAATTGACTTTAACAATAGCGATACTGACCAAGTAACAGCTATGGGATTAGGTTCTAATGGTTCTACAAAAGGATTTAACGATATTGACTGTGAACCTATAAATTTCAAAACTTGTAATATTGAATTCTATAGACCTAGATGTCTTAAAGACGGAAGATGGACTGAATATATAGATAAACCTAAACAAAAGGAAACTATTCCTTCTATGATTAACGTTATGTATGGGGAAGATGGAGAACATACTAGAACTTTTACTTTCCAAACACCTCTTACTGATAATGGTTTCGTTAAAATAAGAAAAGATGGCGAAAACAAGTGGGAAAGTTTTGAAACAAGTATCGAATTATTTAGTAATGTTGACGGCGACGTATCTGTTCATAGATGTATTATCCACGATTTAGAAGTTGGATTCTATGAATATCAAGTAGGTTGCGAAGGTTGTACTTCCGATACTTATACTTTCGAAATAAAAGAATTTAATGAAGAAAATTCTATGAGAATACTTTGGACTACAGACCAACAAGCTTGGTCAAAACGTGAGTATGATGTATGGCAAATGTGTGCAAGATTCCTAAATAATAAGCAACAAAATCTTGAGGTTCCATTCGATTTCCATCTAAACACTGGGGATATATCTCAAAATGCAAATAGACGTTTCGAATGGTCTTACTACTACGATTATGCAAAAGATATAACAAGAAATATACCTCATGTAATTACTTGTGGTAATAATGACTTAATAGATAAAAAATTCTCCGATGCATTTAACTACTATATAACAGCTGAAAATCAATTTGCGAATTCTGTATATGCTTTCGATTTAGGATTTGTGCATTTCGTATCATTAAACTCAAATACTGACTCTACTTATGTAGACGGAGTAGGTACTGTAGGTGGATATGCAAATACTGATGCATTCTTAGAGGCTCAAGCACAATGGTTAGACCAACATTTAACTGAAGTTGAGGCTAGGGAAGTGAAGCCAAGATGGGTTATAGTATTCGCTCATCTAGGACCTTTTACAGTTGGTAGAACTAAACGTTTACAAAGATGGATTGCACCGTTAGAAAAACATAAAGTAGATATGTTTTTATGTGGCCATAACCATGCTTGGTCAGTATCTAAACCTTTATACACTGGATTCGATTGGAATGGCTCAAATGCTTACAACGATTATGTAACTACTGTATCAGGAAGTACTGATTTAAAAATAGTTAACGAATTCCAAGGCGATGGTGTAACTGAAATAAATAGAGCTGAGGATAAAGCAAATGGAACTTACTACGTTCTAAACCAAGCTACAGGATTCAAGTTATCAGGTAAAGAAAAACCTTTAACTTTAACAGGAAAAGTTGATGAAAAACATATAAATGTTGATGGTTCTCCATGGTGGATATCTGCTCAAGGTTTACCTTCAAATCCAGTGTATATAGATTTACAAATATCTTATGATGAAATAGTTTGTAACTCTTATGAAATAAAAGGTATAAAAGGAGCAGACGAGTTTAAGAATGCGACTCTCAATACTGATTTATCTAAAGTATCTGATGAGTTATTCCATACTTTAACTATAAACTACAGCGATAGAAATAAGTAGGAGGTGATATTTGTGGGTGTTATTAGAAAGCGAAATCCAGAGACAGGCGAGTGGGAAGTTTATGGGTCATCTGATGCTAAAGATATTAATTTAGTCGATGTTGGCGATAACTTCAAAACTAAAAATGTCGAAGGTGCATTAAGAGAAATATCCACACAAATTAGCGAGGCCAAAGCCAGTTTAGAGGCCTATAATAATATATTAACCGAACATTCTACTGATATACAATGGTTGAAGTTATATGGAGGAAGTGGTGGGGGTTCATCTCCCACTATCACTTCTACTTTCAAAGATTGTATAGTTAGTAGGGAAGAAGATGTTAAAATACCGATATTTTTTAGTTCTCCCAACCTTGGTGAAGGGACTGCTTATGTATTAATAGACAATGTCGAAGTAATGTCCGTAACAGGAATAAAGCAAGGAAATAATACTATTAATATAGGTAAATTAACGAACTTAAATAATGAAATATCCATCTATGTTAAGGATAGAACTAATGCATTATCAAACCAATTAACTTGGAATGTTATTGCAGGAGGTATCGACCTGGAAGTTACTTTCGACGATACATCCGATTATTTTATTACTGATATAATAGCTATGCAATTTAATATATCTAGTGCAAGTGACGAACCTATACTAATGCACTTAACAGTGGATTATGATACTTATGAAGTAGTATGCAACCAAGGATTTAATGAGTATATATTCGAAAATCTTGGAGTGGGTATTCATAAAATATCCTTCTATTTCACGAGTGGACCTTACTCAACTTCGGTCACAAACTATAATATCATAGTTGTAAGTTCTAATTCCTTATATATCTCATCTACGTTCATAAACGGAACAGCTTTCAAATATGGTATACCAGTTCCAGTACAGTATCGTATATCTAAAAACTCATCTGAAGTTTTTACTGTTAATATGTTTATTGATGGAACTTTATCTAAAACAGTCGAGTGTACTCCAGGAACTTACTATTGGACAATAAACAATTTAGAAGTCGGTACTCACGATTTAACGATTGAAGTTAGTGGTGCGAATGACGAAACTCAAGTATTAGATTTTTCAGTAGTCATTGAAGTATCTGATTATATTCCTCTAAAAGTTGAAACAGGAGGACTACTTTATAGATTATCTGCTAAAGGAAGAACGAACCAAGATAGTGATAGAGAATTACCTATAGATAATAGTGGAAATAATGTTATAACTACTTTACACAATTTTAACTTCTATACTAACGGATGGATTGATGACGAATTAGTTTGCGATGGAAATGCTTATGTAGAAATTGATTTAAAACCTTGGGAAAATAATGCCTTATACGGTTCTACAATAGAAGTACAATTTACAGGCCTTGATATAGGACTTAGTGATGCAAGAATATTTGACTATACTGATGTTGATGACCCATACAAAGGTATCTTTATAGACCTTGAAAATTCTAAGATGAAATCTTTAGCTAATACAGGTGAAATTACTTTAGATAAAGACGAAGAAACGACTCTGACTTTCGTTATAGATAGAGCTAATAAATTTGGTAAAATCTATATAGACGGTATTTGTTCAAGAGCTTTCAGCTTATCTGATACGGGTTCAGGAACTAATGCAGTTAGGGAAGATTTTACTCATTCTCAAAAGATATACTTAAATAGTAAAAAAGGATTAAGCAATTTTGGTGCTTGTAAAATAAAAGATGTAAGAGTATATAATAGAGTATTATCTGATGATGAAATAGTTAAAAACTATATATCTCAAGTTTCGGATTTAGCTAAACAAGAAGAATTATACAACTTTAACTTCCATAATACTTCCTTACCTACGATAAGAATGTATGGAGATATGACGAATATGACTCTAGAAACTCCAGTATCTATGAGGATAAAATATACTTCCCCTAACGAAGATAAATATGGTATGTCATTTGACCTTCCATTCTGTCAAGTCAATTGGCAAGGTACATCTTCATTACAATATGTATTAAAGAACTTTACAGCTAGACTAAAAGACGAAAGTCTTAACACATTCGAATACACTCCATATCCTAATGGTATACTAGAAGATGTTTATTGTTTCAAATGCGACTATATGGAATCTACTCACTCAAGAAACGTTGGTATAGCTAAGTTCGTAAACGATTGTGTTTACGATACGAAGAATCCAATGCAAGTAAAAGACCCTAATATAAGAAATGCAGTAAACGGTTTCCCTTGTATACTATACATTAATGACGAATTACAGGGTATATACAACTTCAACTTAGACCGTTATTCAACGAAGTCTTTCGGTTATGTTGACGAAAACTCGACTTTAGTTTACGAAGTTTCGGCCAACTCCGATACTACAGCAGGTGCATTTTTCTCTTGGTCTGAGGGAAGTGGGAAAACTGAATTAGATTATTACAAGTCCGACTTCGAGTGCTTATATCCCCCTACACGAGCAGCAGGAAACGATAATATGTCCGAACTTATAAGATTAATCCAATGGGTTGATAATAGTTCTGACGAAGATTTTAAAGATAATTTTGGTAACTATTTTAATTTAGAATATGTATTAAGATACTATTTAACAGTTCTAGTATTTGGACTAGTCGATTCATTAGGTAAGAATATGAAATTAACAAGTTTCGATAGAGGACTAACTTGGATGCCACAAGTATACGACGCCGATACATCTATAGGTCTAGATAATACAGGTTTCCTAAAGTTCGACGCCGATATCGAAATGGGCGACCAAAATGTGTTCAATACTACGGGTTCAAGATTATGGCAAAGAGTTGTTTTTCTATTCCAAGCAGAATTACAAGAGCAATATGCTTTAATGAGACAAGATAGATTTACTGTAGATAATATAATGAAGTATCTATATGGAGAACAAATATCTCAAATACCAGCTACTTATTATAATAAAGATATGCAATCTAAATATTTGAACTTTGGTTCTTCTTATCTTTATGCATTACATGGTAGTGGCGAAAAGCACATAAGAAAATGGATACGTGAAAGAATAATGTATTGTGATACCCTTTTAAAATACCAAGTTTCATCATCTGACTACATTACTCTACGTTCAAGCAAATTAGGATATGTTTATTTAGATATCCAAACTTACATTCCGATGTATGTCTCAGTGAAGTGGAGGGACGAGGTAAATAATACAGGTCTACAAACGAAGAGAGTTGGTAGAGGCGAAACTGTAAGGTTCGAATATAATATGCCTACAGCGACTGACCAAGAGATAATCGTATATGCAGGATACTACTTGAAATCTTTAGGCGATGTATCTAACTTACAACCGACTTCGATGCTTATAGCTAATGCAAGCCGACTTACTGAAATCGAATGTCATTCTCCTAATCTAATAAATACTGACTTATCCGAGTGTACAAAGCTACAAAGTATAGACTTAAGTGATTGTACAGCTTTAGGTACAGGAATAGGAGCTCAGCCTATACTTAACATCCAAAACTGTAAATACCTTAGAAAATGCGATTGTAGAAATACTCAATTAACAGCTATTTATACTATGCAAGCAGGTGGTAACTTAGAAGAAATATACTATCCAAGTACTATACAGGTTATACAATTAACTAACCAAAAGCACTTAAGAATTGCAGGTGTGCCACGTGACGCACACGCACCTAAGGCACTCGCACAGGTAGAAATAACTAACTGTAATAATATAGAGTATCTACAATATCCTTATACTGAAGGTGAAGAAATAGTATTCGAGTCCTTTAAGTACCTACAAACATTATTAATCGAAAACTCTTTAGATAAATTAAAAACTATGTCATTTAAAGGATTTAGCAAATTAAAATCTGTTGAGTTAAGTTCTTTATTAAGTCTTGAAGAACTAGACTTCGAAGATATGTTACCTTCTACTGACGAACCTACTCTTCAAAATATCTTGATATCTAACTGTCCACGAGTAAAAGATTTATCATTTAAAGTAAGTTCCGACGATTATAAGATAGCCTTTTTACCTAATGGCCGAGTTGATATAGGTGGAATGTATTCGTTAGAAAAAATAGAATGTAATACTGATATAATAGGACTAGATACGTTAATTATTCCTACAAGTTTAAAAGAACTAAGATTTACTGATAAGTTTGGTACAGGTAAAAATGATATTAAGTCGATTTGGTCATCTAGTGCCAATCATACTTCCGATGGTTTCGTTGGTATGGACTTATTAGATATAAACCTAACTTATTTAGATATGTCTAACTCTACTATAGAACGAGGTATAAACTTCCATATATCTCCTATTGACCAACATCCGAATTTAAACACTAACAGGGACGGAATAAAAGTACCATATTTCATTCCAGAAGGTAGTATGGATTTAACTAACTACGAAGGTGACGTTGAATACTTATATAAAGGACTTGATTTTAGCAAGTTAAAAATAACTACACCACCGAATGTTAATACTTTTATACATTCTATTACAGGATTATTTGAAGGAGCTAAATTCTCTAAAAGTATTATTGACGTTAATAAAGAGTTAGCAAAATATCCGAATGTATCTAATTGGAGCAACTTGTTTAAGAACTCAGTATCTGATTTAGAGCCATCTGACGTTAATATTCCTATCGATAGACCTATGGTTTTAACAAGTATGTTTGAGAATACTTCGGTTACACAAGATATTGAAATTCCTTCTAATGTAATAAATGTAGATAGTATGTTTAAGAATTGTAAGTCTATGAAAAAGTACAAGGACAACTGGGATAAAACATTCGATTCTAAAATATCTCATATTGATACTTATAAAGATACAGGCAATGATAAAATAGTTCCATTATCTTGGGGTGGCCAAGGATATGTTACTAAATATATAAGTGAAATAGCCATCGAAATACCTTATAATAACTACGAATTTACTTTAACTGATTACCCAGAGTTCCATATAGTTGGGGATAGAATAATTAGTTGGGGTGACGGTACTGAAGAAATTCTTACTGATAGTTATACTCATACTTATAGCAAAAGAGGAAAATATATAATCTCAGGTAACTTCTTACTAGGTAACAATTATGAACCTTCTGCATCTATGAAAGAATGCTTAACAGAGGTTCGTTCATTAGCTAAAGTTAATCCAAATCTATCGTATGCATTCATGGGTTGCTCAGCCTTAAAATATCTAGATTGTGATACTTCCCACGTGACTTCTTTAGCTTATGCATTTTATCAATGCTCTACTCTAACAGAGTTAGATTTAAGTATGTGGAAAGTTGATAATGTTACTAGCTTATATTATACATTCCATTCATGTTCAGCTCTAGAAAAACTTGATTTAACAGGATGGAATATTAAAAATGTTAATACTATGCGAAATACATTCTATGGATGTGTATCATTAACATCTTTAGATATAGGTCACTGGGATGTGAGCAAAGTTAAGAGTATGTATTATACGTTCTACAATTGTAAGTCCTTAAAGAGACTTGATTTAAGTAAGTGGGATACTAGACTTGTTGAAGATATTAGAGCATGTTTCCAAAACTGTGAGTCTTTAGTTGAATTGAATGTATCTGACTGGAAGTTGGATAATATTACAAGTCTATTCTATACATTCGCAGGATGTTCATCTCTTACATCTCTTGATTTATCTACTTGGGATATAACTAATGTCGAAACTTTACAAGGATTATTCTATAACTGTATCTCATTAAGAAATATTCCAATAGAAGATTGGAATTTAGTTAATGTTAAGAGCTTGTATTATACATTCTATAGATGCCTTGGCTTAACCGAGTTAGATTTATCAAGATGGGTGGTTGACAATGTTAATAGTTTACGTTCAACATTCTATGGTTGTAGTAATTTAGTTACTTTAAATATAGGAAATTGGAATACAGGAAATGTGACGACACTTCGTTCTACTTTCCAAAACTGTAATGCTTTGGAAAATTTAGATGTTTCCGAGTGGAACGTAAGTCAAGTTGAAGATTTACTTTATACGTTCTATAATTGCGAATCTTTAACTGAATTAAATGTGAACGAGTGGAAAGTCAATAATGTTAAAGAATTACATTATACATTCGCAGGTTGTTCTGCATTAACTACTTTAGATTTAAATAATTGGAATATTGAAAATGTTGAAAGTATAAACTACACATTCTATGATTGCAAATCTTTATTAAGTTTAAATATAGCATCTTGGAATACAAGCAAAGTTACTACTCTACAAGGAGCATTCTATAACTGTATTAATCTAATCGACTTAGATGTTTCCGAATGGGATACTCGACAAGTTATAAGTCTATATTATACATTTGCAGGTTGTTCTGCATTGACAAGTATTGACTTAAGAAAATGGGATATAGGAAATGTTAATACATTATACTATACATTCTCTAGTTGTTCATCTTTAGTAAATCTTGATTTATCAACTTGGGACGTGACTAATGTTGAAACTATAGCATATACATTCTATGCATGTACAAACTTAACTAATCTTAATATTTATAATTGGAATATAAATAGAGTAGCATCTACAGCATATTGTTTCTATAATTGCAAGAAATTAGAGTCTTTAGATTTATCAACTTGGGATTTAGACGATACTGAACTTGCTCAAGATATGCTTTATGGATGCGAAAGTCTTACAAATATTGAGCCACCATCTAACTTAATGGTATCTCATGGATTATCTACTTCAATTTTATTATCTAAAGAAAACATACTTCGTTGGATTAACAAGTTACCTTCAGTGAATACTGAAGTAATATTAACTTTAGGTCAAACATTACGAAATAAACTTACTGATGAAGAGTTATTAGTTGCTATTAATAAAGGATGGTCGATAATATGATAATAACTGAACAAGGAGGTTTGAGGGTGCTAACACCATCCTCAAACCGTTACCTAATAAGGGTAAAAGGAACTGATACTTATACTGATAAAGTGTATTTAGGAAAAAACGGTAAAATAAGTAATTATGAAGAAGTTGATAAACTAACTCTAGATGGATATGATGTATATGATTTACTACAAGAAGATATTAATAAAATAAGAGATAACTATGATAGAATAATAGTAGAGCAGGCACTACAAATAGCATTAATACAACTAACTCTATAAGGAGGGGTAAGATGATTTATTCTGTACTATTAAGATGTATTGAAAGGGAAAATTATCAAAACAAAGAGGATTTCAAAGAAACTATTGCAATTCTCTTTGCTAATGGTCAATTAACTAAAGAGGAGTATGAAGAGTTAATACAATTAATAGGAGGTTAAATATGAAATGTGATTGTTGCAAAGAAAATATTCAGTTCAATCCAAACGAAGAATCCGTTCCTATTAACATAATAATGATTAATACTTTATTATATCAATTTTGTTCTAAGAAATGTTATGAAGAATTTATTAAGAGAATAACGTATGAAGCAAATATGGATAAAGCAGGTCATATCTCTATTAAAGGAGGTGAATAACATGAAAGAGGTATTTAATGAAATCTTTGGTATGTTAAAAGAATTAGGAAATGCATTATGTGAAGCAGTTAAAGAAGGTGTGAAAACTTTCAACGAGGAAATAAAAAAGTTAAAAGAAGATATAAAAGAAAGAGATAATAAGGAGGAGTAAATCTATGGTATTACCTACTGATAATGAAAGTAATTTAAGTTCATTCCTACATCCCATAGAGCAAAAAGTTAGAGGACGATATTTACAGTTAGTAGATAAGCATGGTGTTGGTAAGTGGGCATTTGATGAGCTTGAGTGGGAAATATATGTTAAAAATATAGATGCATACGAAGCCTTATCCGATGAAGAAAAAATAATCTTAAATAATTACATGTTTGCTTTTAGAAGTTTATACAAATAGGCGAAATCTAGCCATCAACCTCACTTGGTATATATTATACTGAGGAGGTTGTTATTTTATGAATGAAGAAAAAACTCAAGAGCTTTTACTTCAGCTGATAAGGGATATGTCGTATGTAAAAGCTAAATTAGATAACATAGACGAACAGAAAATATCAAGTAGAGTCGATGCATTAGAGGCTCAATGCAAAGAACATGATAGAATAATTAAGGCTTTAGAGAATAGAGCCAATACCATGGAACAATTTACTAGAAATAACATGGTGGATGCTAAAAAGCAACAAACTTCAGTATTTATATCTATGGGACTTGCAGTATTCTCAGGAATTATAAGTCTTTTATTAACGTTTTTAAAATAATTTTCAAAGAGGTGATAGTACAATGATGAACTACAAATTAACTGAGGCTAGAATAGGTTCAGCTCAAGTTATAGTTGATATACTTCCAAAAGGCAAAGTCATTCCTAATACTTCTATTAAACCGACTAGTATAACTATCCATAACACTGGTAATATAGGAGCTCCAGCTAGTAACAACCATAAATATATGGCTAATCTTAACAAGAATGGTGGCCGTACAGCAAGTTGGCATTTTACTGTTGACGATAAATTTATTTACCAAGCAGTCCCTACTAATATGAAGGCATGGCATGCAGGTACAGCAGCAGGAAATAATTCTTCTATAGGTATCGAAATATGTATGTTTAACGATGCCGAACGTCAGAAACAATGTTATCTAAATGCAATAGCACTTGTAAAAATTTTAATGAGTTATCATGGATTTACTACAAGTAAAGTTAAAAGACACAAAGATTGGTCAGGTAAAGATTGTCCTACATGGCTAATCAGTGGAAAATTCGGATATACTTGGAATTGGTTTATACAATCTTGCAGTGGCACATCCGTTCCTAATGTAACCACAACTAAACAAAACACGTCAAAATCTGTTCCAAATGGTGCTTTAAATAAAAAGGGTAAGGTCACAGCATCCTCTTTAAATGTTAGAAAAGGTAGACCAGGTTCGAAAGAATATAATACTATCTTAAAATCACTTCCAAAAGGAACTATAGTAACAGTCAGCTATGTTTTGGATGGTTGGGGTTCTATTTACATTACAGGTGCCAACCCAGGATTTATTTCTCTTCAGTATATTGAATTTATTTAAGAGTAGAACCTAGGTTCTACTCTTTATTTTTATATCAAGTCATTCAAATTATAGGAGATGATTAATATGAAAAAGAAAGCTAAGAAAAGAAGGAAAATAAATTGGAGTAAAAGATTGAGCAATAAAGTATTCTTAATGTCTTTAGTATCTACGATATTACTATTGATTACTCAATTAAATTTATTCCCTATACCAGAAAATCTTGAGGCAATTATAAATTCTGTACTTACCTTATTGGCACTAGGTGGAGTACTTGTTGACCCAACTACTGATGGAATGTGGGATAGCGATATGGGATTATCTGATGAAACTTCTTATGAACACGATTCTATTATGTTTGAAAATGCAGGACGTAGATTAGCATCTTTGGATGGATTAACTGATAAATTAGACGAAATTGGAATATCTGAATATTTTAATTATGAAGAGTATGGCCGACAACAACTTACTAATGAAATGACTTCTTATTCTGCTTACCCAGCTGATTCTTCGTATTCTCACGAAGATAATGAACCTTTAGGATAGGTGATAATTATGCTTTTTAATATGGATTCGATGTATGACGCCAGTAAAAAGTTATTTGATTATTTAACTAAATATTTTAGATATAATGCCTTTTTAATAGATGAAATTCCTACTGAATTAGTTCAAGAACTTGGTAGGGCTATACAAGCAAACGATAGGATTAAGTCTGTACAATTATACTTAAAGATAGACGCACGCATGGACGCGATACGTGATGAACATTGTTATAATAATCCTTCACTTCCTTTTAAAAGTTCGTTCAGGAATATAGCAAAAGATGCCTTTAGGGAGCTCAAAGATTCTTGGTTAATCTACAATGATGATTTCAAATATATAGCGAGAATACTTCGCTTTATAAGTACGAGCGACTATTATGCAATAAGAGAGTTTTTAATCAAGCGAAGTCATACAATGTATAATTACTGGGATATTCCCCTAGACCCAGATGATTTTTATTGTGGATATATTCCTTTAGAGGCCATTTTAGATTATTGTTTGAAGATGATTCGAGTTCAGCTTAAAGAATAAATTCGTTCTTATAATTACAAATAATATTAAGGAGGTAATTCCTATGGCTATAAAAAGAGAAGATGTTATGAAATTAGATAAAAATTTAATGCATTCACTTGATTTTGACGACTCTTTATGTTTAGCATTTCAAAATGTAAGGGAAGCGATGCCTAGATTATTAAACGAATTATCTTTAGAATGGCAACTTACTTCTATGACTGAGGATGAATTAGATATTAAAACTCAAAGAATAGTTGGCATGATGTTCAGAAGATTAACTTCTGTAATAAAATATTATTTAGATGAAGAATATATAGGTGTTTACGAAGCAAATTATAATTATCTAGAATCTAAATACTGCGAAGCTTTGTATGACACTATTTTTACAGAAACTTATAATTTAAGGGAGTATTAAGAATATTTGAAGAGGAGGAGTGAAAATGAAAGTTAGATGTATAGAGGCAGTATCAGTATTACTTGAGGAAGGTAAGGTTTACAATGCAGTTCTTATACAAAATAACTTTGTTCTATTAGAGGATTTTCCTTTCAACCATTTTAATATGAAATACTTTGAATTATTGTAATTTTAAGAAGGTTGGTCATTTTGTATATCACAAGTGACCAACTTTTTTATGGTCAATTTCTAAAGAAAGGAGTAGATTTATGGATAAAAAATATATGCTTGAACTTGATTTGGTTGTAGGTTTATTCAATCCTAAAATGCGATTCAACCAAGGCGATAAAGATACTTCGGATTTTTATATAAAACTTACTAAAAATGGTGAAGTTATTGAAAATCTAAATAGAGCTATGGTCACTTTAGTAGCAATCAAACCCGACAAATCGGTTGAGGCTCAATTTATTGAGGTAAATAATGGCTTAATATATGCCGATTTAAAACGTTGTATGAGAGACCAAGTTGGTATCTATAGAGCTAGAGCGATGATAATCGTTGAAGGTGAATCTATAATGACGGATATGATAAAATATCAAGTAGATGACGATGGTTATATAGATGACCCAGATGATAATGTTAATGATAGTATTGCTTTAGGTAAACTAGAAGAACTTCTTAAAAAGATAGAAGCGATAGAAACTTCGTCTAAAGAACGTTTAGAGTTGTTTGATTCTCAATTAGATTTACTTAATACACGCCAAGACTTATTCGACGAACGTTTATCTATGCTTAATGATAAAGTAAACAATCTAAAGCCAGGAACAGGCTCAAGTGGAAGTTCTCATACACATTCTAATAAACATGTATTAGACCAAATTACTCAAGAACTTATAGATGCCATTGGTTCTGCTCAAGTTGATTTAAGTGCTTATCAAACGAAGCGAGATACTAAGTTAGCAACTGACGATAAATCGATAGTCGGTGCTATAAATGAAGTTTATAAGAGGTTAGATGATTATATAAATCGCTCTTATGATTCTGAAAGCGAAGAATTAATGATTTCTGAATTTAGCGAGTTAATATATAATCCAGACGACGAAAGTCTAGAGATAGGAGGTCTTAATTAATGGCTTATATTAAAAAAATTAACGGTAAATTCTTAAAAGACGAAGAAGCACGTCAAGAAATTGAAGTCTTAAAAGAGCAAATTGAAGAGCTTGAGTTCACAGGTGGGGGTTCAGGTAGTTCAGGAAAACCAGGGGAAGATGGTGAAGACGGGGCTACTTTTATTCCTTCTATAGATGAAGATGGAAACTTATCTTGGTCTAATGATAAAAATCTTGAAAATCCAGACACTATTAATATAAAAGGAGAACAAGGCGAAAAAGGTGAAAAAGGTGACAAAGGAGATAAAGGAGAGCGAGGTGAAAAAGGAGAACAAGGTGAGCCAGGAGCACCAGGTGAAAAAGGAGAGCAAGGTGAGCCAGGAGCACCAGGTGAAAAAGGTGAAGATGGGTATACTCCAGTAAAAGGTATAGATTATTTTACTGAGGAGGATTTAGCAGGGCTTACTTTCGATGATTCTGAAATAAGAGCTGACCTTGAAGAAAAAGCCGATAAATTATTCCAAACTGATATGCTTACAATATCTGATTTTGGAGGTATTCCAGCAGGAACAGATTTAAACAATATGAGTATACAAGATATTCTAGCAAAATTATTATATCCATATGTTGCACCTATAGTTAAAGCATCTATTACTTATAGTCCAACAGGTTCAACTTTCGAATATGGCGATGTAGTTAATGTATCTAGTATATCTGTAACAATAACTAAGAAATCTGAGTCTATAACTAAAGTTGGATTTTATGTAGATGGTGAGCTTGTTCATGTTGTTAGGGATAACATCGAAAACGGAGGTACATTTACTTACGAATTCGAAGAGCCTTATGAAGTAACTAAATCTATCTCAAGTTCATTCTTCCATGTTGAAGTTACTGATGCAAGTAACACTGTAACAAAAGCAAATACTTTATCTATGGCATTGAGTTTCTTATATCCATACTATTATGGAGTTATCGATGAGGATGTTGAGGTTAATGAAGATATTATTCCAAGCTTAACAAAACAAGTTGTGGCAAAAGGAACTAAAACTTATTCATTTAGCCCAGAATATCAAAGAGCAGTTTTCGCTTATCCTAAATCATATGGAACTTTAAAGTCTATTTTAGACCCAAACAGTTTTGAAATTATAAGTTCATTTGAATGTATAGAATTAAATATAGAAGGATTAGATGGTTCTCTTCAACCGTACTATGTTTATGTAAATGGTGCATTTACAAACTCTAATTTCAAAATTACTTTCAAATATTAGAATTGTTATATTCATAGAGAGTGTTCAATTAGAACACTCTAGTATTTAGCAAAGGAGGTTTGTAAATGAGCAATAATTACTTCGGTAAGGGTATACCATTGGCATCAGGTTTTGACCTTGGAGCTAAAGCACCTTTGGATTCTCGTATAAAGGTTAAAACTATTGCAGAAAGGGATGCCCACGTAACTAATAACCGAGCATACGAAGGTATGCGAGTTTTCGTTATTGACGAAGGCAAAGAGTATAGATATAACGGTTCTGAATGGGAGTTTATGCCTTCTGAATCTGATGTACAACTTATGATTGCCGAAGCTCAATTTAGTGGTGGCGATATAGATTTAAGCAACTTAGCAACTAAAGACGAGCTAGATGAAAAAGCGAACTTATCTGATATTCCTACAAAAGTCAGTGATTTAGAAAACGATTTAAACTATCTAGTTAAGGAAGAAGGAAAATCTCTACTAGATGATACTGAAATCGAACGTTTAGCGACTCTAGAAAATTATGATGATACTGACCTTAGAAATGAATTAAATAGCAAAGTAGATTTAAGCTATGTACAACAAAACTTTGCAGATAAGTCCTTCGAGCACGAGCATGATAACTTAGTAGATTTAAATTCTATTACATCTGAAAGAATTGAATCTTGGGATAATAAATCTGATTTTGATGGTAATTATAGCAGTTTAATTGGTGCACCTTCTATACCAAACAAAGTTAGTGAATTATCAAATGATTTGAGTTTCATAACTGAGGAAGTTCTAAATTCAAAGGGTTACTTAACTGAGCATCAAGACTTATCTCATTTGGCTACTAAAGAGGAGTTACATTCTCATTCTAATTATGAGGTATTAAACTCAATTACCCTTGAAAAATTATCTGAATGGGATAGTAAGTCCGACTTTGATGGAAGCTATACTTCTTTAACTAACAAGCCAGAAATTCCTTCAAAAGTTAGTAACCTTGAAAATGACTTAAGTTTTGCAACTGAGGCATTTGTTCAAAATAAAATCGCCGAGGCTCAATTAGACCAAGGTGGCGAAGTAGACTTAAGTGGCCTAGCAACTAAAGATGAGTTAAATGCTAAAATGGATAAATTTGATTTATCTATATATGCAACTCAAGAATACGTTGAGGAACGTATAAATAATCACGACCATAATATTATATCAAACAATGAAGTCGACTCTTTCGTTGACGATTTATTTTTATAATTCTAAATCATATAGAAAACTAATATAGAAAGGTGATGTTTAAATAATGGCAAATATACAATACATTGATGCAGCAGCATTAAAACGTGCATTGGTTAAATTCTTAGAGGGAGCTGATGCTAGATTCTTAGGAATAGACGCTAATGCAGTATCAGCTAGTAAATTACAAGTAGCAGTTAAAATCAACGGTATAGACTTTGATGGTACTCAAAACGTTGATATCAAAGCAGATAATATCGAAGATTTCGAAGCAAAAGTTGCAGAAATATTAGGAGATGCAGAAACTACTCACGTACATGATAACAAAGGTGTACTTGATGGTATAACTCAAGAAATGCTTGACGAGTTTGCAGCAAAAATAGGTGTTGAAGACGTTGAATTATTACTTTACACTAATGCTAACATGTCTGAAGTTAAAGACGTTAAAGGTGCATTAGATACTATAGTATTAAATGTTGTTGCATTAACTAATAGAGTTAAAGCATTAGAAGATAAAGACGTTGAAATAGCAGGACAAATAGAAGCTATAGAAGGCGAAATAGACGGTATAGATGAAGCTATAGTACAAATAAATGCTAAAGATGGAGAACAAGATGGCAAAATACAAGCTTTAGAAGGTAAAGTTGGAGAAGATGGCGAAAATGCTAGTGGATTATTCGCTAAAATAAATGCAGTTGAAGCTAAAGCAGACCAAGCTCAACAAGAAGTTGACGCAGTTGAAGGTAGAGTTGGAGCTTTAGAAGCTAAAGACGAAGAAGTTGCAGGAGAATTAGAAAGAATAGAAGGAAAAGTTGACGTTGCTCAAGGCGAAATAGATGCTTTAGAAGGTGTAGTAGAACAAGTTAAAAAAGATTTCGCAGCAGGTGACGCTCAAGCTTTAGCAGATGCTAAAAAATATGCAGATGAAGAAATAGCTAAATTAGTTGATTCAGCTCCAGATGCTATGAATACATTAAATGAATTAGCTAAAGCAATAGGTGACCATCAAGATGTTTATGATGCATATGTTGCAGAAGTTTCAGGAGAATTAGCTAAAAAAGTTGATAAAGTTGAAGGAAAATCTTTAATAGATGACACAGAAATAGCTAGATTAAAAAATGTTGATAACTACAATGATACTGAAGTTAGAGGTTTAATAAGTGGTCTAGAAGGAAAACATGACCAACATGTTCAAGATATAAATGCTAATTTAGATAAAAAAGTAGATAAAGTTGAAGGAAAATCTTTAATACTAGATACTGAAATAACTAGATTAGCTACTCTTCATAACTACGATGATGCAGAAGTTAGAGGATTAATAGATGCTTGTGAAGCTAAAGATGTTGAGCAAGATGGAAGATTAGATGCAATAGAAGCTAAAGACGTTGCTCAAGATGGTAGATTAGATGTTATAGAAGCAGCATTACCATTAAAAGCAGTTAAAACTGAAGTTGAAGCAGCATTAGCATTAAAAGCAAATGTAGCAGACATAGTAGCAATAACTGAAGCAGAAGTTGACTCTATAGTTGGAGAAGTATTCGGAGAATAGTATAATTTAGGGAGGTGGGAGTTGTTCTCCCACCTCTTTTTTATATAAATCAGTTAAGAGGGGTGATATAGTGGTTGGATTTGAAAATCTAAATACATTCAAACATTTTGTTGAAAAGTTGAAAGATATTTTAGCGACTATCTCTTATGTTAACGAGTTAGATGCTAAAAATCTAAAAACAGGAAATTATAATTCTCTAAACACTTCTAATAAAACAGTTATTGGTTCAATAAATGAAGTAAATTCGTTTTTACAAGTAGACTACAATGATTTAATGCAAGATATTAATGAAATTGGAGCATCATTGCCAGATAATAGTTAGTATATATTAAGTAAGTAAATAAAATTGAAAGGAGTCGATTAAATGGCAAACTTAAATGATGTATTACAAGGTCTAGTCAACTTGAACTCCAAGATGGCAAATAATATAAATAGCATGTTAGATAGTATTGGTGAAGGTTTCCTTGATGTTGGGGAAATATCTTTTAATGGCAATACTGTAACATTGTCAAATGCAGTAGTTCTTGTAAATGGTTCAAATAAACAAGTTCCAAATCTATCTGCAACATTTACGGGCAATCAAATATGCTTTTTAGAGTTTAAAGCCAATAAGAGTTTCGCTTTAAAATTAGTAAATGTTACTGATGCGAATTTCAATTATAATTCTTCATCATTAACATCTACATCCAAACATTTCGCAGTAGCACGCCGTTATGGTAGTGTTATTGAAGATGTTAGAGTTATTGGAATGGTGTCTGATGATAAGACTATAGTAGGAGCTTTAAATGGAGCATTAAAAGCTATCGATTTAGATAATAGTGCAGATTTAGAGCTTAACTTAGATGCATTATCTAGAATATCTGCATTAGAAACTAACAAAGTCGATAGAACTTATGTAACTAACTATGTTAGTACAGCAATAAAAGATAAAATAGAAAAGTCTTATGTTGATGATAATTTTGTATCTAAAACTGATAATAATTTCGTATCTAAAACTGATAATAATTTAGCAACTACTGATAAGACTATAGTAGGTGCGATTAATGAGGTTTTTCAACGTGGCAATAATGTGAAACAATTGTTAGTAGACGCATTAATTGCCAAAGATGTTACAGCATCTACTGACGAAAGTTTCGAAAGTTTAATAGGTAAAATTAGTGAAATCCAAGGTGGTTCAGGAGGTACTCCTATAACAAGTTATGCGACGATAACCGTAAATTCATCTGATTTAGTTCTAAATGGTGATTACTATTACTACTCAATAGAATCTTTTGATTGGGATAATATAACTCTTATTTTAGCCGATGTTAAAGCAATTGATGACGATATAGGATTTACTCAATATTATACCAATATATTATATCCACCAGAAAGATTTGCAGGGAAATATACATTCTTTGTAGGAAATTTTAATGGTAATGGAGGAACAAGTGTTTATGAGGGTTCAAGTTGGGATTCAATACCAATAATGAAATCAACAGATAACTTTAGTAATGGGACTCTAACTATTTTTTACAAAGCAGGAACAGTTTCAAATTCTCGTGGTCTAACTTCACTTAGTCAAGAAACCACTCAATATCGTTCTGTTGATTACAATACTATTGATTTAAATTCTATACCAGGTAAATTTGATTATATTATATTTGATTTTTATGCTCATACAGTCGATGCCGACGGATGTAATATGACTGTAATATATGATTGTAACTCCAAGAAATGTTGTTACATGATTCGAGGGTATTATAAGTATTGCTATCAATTTGATAATGTACCTTCCAATTTAATTCCTATATTACGTTCAGATTTATCTTCAATAGAGCAGGTTTATTATACAGGTTTCATTGCAAATAATGGTACGATTGGATAGTATTAAATAATATATCAAAAGGGAGGAGAAATTTCTCCCTTTATTCTTAAAAAGAGGTGATAATTAAATGGCAAAGCCAAAGTTTATACAAGAAAATGGTGAAACTATTATACCAATTACGCATGAAGATGCCGTACTTGATAATAATGGTCAAAGTATCTCATCTAAATATGTACAAAGAGAAGATTCATCTTTAATGACTACATCTAAAAATGTAGTTGATGCTATAAATGAATTATCTATGGAATCTGTCACTACTGAGTCTTATACTAACGGTGATGATATCCAAATAGAACAAATAGATTATTCTGATGTTATAGATGATGTAACTTCTTTACAAACTGATGTAGGTGATTTAAGTTCTTTACAAACTAAAGATAAATCGAATTTAGTCGGTGCATTAAACGAGCTTTTTCAAGATGTCGATAGTGGAAAACAACTCATAGCCGACGCTATCGACGATGAGAATATTACTAAAAATTCTACATTTAGTGCTATGAGTGAGGCAATAACAAATATAAAACAGTCAGCAGGCTCAGGTTCCCCTACTGATGGAAGATTGGCTCTTTATTATGAGATGATAGATAAGGGATACGTTGAAGCTAATGAAACTATGTCTATTAATGAGTTAGTTAATTTACTTGAAGAATGTGACTTTGACCCTAATGAAGTTAAACAAATTTTTAGTGGTGACCAACATACATTCCTTATAAAAAATGACGGAAGTTTATGGGCATGTGGATATAACAGTTATGGTCAGTTAGGGCTAGGTACTACTTCTACTAAATACACATTTACTCAAGTTACTGAAAACATAAACAACGATGTTGAACGAGTATTTTGTTTTTCCAGTCATACATTCATTTTAAAAACTGATGGTACATTATGGGCTAGTGGTTGGAATTCACATGGTCAATTAGGATTAGGTGATAATACAAATAGGAATACTTTCACTAAAGTTGAAGGTATGGACTCTAATGTTAAGGAAGTTGTTTGTGGGTCAACTTATACATTCCTTATAAAAAATGACGGAAGTTTATGGGCAACTGGGGGTAACAGTTATGGATATTTAGGATTAGGGGATACTACTAATAGAAATACATTCACTAAAGTAACTACTAATATAAATAACGACGTGAAACAAGCAACTTTTGGGGGTGGTCATGCATTTATAGTGAAGACTGATGGAAGTTTATGGGGTTGTGGTCTTAATAATGTTGGACAATTAGGGTTAAATGATGCTACTAATAGAACTACATTCACTAAAGTAACTACTAATATAAATAACGACGTGAAACAAGTAGTTTGTGGAGATAGACATACTGTTATATTAAAAAATGATGGCAGTGTATGGAGTAGTGGTAGAAATGCATATGGAAGTTTAGGGCTAGGTGATACTTCTAATAGAACTACATTCACTCAAGCAGTAAATAATGTTAAACAAATATCTTGTCATTGTTATACGACAGTAATACAAAGAAATGACGGAACTTTATGGGCTTGTGGTTATAATGATTATGGGCAATTTGGTATAAGCGATACTGATTATAAGACTACTTTCATTCAAATTGCTCAGGATATAGGTACTAATATTAGAGAGGTAATAGTAGGTTATCGTACCACTTTTATTATTATGAACGATGGTACGATATATGCAGCAGGTTATAATTATTATGGACAACTAGGGTTAGATCCAAACACTGAACGATATAAGACATTCACCATTACATTACCACTTGATACTTCTCCAGAGTATCAAGATAAATTAAAGGTATATCAATTCTTAAAAAGTGCTATAGGTTTACCAGTTAGAGGTTCAATGTCTATTGAAGAACTGTTGGAAATTCTAATAGATAAAGGAGACCAGCTTGAAGATGTTTTAGTTGATGTTAAAGATACTTTAATTAATCTAATGCAAGATAATAACCATATTATTACTGATGAAAGTCTTGATAGTCTATTAGATTTATTGAAAAAAAGTAATATTGATATTGGTGGTATTAAACAAATAGCTTGTGGTAGTTATCATGCAGTTGTATTAAAAAATGACGGAAGTGTATGGACTACAGGTTATAATAATAGGGGTCAATTAGGAGTAGGTGATACTAGTAATAGGACTACATTCACCAAAGTAACAACTAATATAAACAATGACGTAAAACAAATAGCTTGTGGTAATCAACATACATTCATCCTAAAGAATGATGATAGTGTATGGTCTTGTGGTTATAATGTTAGTGGACAATTAGGATTAGGTAATATTCCTAATCAAACTACATTTGCTCAAGTAACTACAAATATAAATAATGATGTTAAACAAATAGCTTGTGGTAATAATTCTGCAATTATATTAAAAAAGGACGGAAGTATATGGTCTTGTGGTTATAACAGTTATGGGCAGTTAGGACTAAATGATACTTCTAATAGAGCCTCATTTACCCAAGTAACTACAAACATAAATAATGACGTTAAACAAGTATTTTGTGGTTATAATCATACATTTATTCTAAAGAATGACGGAAGTTTATGGGCTAGTGGTTATAATAATTATGGTCAACTAGGATTAGGCGATACTACTAATAGAACTACATTCACTCAAGTAACTACTAATATAAATAACGATGTTAAACAAGTAGCTAATGGTCAGTTTCATACATTAATATTAAAGAACGATGGTAGTTTATGGAGTTGTGGTCAAAATGATTATGGACAATTAGGATTAAATGATACTACTACTAATAGAACTACATTTACTCAAGTTATAAATAATGCTAAACAAATCGCTTGTGGTGAATATTATACAATTATATTAAAGAATGATGATAGTGTATGGTCTTGTGGTGTGAATGATTATGGTCAATTAGGACTAGGCGATACTACTCAAAGAACTTCATTCACCAAAGTAACTACAAATATAAGCAATATAAAACAAATAGCTTGTGGTTATTATCATGTATTTATAATAAAGAATGATGGTAGTATATGGGGTTGTGGTTTAAATGACGAAGGTCAATCAGGATTTGGTGATTATAGTAATAGAAAAACATTTACCCAAGTACCAAGGGGATTCTAATAAATAATCTTATATTCAAAGGAGGAGTTCAAAACTTCTCCTTTTAACGTTCTAAATTCTGAAAGGATGTGATTTATTAATATGGCTAAAATAAAAAAAGTGCAAAAGAACGGCGAGGATATATATTTAGTTACTCATGAAAATGCAGTACTAGATAGTGATGGAAACACTGTTGGTGAAAAATTATCCGATATATCTAATATAATCGGTGATACTTCTCAATTACAAACAAATGGAAAATCTATAGTAGAAGCGATGAATGAGGTTTTTCAATGTGGCAATAATGCGAAGAAGGAGTTAGTAGACGCATTAGTTGCCAAAGGTGTTTCAGCATCTACTGACAATACTTGGAAAGAGGTTACAAATTCAGTCAAAGATTTACCTTCTAAAATGTTTAGACCTTATGTTACAGGTGACCATACTTTGTTCCTTGTTGGTGATGAAGTTTGGTCTTGTGGTGATAACGGTTATGGTCAACTAGGATTAGGGGATACTACTGATAGAACTACATTTTGCAAAGTTGATTTTAAAGATGTCTATCAAGTAGCATGTGCATATGCATATAGTGTTATAGTTAGAAAAGATGGTACATTATGGGGATGTGGGCATAATACTTATGGCCAGTTAGGTTTACCAAAAGGGTCTGCTAATCCTAATGTATTTACTAGACTTGGAAACATATCTAATATAGATAGAGTTTTTTGTGGATATTATCATATGTTTGTTCTTAAAAAAGATAATACTGTATGGGTTACAGGTAGAAATACTGATGGGCAATTAGGTATAGGAACTAAAACTGACCAATTTGGATTTGTACAAAACACAGATTTAATAGCATCTGATATAAAGAAAATAGAATTCACAGGTTTTGCATCTTTCGTATTAAAAAAAGATGGTACATTATGGGGATGTGGTGATAACGCATATTCACTTCTTAATATGCCATCTGATTCGACTCCACATACTACTTTTATTCAAATAGCATCTGATGTTGATGATGTATGGGCAGGGAGTGACCATTGTTTTCTAAGAAAAACAGATAATACTATATGGAGTTGGGGTAGAAATGATGAAGGACAACTAGGTTTCCCCGAGTATGATACTTCGACTTCATCTGCATATACTATGCAGCAACTTCAATCCATTGATTTTTCTAAAATAAAAACTGTATTCCTTTCTAATGATACTTCTTTCCTACTTCAAACTGACGGTGTTTTATTAGCTTGTGGTCATAACTATTATGGTAGTTATGGTAGTGGAAACTCTAGTGAAGTTAAAGAATTCACACAAGTTCAATCTGATATTGCAGAATTATTTGGTGATACATCCTCACAAGGTTTATTTGGATTAAAAACTGATGGAAAATATTATATTTGGGGATATAATGGTTACAGTCAACTTGGAAATGGGTTAACATCTACTATTTATACACCTGTTGCTCATCCAGATTTATCTTTCGATGCAGGTTATACAGCATTAAAGAATAAATTAAGTATGATGTATGACGTATCATCTGCTAGTACTGTAGAGGAACTTTCCGAGTTAATACAAATAGCACCTCCTTTAACTGACCTTTTCGGCAACACTTGTTTTACTAAATATATGCCAGTTCATGGTGCATCTTATGGCTTTACATTAGGTTCTGATGGATATTATTGTAGTACAAATAAAGCTATAAAGAGCTCTTCATCAGTTGGTCAAGTATTTGTTTACATTCCACCTTATCCACCTAATACATCAAATGTTATCTTATATTCTGTTTATTTAGATTGTATCTCTAATGGTGAGAATAACTACGACTTCGGTTTAATAGGTAAATTGAATGAAACTCTTACTTTAAACTCTACAGCTGATTCAAATGTCCTTAAATCTTTCAAAGGATTAGCAAGTACAAATGTTCAGTCTGTCCTTTTAGCAGAGTCAGTAGAGAGTGCAAATTTATCTGATGCTATAGTAGGGTCTTATTATGTTAAGTATAGAAAAGATGGTTCGAGCGATTCAAATGATGACCATTTTAAATTCAAAATTAGAATTGTTGAAGGTATAGTTGGTTGTTGTTTCGATGCAGGTTCTCAAATATTATTAGCTAATGGTACTACTAAAAACATTGAAGATATTGTCAAAGGTGATATAGTAATGTCTTTAAATGAAGCTACTAAAGAATTTGAGCCTAAGCCAGTTAAATCTTTAATAGTTAAAGAAAATTCTGATGACTTAGTATTTATACATTTATCTAATGGTACTAAGATAGGAATGAGAGCATATCATCCATTATTAACAGTTGATGGATGGAAATCACTTAGACCAGACTTTGATGATGTTATTAAAGAAGTTGGAAATGTTGAGTTACTTAAAATTGGAGATGTTTTAGTAGGTTACGATGAAAACTTAGAGATTATCAATATCGAGTCTAGACCTTACGTTGAAAATTATACTACTTATAATCTAGACGTTGAAGATAATGATAACTATGTAGTAGAGGGCATTGTTGCACATAATGCAGCATGTAAATAATATATATTCAAAGGAGGAGTTCAAACTTCTCCTTTTAAACGTTTTAAAATTATGAAAGGATGTGATTTAACGGTATGGCAGAAATAAAAATTCTGAAAGAAAATGGTAAGGATATTATACCAGTTACTCATGAAAAAGCAGTAGTTGACGATAATGGGGTTTCCTTAAAAAATAAATTAAAAGCATTAGAGGATAATAAACTAGAACTAGTGAACGTTGATGGTACTGTTGATGATGTAAATGTTAAAGGCGAAGATGAGAGAATTGGTGAATTAGAAAATCTTCAAACTGAAAATAAAGAATCTATTGTCGGTGCATTAAATGAACTTTTTCAAGATGTCGATAGTGGAAAACAACTCATAGCCGACGCTATCGACGACGAAAGCATTACGAAAGATTCAACATTTGGTGCTATGAGTGAGGCTATAACAAATATAAATTCTGAGTTATCTACTGTTAATGAAGAGTTATCTACTGTTAATGAAGAATTAACTTCTATTAATAATGAAATAAATAGTTCTATAAATAACTCACGTCAAGCTTTGACTAACTATGATATCAGCTATGATACAAATTCTTCATTTTCCGATTTAAACCAATCTTTAATATTAGCAAATCAGCATGAAAATGGGATAAAAACGATAAAAGGTCACCATACAGCTTTTATGGTGAAAAAAGACGGTACAATTTGGGGTATGGGTTTTAATCAATCCTATCAGTTAGGTATAGGTAGTAACTACAATGCTATTGAGTGGACTAAATTACCTATTGATAATGTTAAAGATGTATTTTATACACTAGATAATACAATAGTATTAAAAAATGATAATACAATATGGGGTTGTGGAAAAAATCAATATGGTGAACTAGGTTTAGGACATAATAGGTATGTTTATACTTTCACCAAGTTATATGATAATGTAGAAACTTTAAGTATGGGAGAAACTCATACTGTAATTAAGACTTTAGCAAATTCACTTTATTCCACTGGTCGAAATAATTCAGGTCAATTATGTCAAGGTGATACTACTGATAGAAATACTTTCACTCATATATCCACTAATGCATCTTTCACAAAACAAATAGCATGTTCTTCCTCTAATACTTATATACTGAAAGCAAATGGTGATGTTTATTCTGCAGGTGGTAATGCGTATTACCAATTAGCAACAGGTAGTACAGATACTTCATTAGTTCAAACTACTTTAACGAAAATCAGTTCTGTATCTAAAATCAGTTATATTGATTGTGGTGATAACCATGTTTGTGCATTAGACCATGTGGGCACTTTATATACTGCAGGTGATAATACTTATGGCCAATTAGGTAGAACAGGAAATGCTCATACTTTTACAAGTGCACAAACTAAAATTAAAAAGGTTGTATGTGGAGCGTATCATACCGTTGCTCTTAATAGTAGCAATATTGTATTAACAGTTGGTGCGAATAGCAATGGTCAATTAGGTAATTCAAATACTACAGGTTCTTCTACATTTATTAATACAGGGAAAAAAGCATTTGATATTTATGCATTAAAATATTCAACATTCTATTTAGGTGCTGATTGTAAATTATATGCTTGTGGAAAGAATAATTATTATCAATTAGGATTTCTTATTTCAGGAGACCAAACTAGTTTTATAGATACTCAAATGTTACTGGATATAAAACCTTCCAATAATGTCTTAAAATCAAGTATAATATCAGCTTTAACGACGGCATCAATTCCATTTATGAATACTGAGTCTTTAACTAAGTTAGTTCGAAGAACTAAATCTTTCAAGAAGATTTGTGCTAAATATAACTCAACTGTTTTATTAGATTCATTTGGTACTCTTTGGGTATGTGGATTTAACCTTTATAATCAGTTAGCACTTGACCCATCTTATAAAGGCAATGAAGTATTTGGATTCCATCAATCAATCTCAGGTGTTAAAGATTTCTCATTCTCAGGTGATTCATTATATTTCCTTAAATATGATAATTCTCTTTGGGTATGTGGAAGATCAGTTTATGGTCAGTTAGGATTAGGTGATACAACTACTCAATACAGTCCAGTTCGTGCTAATGTTGGTAATATATCTAATATTAAAGAGGTAGCATGTGGCAAAGGTCATACTTTTATTATAACTGAAACAGGCAAGCTTTATGCATCAGGTAGTAACAGTAAGGGACAACTAGGATTAGGTGATACTACTCAAAGAACTACATTCACTTATGTTTCATCTTATGCAAATTATGTCAGCAAAGTTGCTTGTGGGGACGATTTCTCTTTTATTTTACAAGGTGATGGTCAATTATATGCTTGTGGTAATAATCAGTATGGTCAATTAGGATTAGGTGATACTAATAATAGAAGTAATTTCACTAAAGTTACAAGTATGGGGTCTGATGTTCAAGATGTTTGTTGTGGTATGAATTATACTTACGTTAAAAAGAAAGATGGAACAATTTGGTGTTGTGGAAGCAACTCAGGTGGTCAGTTATGTCAAGGCGATACTACTAATAGAAATGTATTTACTAAGGTCAATGTATCATCTATTGATAGAGTTGTTTGTGGGGGATTATTTGTATTCTTTATAGGTACAGATAAGACTCTAAAATGTTGTGGAAGTAACTATTTCGGCCAGTTAGGAGTTGGCTCTAGTGGTTCAAGTGCAACCAAAACATCTATAACATCTGTAACTAGTGTAACTAATGTAATAGATGTTACAGCAGGTGATTATCATACTATCGTTTTAACTGATGGTGGAATATGTAAGAAATTATATGCTTGTGGAAATTATCAGTATGGTCAATTAGGGATATCAACATCTTCTGTTATACCGAATTTAACTGAAGTTAATATAATTTTTTAAGGAGTTTTAATTATGCCGAAACCTTCATATCGAGATGATTCAGGAGCTATTAATTTCCTTCCCACTACTGAAGAAAAAAGTCAATTACAAATAAGACGTGAAATAAAACAATTACAAGAAAGTCTAGATAAAATAAATACTGACTTAGATTTAATTAAACAAATGTTATACTTAATATTATCTAAATAAAGTGAGTTCAAGTAACTCACTTTATTCGTTTATATAAGTAATATTGATATAATAAGGAGGTAACATATGGTAAGAATTAATGTAGAAGATTGGTTAAACAATAATGAGTTGGCCATAAATATTTGGAAAAGTAAATATCAATATAATAATGAATCTTTTAATGAGTGGTTAGATAGAGTTTCAGGTGGAGATGAAGAACTTAAGCAAAGAATGTTACAAAAGAAATTCTTATTTGGAGGAAGAATATTATCTAATAGGGGATTAGAAAAGCACGGTAAAAAAGTTACTATGTCAAATTGTTATGTAGTAAAAAACCCAGAGGATAATATAGAAGATATTTATAGATGTTGTTCTGATATAGCAAGAACATTCTCCATGGGTGGTGGATGTGGTATAGTTTTAGATAAACTTAGACCACGTGGAGCTAATGTGAATAATTCTGCTAGAACTACTACGGGAGCAGTATCTTTTATGGAGACATTTTCTAAAGTATCTGAAACTATAGGTCAAAACGGTAGACGTGGAGCCTTGATGATAGCTTTAGATGTAAACCATCCAGACATAATGGAGTTTATCGATATTAAAACTGATTTAAATAAAATACTAGGAGCTAATATTTCAGTTAAAGTCGATGATGAATTTATGCGAAAAGTATTAGCAGATGAAACGCACGTATGCGAATTTTTCGTAAAAGAAACTGATGAAGTAATACGAAAAGAACTAAAAGCACGTGAGGTATTCGAACGTCTAGTATCTAACAATTATGATTATGCCGAACCAGGAATATTATATTGGGATACTTTCAATAAGTATTCTTTATTAAATAACTTTATTAAGGAAGGATTTTTCGAGTATGGTGGAGTTAATCCTTGTGCCGAAGAGCCATTACCAGAAGGGGGAGCTTGTTTATTAGGCTCTATAAACTTGAGTGAATATGTAATTAGCCCATTTACTGATGATGCCTTCTTTGATACTTATGAGTTTGTTAATGATATTCCTATTTATATAAAAGCATTAAATGACGTACTAGATGAAAATGTAGATATACATCCTTTAGATTATCAATGTCAAGTTGCGAAAGATTGGAGACAAATAGGTCTTGGTGTTATGGGTATAGCCGATGTATTTATAAAAATGGGTCTTAGATATGGCTCAAAAGAGTCTATAGCCTTACTAGATAGAATAGGCCATGTTTTAGCATATACAGCTCTTCATACTTCATGCCAAATGAATAAAGAGGCCGAAGTCCCAGCGAAGTTCTGTGAGGATATACCAGATTATTTAGCATATTCATACTTCGTTCAAGAGCATTCAAATTTAGATACTGATAATTATGCTCTATTTGAAGATATAAGACAACACGGTCTGTATAATTCTGCATTATTAACGGTAGCACCTACAGGTTCTTTATCAACTATGCTAGGTATATCAGGAGGAATTGAACCTATATTTGCCAAGTCTTATGAAAGAAGAACTATAAGTTTACACGAAGAGGAAACTACTTACAAAGTTTATACTCCTATAATACAAAAGTTAATGGATAAATTAGGTATAACTAATGAAGAAGATTTACCAGACTATATAGTAACAGCTCACGACTTAGACCCATATGAAAGGGTTAAATTACAAGCTACTATGCAAAAGCATATAGATGCGAGTATATCTTCAACTATAAACTTGAACGAAAATGCTACTAAAGAAGATGTATTTAATATCTATATTGAAGCTTGGAAAGAAGGTTGCAAAGGTATAACTATTTTTAGAAATAATTGTAAAAGAACAGCTATACTAACTACTGAGCCTTCTAAGGAAGAGAAGGTCGCAGAAGTGGAAGCAGTTCCTTCAGATATTATTCCTAGAGGTTATATCTTACCAACTAATGATAATGTGATAGGCTTAAAGAAAAAACTTTCAGGAGGTTGTGGTTCTTTACACTTACAAGTTTATTTCGATGTAGAGGCAGGTAAGATGACTGAAGTATTTATTAATAAAGGTGGTGGAGGTGGATGTAATTCCAACTTAAATGCTTTATCTAGAATGATTTCTTTAGCACTAAGGGGTGGTATAGATATTCACGATATAGCAGACCAACTTGATTCTACAATAAATTGTCCTTCATTCGCTAGTGCTAGAGCTAAAGGTATTCAATTGTCTAAAGGTTCTTCATGTGCTAACTCTGTAGGAAAAGCCTTAGTGGACTTAAATAAAGAATTCCAAAAGATGTTTGCTTTAATGCAAGAAGATGTTGACGAAGTAGAGGAAGTAGTTCCTCATAATATTGATGCTTATGCCGAATATAAAGCCTTTATTAAAAAGCATGGTGAGATAGAGTTTATGAAAGCATATCATCTATGTCCTCAATGTTTTTCTCCTATAGAGGCATCAGGTGGTTGCATGAGTTGTCCTCAGTGCAGTTACTCTAAATGTGAATAATTTACATTAAGGGAGTTATACAACTCCCTTTTATATCGTTTATATTAATGAAGTGAGGTGATAAGGTAAAATGAATTTTGAAAGACTTGATGAAGCTAAAGAAACTAAAAAAGGTATTTTAGCATCATACAAAGCAACTTTTATGGAGTTTAATAAGGTTAATGAAAATAATAGAATTTATTCTAGCGATATAGCTAAAAATAGAATATTAACTAATGAAACTAAACAGGCCATAAAAGAAAATAAATTACTAGGTGAAATAAATCATCCAAAAGAGCGATTCGATGTTGATTATGAAAAAGTTTGCATAAATACTACTTCGCTATACTATGATGAAGCAACTGATTCTTTAAAAGGGACTTTCGATATTCTAGATACTCCTATGGGTAGAATATTAAATACTTTAGTTGAGTATGGAACTCATATTTCCTTATCGGCAAGAGCTATGGGTAAAACTAAAACAGGAAAAGGTGGAGTTAATGAAGTTATGGAAGATAGTTATATGTTTAAAACTTTCGACGCCGTAACAACTCCAGGATTCTCTATAGCTACAATAGACCCTTCTAAAGACTCTATTAATGAATCTTTATGCGATTTATACGAGTCTTTTACTGAAGATGAAAAGGCACAGGTATCGCCTTTATTAGAGTCTATTGGTATGCCAAAGGATTTTCTATATTCAAGCACAAGTCCTCAAGCTAATGAGGATAATGCTAATATAGATAGTGAACCAGTATCTGAAGATAAGTCAGATATGCAAAACTTAATAGCCGAATATGAAGCTATAATAGATATATTAAAAAGTCAACTTAACGATAAGGATGCGAATATATCTGCTATGAAGGAAGAATATTCTGCTATAATTGACGTTTTACAAACTTCTAAAGAAAAAGAAGTTGATAAATTAAATACATCTATCGATGAATATAAACATGCAATAGAAACTTATTCGTTATCTTTAAAAATGTCTAATGAAAAGATAACTTCTTTAACTTCTGAATTAAGCGAGTCTAGAAATAAAATAGATAAATTAGAATCTGAATTAAAAGTAGTTTACGAATCTTTTAATAACCGTTTAAATGAATTAACTACTGTTAATGAATCAATGTTAGGTGACGTTGAATTCTTCTCGTCTGAAGTAGTTAAGTCAAATGAAGATTATAACTCGCTATTAGAAGAATATAAGGTACTTGAGGCAAAATATACTAAAGCCTTAGAAGATTTGAAAAAAGATGAATTCAAACTTCAGTCAAATCTTATATCTGAAGGCGAGGCTAATCTAACACTTATAAATGTTATAACTGAATCAAAAGAGGTTGATAAACCAATTGATTCACTTACTTTAAATCTTTTAAATAAAATAAACAATAAAAATTAGGAGGCTAAAATTATTATGAATAACAACTTAAATTCTATGGATTTATATAGAAGCAATTTTGTTCAACAATTAGTTGAAGCTTATGACCCATTTATACAAGCAGTGGCTAACCACAAGCCAAATATGAAGCCAGAAGAGGCATCTAAATTAGCAGTATTATTACACAATACTCAAACAGCTTTACAACATATGAACGAGGCTACTCAACCTATAGACGTTCAAAACTTTAAGAAACAAGCATTAGCATTAGTTTCAGCAGTAATACCTAACTTAATAGCAGAAGAGTTAGTTACAGTTCAACCACTTCAATTAAAAGTTGGTCAAATATTCTTCTTAAAATATATGTATGGAAGCGATAAAGGACAAGTAAGAAAAGGTCAAGTTGCTTTCGATAGATATGGTAGACCAGAAAATGTTATAAACTATTCTAGTGAAATAGTTGAAGGTGAAGAATTTGCTACGGGTAACGGTGCAGATGTTCACTTCGAAGGAAACTTAGCATATATAAGAGTTAGACATATAGATGCTATCAATGGAATAGCAGTTAAATGTGACGAAGCAGGTAACATCGAAGGTGTAGGTGTTAGAGGTCATGTTGATTTAGAAACAGGTAGAATGGAATTAGATTTCGACGTTGCTATAGAAGATGGAGCAGTAGTTGAAATAGATTATCAATACGATTTAGAATCAGTATTACCAAATACTATACCAGAAGTTCAATTACACTTAAGTGAAACTACTCTTAAAGCTAGACCTAGAAAACTAAAAACTTTATACAGCTTTGATGCAGGTCAAGATTTAATGAGACAACAAGGTGTAGATATAGACGAAAGTTTATTAGAAGCAGCAGTTAACTCTATAAGAGCAGAAATAGATGCAGAAATAATAAATGACCTTTGGGTTCAAGCAGGATTAACTTCTACTTGGAATAATGTTTGGGATAAATCTTCAGGATTATCTAAACGTGAATATAATATGACTTTCATAGATGAAATAACAGCAGCAGGAAATGCTATGTTTGAAGTAACAAGAAGATGTCAACCTAACTTCTTAGTAGTAGGTAGATTAGGAGCTGACGCTTTAGATTCAATAGGTGCACCAAGATTCCAAGCAGTTCCAAATGTTGGAGGTACAGGAGCATTCTATGCAGGTATGTTAGATGGTAGAATAAGAGTTTATAAAAACCCTTACTTTAGAGCAGAACAATACTTATTAGGTTATAGAGGAGATACTTTAATAGATGCAGGTTATGTATATGCTCCATATTTACCAATAATGACTACTAACTTATTAATGATGGAAGACTTCGTTGGTAGAAGAGGTTATGCAACTTCTTATGCTAAGAAAATGTTACAACCACAATTATACATCAAAGGTACTATAATAACTGAGTAATTTTATAGAAGGAATAGGACGTTGTTCCTATTCCTTTTTGCATTATGGAGGTGATGTAGTGTATAAAGTTACTATACAAAATATTAATCAAATATATTTCTCTTTACAAGACCATAAAGGGAAAAGAATATCTTTAACTCAATATGAAATGTTAGTATTTAATGGTCTGTCTCAATCTGAGGCTAATTCTTATAAAAAATATATACCTTTAGGACTTTCAGTTATTATTCAAGAAGATAATTCGTTCATATGCACTGACTACAAGGTGGTTGAAACTGTTGAGGTTAAGCCAGAAATCGTTGAAGTCAACAAGTCCTTTAATTATTCTATTGAAGATTTAAAATTATTCAAAAGGGAAGATTTAAGAGCCTTATGTCTTGATGTTAATATAGATATAAAAAGAAAAACTAAAGCAGAATTGATTGAAGAGTTGGTGAACTTCTATGGACTATAGAGATGCCATCGAAAATGTTAAGTATTCTTTAGGATACCCAGCTATTAAGCTAGAGATAGATGACGATGTAATTGACTCTTTTTTCATGTTAGCTTTAACGAAAGCAGTTGATTATTCTAATCATACTCAAGCAGTTTCCAAGCCTATGCAAGAAGTTATATACATGCCCGAGGCACTTGCAGTAGTAAGAGTAAGTGATACTGATTCTATAGTAACCGAAATAGATGATACAGCTTTATTTAGTTACTACTATTCATCACGAGAATTTAACACTAACGGTTACAAGAATTTATTAATCACTCAAGCTCGTTCATCTTTTTTATATTCCAACGTGAATAAAGGTTTTAAATTTTATAATAACAAATTATATTTATATAACTACAATGGAAAAGTTACAGTAGAATATATTCCTAAGTCTATGCAGTTTCACGAGTTAGAATCAAACTTACAGTCTTGGGTTATTAAATATACTAAATGCCTATGCAAAGAAGCATTAGGTCGTATAAGAAGTAAATATAAATCAAACTCAGGACCATTTGAATTAGATGGTGATACTCTACTTAATGAATATAGTGAGGAGCGTACTCAATTAGAAGATGAGTTGTCTACTTCTCAAAATGGATTTTTCTTTGTAGATACTGATAATTAAAAGGAGGTACTCATTAATGAGTTTATTTAAAGACTTAAATCAAGCAAACAAAATAATGTTAGGCTTAAATGAATGCAAAGAAGAGCCTAAAGTTGAAGAAGTTAAGGAAGAAGAGGTGAAAGTAGAAGAGGAAGTAAAAGTAGATGAAGAAGTTAAAGTTGAAGAAAAAGAAGAAGCTAAGGAAGAAAAACTTGAAGAAGGTAAAAAAGGTAAGAAGTGTGAAAACGAAGAAGAGGAAGAAGAGGAAGAAATAGACGAAGACTTAAAAGAGTTCTTTGAAAACGGATTCGAATTACATGAAGGCTCATCTTTAAATTTATTCTTATGTGAAGATTGTGGTGCTATTCACGAATGTGAAGGTGAGTGTGAAGAATGTGGTGGTCACCTAGAAGAAGCAATGAAGTTAGTTGTTAAAGGTGGAAAAGTAGTTAAAAAGAAAATAAAAACTAAAAAACAAAAAATGTCTTCAAAACAAAAGGCAGCACTTAAAAAGGCTCAAAAGAAATCTCAATCAGCTGGAGCTAAGAAAGCAAGAGCTAAATCAATGAAAGTTAGAGCTAAAAAAGGATTAAACGAAGGTGAAAATAAAGAGTGTCCAGAATGTGGATATATTGGTACTATGGTTGAAATAGAAGATGGAGTTTTCGAATGTCCAGATTGCCATGCAGAATTAGAGGTAGCAGAAGAAGCAATACAAGAATCTGTTGATACTACTTTAGAAATGTATAAAAGAGCTTTAGATATACCAGAGTTTGTATTAAATGAAGGAAATGAATTCGTTAAATCTTATATAAAACATGTATTCGATATAGACTTAGATGAAGAATAGGATGTGTTTCCTATGGGAAATATAACTCCTAACAATAATGAATATAACTTATTATCAGGATTTATTGAAGAGGCTTTAGACTTATTAGGTCAAGAATGTTTAATCTACTTAATAAATGATTCTATTAAAGAAACACCATCCGATAGTATTCTTTATTACGATAAGCCTATAAAATCAAATATACTATTTGAGGACGATTTAAGAGATGTAAAAATGAAAGGTAAGCACTGGGATAAAGAAGTAGATATGGAGATTATAGCTTATATTGGCCTAGATGATTTATTTAATATTAAAAAACATTGCATAGTCGAAACTACACCTACTTTTTACAATGCACCTTCTAAATTTTTAATCACTGATATTTATGGTCAAGTTAATTCTACTTATGCGAGGGTTAAATTAGTACCTTATAGACAATCTTTAAGAACTGAACTTGATGTTAAGAAAGATGTAGAAACTAAATATGTTGAAAATGATATAGTATACAGAAAGAGCCATTTAAAAAGATGATTTATATACAACCTTTAGATTATAAATGGTTTCCTATTGATACGAATGATTTGGCTTTCGAGGAAGAATTAGCAAAAGATTTTGTAAAACAAGTCAAAGTCGCTATCGAAACTCAGAAATTCAATTTCACCCCTTTATCTCCCAAGTATTTAGCTTATAAGAGACAAAGGGGTTTATCATTAAATATTTGGGAAGCGACGTCACAACTAAAAAATTCTCTAGGTTACTTTATTGAAGGAGATACTATCACTATAGGGTGGGATAAGAATTTAGTCCATGATAACTCCAATTTAAAAGTCTATCAAATAGCAATACTTTTAGAATTTGGGACTGCGAAAATACCACCTAGACCTTTATTCAGGAATATGCTTAAAATTTACCAAGATAGTCCTACGAAGAAGCCACTTCCTCAATCAGGAGTTTTTACGAAGAAGAAAACATCAGGTATCGATATTAAAACTTCTATAAAAGAGTCAATATTTACTAAGATAAGTAAAAAAGTCAAATCGTTCTTTAGTTTCTTTAATATCTTTAAAAAGAGGTGATTAAAATGAGTTTACATTTATATGATAAGGCACTTCTAAACAAACTTAAAAGTGTATTTGAAAATGTAGTAGATGCAAGTGATGAAAAGGCCTTACAGCTATCTGAAGATAATGAAGCTATGGTTTACCTACCTATGATTTCATTTTGGCGATTAAATAATAACCTATCTACGGATTATGCACAATCTCCTTTGAAAAATTTAGGTAGACGTAACTCACGAATCATAAATGATTCTAAGTTAGTCAATTATGAGTTGGCCTTTAACCTTGAATACCAAATAGATATATGGAGCGATAGACGTTCCGAATGTGATGACCTATTTACTGAATTAGTCTTATTCTTCTTACAAGAACCTAACCTAGTAATATATGATGAAAATGCTCAACAAGAATATGTTTTACCAGTTACAATTACTGAAACTGTAACTAATGTAGATTTAACTCAATTTAGTGATAACGGAAATTTATATAGACAGGTGATTACTTTATCAGTACCAAATGCACCAGTCTTATTCCCTAAAAAGCATAAAATGATTAAAACTCGAATTGTCAAATGGGTTCTAGAAAACTTCAGAGGTGATAGATTTGATATATAAACTTACTTTAGAAGTTGACCATGCAATTACTTTATTATACCTTGAGGATGATGGTACTATAAGAAATATAAAATTCTTGCCATCTGATACTCTTTATATTGATGATGATTCGATACTTAGATATTTGAATCTAAGGGGCTTACTAGACCCAGCTCTAAATATAATACAAATTAGAAAGGAAGGTTGAAGACCACAATGGTACAAAGATTGCCTTACGGAACTAACGTTCCAGGAATTCGTTTTACTGAAAACTATATAATGCCAGCAGTAAATGGTGAAAGAGATACAATAACTTGTATCTTAGGGACTGCAAAATCAGGACCAGTTGACCCTACAATTGTGAAATCTGCATCCGATTTTAAACTTCTATTTGATGTAGCTTTACAAGACGATTATGGTATAAAAGCAGCAAATGTTATTTTACCAGATACAGTAATGTTTGTTAGGGTTCTATCAAAAGGAGCTAGAACTATATTTAAGGATGAAGATAGAGATATATTTATAGCAAAAGAAGGTGGTACTCATTTAGTTGGAGGTTCTATCGAAATATCTATAGAAAAAGAAGCTATAAAAGTTGAACTTAAAAGAAATGAAAATTTATTAGAGTCAGTAGTTTGTTCTTCTAACCCTTTAGATAGTGAATATATCTTTAAAGTATTTGATAATTATTCTACTTACTTAAAATTAGCAACAGCAGATGATTATAAATTCGAAGCGAAAACTTTAGTTGGTGCAGGTGGTACTACAGGAGCAGCACGTGGTGTTGGTGCAACTGAAGGATTTGAAGTTATGTCTAAATATCCAGATGCAAGATTAAATAATGCAGTTGTACACTTATTAAATACTCTTGAAGGAAAGCCTTATATACAATTAATAAGAAATGGTGAAGTTGTAGAAGAAATACCATTCTCAAGTTCTCTTGAAAATATATCTGATTTCGTTGCAAGAGTAAATTCTACTTCTAATTATATAGAAATTACAAAACTTGAATCTTTCGAACCTTGTAATGTTGTTATAGCAGGAGGAGACGCAGGTACAACTTCTGTAACAGCAGAAGATTTTATAGATGCTTTAGATAAGATAGCAGATGCATCTATATACAGAGTTGATACTCTAATAATACCAGGAATAACTGATAATAGAGTTCAAGCTTATGCTCAAGAAATATGTGAATTTAGAGGAGATACTTTATATATAGCAGACCATCCACTTGGCTTAAGAAGTAACCATGTTAGAGACTTCGTAAGAGCTAGAGGTCAATTCTCAGCTAATACTCCATTATCATCTTCATATGTTTCAGTATTCTCACCTTGGGTTAAATATAATGATGGAAATGTTTCATTCTATCCACCTTCTATATTTGCAGCAAAACAATTAAGTAACAATGATAAGTCTTGGAAAGTTTGGGACTCATGTGCAGGAGTTAAACGTGGAGTATTAAGTGCTATATCAGGACTTGAATATGACCCATCTAAAACTGAAATGGATATCCTTTATAATGATGCATTAGTTAATCCTATAGTTAATATAACAGGAAAAGGTTTCATTATATGGGGTAATAAAACAACTAGACCTCCAATGTATAAAAATGCACCAGAGCCAGTTTGTTCTCTAAACGTAAGAAGATTAATAAATCACTTAAGAAAAGTTATATATGACGCTACATTACCATTATTATTCGAAGCAAATGATGCATTCTCTTGGACTATGATGGAAAATATAGTTAATCCTATATTAACTACTATAAAAAATGGAAGAGGTATAGATGACTATAGATTCATATGTAATGAAACAACTAACACTGCAGAAAATATAGATAGTTTAATAATGTCTGCAGTTCTTATGATAAGACCTACTCGTTCTTCAGAGTATATAAATATAGATTTAAATGTATACCCTTATACAGTAGAGTTTCCAGAAATAGGAGGTGACAATTAATGCCTATCAATATGAATGGTTCTCACCTAAGTTCAAATAGAACTTATGAATTCCAAAAGATGAATCAATTTGAATGTCAAATAGGTGATTTAGCACAAGAAGTTACTTTATCTGTATCAAAAGCATTCTTACCAGAGGTCAGCTTAGATGTAGTTGAAGTTCCTTACTTCAACGGGAAAACTAAATTCGCAGGATTAGCAAACTTCGAAGGAGGTTCTATCGAGATAAGAGATGCTATAGGAGCAGATATAGAAAAAATATTATATAATTGGTTCAAATCAACTTATGACTGGAATACAGGAGCTATGGGTTATGCAACTGATTATAAAAAAGAAATAACAGTTACTGAATACTCAGGGGATGGCCAAGTTGCTAGGGTTTGGAAATTAAAAGGATGTTGGATTTCTACTTTCGCAGGTGGCGAACTTGATTACTCTAGTGGTGACTTAAAAGTTATAACATTAACTATACAATACGATAGTGCCGAAAGAGTTTAGTATTAAAGGAAGTGAGTTCAATCTCACTTCCTTTATTCGTTTTAAATAGTAATACATTTAAAAAAGGAGGATTAATATGGAAGAAAGAATTACCTTACCATCTAATGGTGTCTTTTATGAACAAGATTTCCCAATAAATATTACAATAAGAAGTTTAACTACTAATGAGGAGCAACTTTTATATGGCTCTACTTCTGAAACTACTATAGATAAAATAATATCAAATTGTATAGTTGACCCCAAAAATTTCCCTTTAAATGATATATTACCAGCCGATAAAATGTTTATTCTTTTTAAACTTAGAATAATATCTTATGGCCAAGAATATAATCAAACTATATTCTGTCCTTATTGTAATTATGAAGGCTCTGCAGTTTTAGACTTAGACCAATTACCTTGTGATGAGTTAGATGAAGATAAAATAAAAATACCTTTAAAATTAACACTTCCGATGAGTAAGGATGTAATCGAATTAAGAGTCTTAACTGAAAAAGACTATAAAACTATAAAAGAAAGGGCACTGAAGTTAAGCAGTAAACTGAGCATACCTTTCGGTCAAGTAGAGCATAAGTTAAGATTTGCAAAACAAATTAAATCTGTAAATGGCGAAAAAATGGATTCATTCTTAGCCGAAAAATACTATTCTACTATGCACGTGCGAGATGTTAAATATATAGAATCAGCTCTTAACTCAATTAAATTAGGTTATCAAGGAGCCCTAGATATGGTATGCCCTTCATGTGGTCACGATATAGTAGTACCATTTGAAATGACTAGTGAATTCCTTAACCCTACTTTTCGAGACATCGAGTGGAATTAATCCTAGAGTGAAAGTTCGTACACTTGATATGACCGAAGCTATTAACCGAATGAAGTTTGCTATGTATAATAATATCACGAAGGAAATTTCTTATATGGTATATGAAGGTCATTTCGATGTTAGTTCTATAAAAGCGATGACGCCATATGAACGTGGTTTACATCTAAAATATATTATAGATAGAATTATTCAATATAATGAAAGTATTAAAGGAAAGGGATGATATAAATCATCCCTTTAAATCATTCAGAGGTGGTGATTAGATGGCAGAAAATAATTCTCCTAGAAATGATACTCCGAATCAGGGTGGTTCTCGTAACTCTAGAACAAGAAGAATTGAGGGTTTACAATTAAGACGTCTAGTAAGACAAGAAAGGGAAAATAGAGAATTACGAAGACAAATGACCACTCTGCTTAACTATCAAAGGGAGTTAGAAAAGCGACTTAAAGATTCTATAGATACTGATGAAGAAATTCGAAGAAATAATGCATCTATAGATAAGATATTAAAAGAAAATCAGAAATATGAAAGAGCTTTACAATCTGCTCAAGAGGCATTAGATGAGGAGCAGTCTGATTTCTATCGTATGGCCTTACAAGATAATACTGTTGAATTAAATAGGCTAAAGGAATTAAATGCCGAACTTAGAAGAGGCAATAATAATACCGAAGAGCAATTAGAAGATATTCAAGATTCGATGGACGAAATGAATGAAACATTTAGTGATAATCTTCAAAGTCTAATCGACTCATTTAATATAATGGCGATAAAAGATTCTATGGACGAAGGTATTGCAGAAATATCTAAAAGCATGATAGATATAACTAATGCTCTACATTTAGATGCCGAAGAAGCCGATGCTTTTAAGAAAACTTTATCTAATAATTTAAAAGAATTTAATAAATTAAATAATAACATGTTAAATTCTGCAGATATGCAAGAAGCAGTTGCTAAATTAATAGAAGCAGGTATTACTGATACTAACTCTATTATAAAATTTTGGGAATCTGTTGCAGTAGCCGATAAACTTGGTTACGATATAGGCTCTCAGCAAGGAATAATGCAATATGTAGATTCTGAAGCCGATATTGAAAATATATTAGGCTCTTTAGTAAAAACAAAAGGGTTAGATGGTGTAAATCAAGATGGTATCATAGATGCAGTCAATACTATTATGCCAGCCATTTCTCATCTATCTGATGAGCAACAAGCTAGAATTCTTAATGAAGCAATTTCTACTATGGCATCAGCTCAAGCAGCAGGTATACAAGGTTTTGAAGATTTATATGCCGATATGATTGCCGATGCTTATTCATATGATGCTACTAAAACTGATTCATATCTTGATAAATATGGTGCAAATGCCCGTGTAGTTGCACAACAAGATATAGGTGCTATAACTCAAACCTTATTAAATCAAGTCGATATGGCAGGCTTTAATAATGCGATGCTAGAGTCTTATGGTTGGACGGAAGAAATGATTGATTCTGCAAATAAAACTAATGCTAATGGAAAGTTATTACTTACTCAAACTGAGCAATTAGTCAAAGAAGATTCTATGAAAGCCTTAGATACAGCCCTTGAAGATTTCCATACATCTGTTATCGATAGTCTTAAAAACAAAATAAGTCCTTATCTAATGACTATATCAAACGCAGTTAGTTCTTGGGGACTTGATTGGTCGGATATAACAGGGATGTACTTAGCAGGAAAAGGTATTTGGGATTTAGTCAAAGGAATTGCCAACTTCTTTGGTATAAGCAGTTTAGGTGCAGGGGCAGCAAGTGCGACGGCTACAGCAGCAGGTGCGACTGGAGCAGGTGGTGCAGTAGCAACAGGTATAGGTGGAAAAATAGCATCAATGGGTGGAGCTCTTTGGGGTGGTATAAAAGGTGTTGGTGCAACTGTTGGTGGTGCAATTGGTGGTACAGCAGGTGCAGTAGCTTTAGCAGTTCCAACTATACTTGGATATTTAGGATTTAAAGATGCTAAAACTCAATCTAAGGCTTGGGAAGAAAAGACTGCAAAAGAGCAAGAAGACGAATTAAGAGAAAAAGTTATTCAATATATGCAAGATGAAGAGGTAATAAGAGACCAAAGTAAATCTAGTTCTCAATTTAATGCATATGGAACTCATAGAAATGGTCTTGATAATGTCCCTATAGATGGATACAAGGCGATTCTTCATAGTGGTGAAGCAGTTCTTACTCGCAAAGAAGCCGAGGCTTATAGAGCGAATCCAGATATTTTAAAACAAGCCAATAGTTTCCCAAAAACTTCAGTAAAAATATCTGAGCAATCTAAACAATCTTTAGTAAAAGCATCTGTACATTCTAAAAAAGATTTAGAAGTTTTCTCTAAAAATACTCAAGCCTTAAAACGAAATGATGCTAATGCTCAAAAGACTTTATCTGTCCTAAGTAAAATTAAAAGTAATGAAGTTTTAGGAAAAGCACGTGAAACAGCTTTAGATGTCTTTAATAAAGTTAAGGCTACATCAACGGCATCTACTAATAATCCATCTGACAATTCCTCAAGTACTATTTCAGCCAGTCCAGGAGGACCTATAGATGAAAATTTAATGTATTCTAGTCAGTCAGGATTTTTTCAAGCTTTAGCACCAGGAGCTAAACAGTCTTATCAACAATACGGTGTTTTCCCAGCAGTAACTTTAGCCCAAGCAGCATTAGAATCAGGTTGGGGAAAATCTAAAGTTGCAAGAACTGATAAGAACTTATTTGGTATAAAATACAATGGTAAAAATGCACCAGGTATAACTATAACTAAAGGTCTGAATTGTCCTTCTAATGAACCAGGTGGTGCAGTTCCTTATGCAAGATATCAATCTTTTGCCGATTCTATGACTGACCATGGACATTTTTTACATCGTTATAGTAGATATAGTGCAGCATTAAAAGCAAATAACCCAAAAGACCAGATTAGATTGATTCATAAGGCAGGCTATGCAGGTGACCCTAATTATACTAAATCTATTCATAATATGATGGATAAATATAATTTAACTAAGTATGAACAGGGGACTCCATATGTCCCATCCGACCAAATAGCCTTACTTCATAAGGGTGAAATGGTTGTCCCTAAAGAACATAACCCAATGAATTCAGGAACTACTATTCCTACAGGAACTGATTTAACTGACCTAATACAATTATTAAAATGGGGATTTGAATTCTTAGGTAAGAAATTAGATGAAGAAAAAATTGTAACTCAATCTACTTCAAATAAAGGATTTAGAACTCTTAATGAACGTTATCAAAATGCGAAGATAGGTAGGTGATAAATAGATGCAATTAGGTGATAAAAGTGCAGAATTATATGATTTGCATACTTTCCTTATACAAAATAATTTTCTAGAAGAAAGGGAATACTTCTATGGTATACCCACTTTTAATGCAGTTAAAAAATTACAAGAATATTTAGGTATAGAAGTTAATGGTGAGTTTGATGAAGCTTTATATTATTTATTTGAATTAAAGCAAGTTGAGGAGTCCTTTCCACCTATTCAGACTTTCGCCGAAAATACTAAACAAACTGATAATGCAGGTAAACAAGCTACATTTGATGAAAGTCTAGCTAATTTAGATGGTCTAGTATTCCCAGCTTATATACAAAACTTACTTACGGGGACGACAATAAAGATTCCAGTTACTATTGAGGAACTCAATTGGAGTAAGGGAAATAACTTTGCAGAGACTGAAACAAAGGGTCGTTCTGCATCCTTTTTAAGTTATTCAAATTCTACTTCAAAGAGTCTTGATTTTTCGTTCACTGTACATGTAGATATATTAAAGTCTATTGGAGAAACTTTCACTTCCTACTCCAATAAATTAGAGGCATTAGCATATCCACGTTATGGAAACTATACCGTACCACCGAAAGCATTTTTTAGATGTGGTTCTATTCGTTTAGAAGGTGTAGTAAACGAGGTATCTGTTAGTGCATCCCCACCTATTATCAACAATGAATATACTTTATTAACTGTAACAGTATCTATGACTGAAACTTATTCAGAAGGAAAATCTGCTACTACAATAGAAGGAGGCAAATAACATGTATTATGAAAAGGTTAATCCTCATTATAACCTACCAGTTCTACAAACACATTATTTTTATGATATACCTTTTTCAGATGACGATATTTATGTGAAAGTAACTTCCGATTATATTAATCGTTTAGATAAAGTTGCATATGATTATTATAATAATGTGAGTTTGTGGTGGGTTATTGCTCAAGCTAGTAACATACGAAATCCTTTTAATATTCCAGAAGGTACAGTATTAAGGATTCCACCAATGTCGACTTTATTTAGACTTAGAGGGATAAATATATAGGAAGGAGGATATATTTTGGCCTATGTAAACAAAGCAAAAGTTAATCCAAGTAGCCCAATCATTTATTTAAAGATTGGGTCTACAGTACTTACAGTAGCAAATTCACCTCGTCAGGCTCAACATTTAGTTAATTTATCAGTTACGGAGTCTGCATATGATACTTATAGTGATATTGTTTTCACTCTTTTTGATGAGTCTGCTTTATTAGTAGAATATGAGATAAAAAAGGGATTTAATAATGTCCAATATAGATTCGGTATGGACGAAACTTCTATCTGTCCCATGCGAACTTGTCATATAAAAGACTATGATATAGAGTTCACTGGTGGGGGTATGATGCTCACATTACAATGTGTTAATGGTACTTTAGATATAACGGGTAATTCTAATCAACACGAGGAACCCAAAACTTTCAAAGGTAAAATTTCCGATGTTATAAGACAAATATGCAAAGAGCTTGGTTATAAAGAGGGAAATATAGTTGAAACTGATGATGACCCAAATGCAAAGGAAGAAGGTTATAAGAGTTCAGGATTTGACCTAATGGCATTTGCAAGGGAATTATGCACATCTGCAAAATCTGTTAGTGGTGAGTCAGGTTATGTCCTTTATACTAAAGATAAAGATGGTCAAACATATTTATACTTTGAACCTTGTAAAAAGGCCACAGTAGAAATGTATGATACTTATGAATTCGTTATAGGAAAAGAGCACGAAAATATTATATCTTTTAAGCCCGAGTATAAAGGATTAGTGTATACTTTAGTTACACCACCAGGTTCTGAAACTTCGACTAATACTTCATCTGATTCATCTACAACTACTTCTACGAAAGCACCTGTCGATACTTCTTTAGGTGATGCGAATGCTAAGACTTGGTCTAGATTGACTAGAGATAAGATACAAGGTGAGTTAATGTCGGCATTAATAGGAACTGATATCTATCCTAAAAATGGAGGAACATTAAAAGTTTATTCAGGCACTGATTCTAAGAAATGTAAGGTTGTTGCCACTTTAAGAAATCAAGAATGGGCAGATATAGAGGCCGAAACAGCATCTTGGTATAAGGTCAGAACATATTTAGGAAAAGAAGGATGGGTAAGAAAAGTCGATGTATCTGTAGGTAAGCCAGGAAAGAACTTTGTAGATAAAGATGGTGATAATAAAGAAGATTTGCCTTCTAAAGAATCTACTGAAACTACTGAGGATGGTTTAACTACTACAAATACTGATAATTACATGACGGATACGAATTTCCAAAGTGCAGCAGCACAGGCAGCAAAATATAATATAGGTGTTTTAGCACCTTCAGTAGATGAGTTATCTAATGTATTAATAAAGCCTTATGCATCTGATTCTACTTTCAAAAGATATGTTGGTTCAAGCTCTTATAATGCCAATGAGCTTGGAAAAGTGGCCGAATATATGTTCACAATGGCATCCGTACTTATGCCAACAGCACAATTAGAAATTCGAGGTAATGCCTTACTTGATACGATGAGTTTTATCATAATTGTAGTTATGACCAAAGATAAATTATTCCATCATAGTTCAGGATTATATCAAATTATGGAAGTTGCACATAATATTGAAATGGGCGAATTTACTACTACATTAAATATGATTAAAAGAGCTATGCAAATAGATGAAAAAGGTAAGATAACGTTACTTGATGCAACTGAGGGGGTTATGGGCGATGTACAACTTGGAGGTAGTGCATCATCTGACCTAGGTAGTAACTCAGGTGGGACTAACAATGGTTCTGAAAGTATTAATGGTGGTGTTGTTAATTCTGCGAGTTCTGATACTATTCGTAAATATGCCGAAAAATATGTAGGTTTACCATATATATGGGGTGGCAGTGGACCTAATAAGAAAGGTTACGATTGTTCAGGATTCTGTTCTGAAATGCTTTATGATATGGGATACAAACGAATCGGAACTACAGCGAATTTTATTAATACAGGCCAGGTTATTCCATGGGATAAGAGTCAAATTCTCCCAGGTGATTGCCTTGTTTATCGTCAAAACGGAAAAGGTCATGTTGTTATGGTAGTTGACCAAAATACGGTAGTTCATGCACCTAAGACTGGTGATGTTATTAAGTATGCAGATATAGGATATTACTGGGAATATATGCAAAAGAAGAATGGTAAGGTTATGAGATATATAGGTAATGCCGAGTATAAAAGATAAGGATGATTTATTAAATCATCCTTTTATATTTTCTAGATAGGAGGTTATGAAAAATGATTAACAATCAGACTGAATTTACTAATATTTATAGAGCCAAAGTTGTATCTAATAAAGACCCAAAAGAAATCTGCAGAATAAAAATTCGAATACCATGTATACACGGCATAGATAGTTCTGATGGTCTAGGCGATGATGATTTACCATTTGCAATGCCATGTGTAATGGATGCATCTTTCGAGTCAGGAACTTTTATTGTTCCCGAGGTTGGTGCGACTGTCTTTGTATTCTTTGAGGGTGGGAAAATCGATAAGCCCGTTTATTTTGGCAGTTCAATTTCTTATGAGCATACTGATTCCCAAGAGTATGGGAGTAAAGATTCCGAATCTTTTACGGGTTCTGAAGGTAAGCGAGTTAAAAGAGCTTATATGAGCGATACTCCGATGAATGTTTATAAGAAAGGTATTTTTAGAAAGTTTATTCTATTCAAAACACGTAAGGGTGCATCTATCGAATTTAGCGATGAGGACGAAAAAGAGCATTTAACTATTTATGATAGGATAGGTCAAGTTTTGACTATGTATTCTCCAGTAAGCAAAGACGAAAACTCTGATGGTATGGCCAATAGAGGTATTTTCTCCATTATTAAAAGCAAATTCGAGGTTAAGAATAAAGCAATCTTACTTTTAAAATCTTTATCAAGTTCATTTTTACGATTTGTATCTGAGGTATCTTATACTAAAAATGAATTTACTACTGTTTTTCAAGAGGATAAGGCAGGTATATCGATAGATATAGGTAAGGATAATAGAATATTAATATTCTATAAAGATTCTACATTAATAGAAATAAAAGAAGATAAAGTATGTATAAAAACTGATAAAATAGATATAGATGGAGACGTTAATATAAAGGGCGATTTAAAGGTTCAGGGTCAAGTTTTATCTAGTTCTACAATACGAGGGAATGTATATGGAAGTTGGGTTTATTCAAATGCTCAATGTCCAGTTTCTTTAAATTTAGATGTAAATATTAACCCTTATGTTGATGATGAAGACGAACAAATAATAGAGGAATAGAGGTGATATAATGGCTTATTATGAAGACCCGTTTACAGCGGGGTATAATAAACGTTTTAACATCTATAAAGGTTTATCCAGTGAAAACTTTGAATATGGCTCTACAGCGGTCGCAGAAGGTATTGATAAAATTAAACAGAATTTATTAACACTTCTCACTGTTCCAAAAGGTTCTCTATTTTTCAACCCTTCTTATGGTTCAGGGTTAGATAGTTTACTATTTGAGCCAAATGATTTCATTTTAAAAGATACAGTTGAACGTTTTTTAACTTCTCAAATTGAATCTTGTTTACAAGATGTAAGAGTTGATAGTATTCAAGTTGAATTTTATGATGGATATCTAAATATAGAAATTCATTATTATATTTTATCTATAGGTTATTATGATGAAGTTGCAATAATAAAGAAAAGGAGTGTGGCATCATTTGATTAATTATACTAAAAGGGATTTTAACTCTATAAGGGACGAATTAATTAATAATATACCAAAATACACTCAAGATTGGAATGACTTCTCCGAATCAGATTTAGGTATGATTTTTATTGATTTTATAGCAGGAGTTTCGTCTATGCTAAATTATTATATAGACAAAGAAGTATCTGAATTAAGAATAATGGAAGCTACTGAAGCACGAAATATATATTCCAACTTAGAGTTATTAGGTTATAAAAGACCTTTGAAACGATGTGGTGTTGCTACAGCGAAGGTCACTGCAAATGCAAATAAATTTTTCGATAGTGCTTATGATTTTGATATAACTATACCAGCATTTTCATCATTTACAAGTTCGAAAAATAAAAATAATAACAAACTTCATTTTACCAACCCAACTGAAATCTTTATAACACCAGGTACAGTAGATACTGAGTTTACTCTAGTTCAAGGTAAGTACGAGTCAAGAACTTATAACACGACTTCTATACAATCCTATAAACTATACTTACCTTCAAAAGATATATCTGATTATTTCTTAAGAGTAACAGTTGATGGAACTGAATGGGGTGTTGTTGAAAATGCCTTTTTAGAAACTCAAGGTGGTACAGCTTGTTCTATACATCGAGATGCATATGATAACGTTTATCTTTTATTTACTTATAATTATAGAAATTACTTATCAACTTCAAGTTATATTCAAGTTGAGTATCTAACTACTGAAGGCAATGTTAAAATAGCACCTAATTCTGTTGATAAGCCTATGTTTACTATAACTAATCCAGAAGGGAAAAATATTACAAATGAATTAATATTCACTAACACGACATTTTTCTCAGGTGGTTATAATGATGAAGATTTAAACTTAGCAAAGGCAAAAGCAATAGCAAGTTCAAGAACTCCGAAATTCTTATGCACTTTAGATGATTATGAGAATGCGATATTCTCATTCCCAGGAGTTTTAGATGTTCAATGTGTCGATTTATCAGTTAAAGGTACTTCAAATATTAAACCATATGAAATTGTTGCATATGTCCTAACTGAAGATGATAATAATATGTCATCAGGATTTATGGAAGATTTACAAATTCATTTGTACAATAAAAAGGATATTACTCGTTCAATAACATTGAAGGATGCTATAAGGAAAGAAATATCTATTGATATTGAGTTTACTGTCTTAAGTGAAAATATTAACTTAATTAACTTAGAGCATGATATTCTAAGATTTTTAGATCCTTACTATTATGGCAAATGCTTTAATAGAACTATTTCAAGAGACCATATAATTAATAGTATAATAAATAATTTTCCAGAGATAAAGACTATCGATATGATTTCTCCAGAAGAGAATATTTTACCAGGAATAGGTGAAGTTATCGATATAGTTAATATTTCAGTAAGGGGTAATTACTATGACCACATCGTATAACATGTCTAAAATCTTAGATGAATATTTTCCAGAGGCATTAAAAGGTCATCCACAATATAAGGTCTTTATAGATTTAGCTAATGAAGAGTTTACTAGGGTAGATGACCTTATAAGAACATTATGCTTTTATTCTAATATTGATAGATGTCCAGAAGAGTTTTTACAACATTTAGCAGACATTATAGGCTTTCAATATAATAAAGATTTAGATGAAATTGCTCAAAGAGAATGTATGAAATTGTACTTACAAGAATGTCCAACTTCTGTTGGTAGGGTTGAGGACTTGACGAATATGGCGACTTATGGTGACGTTGAAGGTTACTTAGGAGGGGACTTATTTGTTCCAGGAACGAAGCCTTTCAGACCTATGGCGACTCTAACTATGGCGAGGGAAAGAATATATACTCACTCTAAATCAAAACGAAGTGATGTAGATGTCTATCCATCTGATGTTTTTAGAGAAGGAGTTGTTCTAATCACCGTAACTCGTATAAATGACGCTATTATGGATAGAGTTGAAAAAGTGAAGCCAGCAGGATTATTAGTTGTTTATCAAATGGTGACTTCATCAGGTTCCTTTGAGTACATCACTCATACTCAAACAAGATAGGAGATGATTTAATTTGCCACGTATTTATGATGAATCTCCCTTCTATGAAAGGGATAATGTAATAAAAAATTATTATAAGTTATTAGCCATACCAGGCCGTTATGCTCAAGCATCTGAATTTACTGAAGTTCAATCAGTTTTGCTTGAGTGTATTAAGTCTATAGGGGATTCTTTATTCAAGGATGGTAACGTTCAGTCAGGTTGTAATATTATAATTAATGGGAATTCTGTTACTATTACTGAAGGACGTATTTACATCGATGGTGTTGTTAGAAATACGAAAGAAACAAAATTAGTAATAACAGGTGGAGGTACAGAAATTATCACAGTAAGATTAGATGAAACTCTAGTATCTGAAAGTGATGATACTTCTTTATTAGACCCAGCTACTGATTCATCATCTGCATTCCAGCCAGGTTGTTTTAGGGTAAAACAAGAGGTTGTATTTGAAGTTAATGGTGAAGGTTCTACAGTGGCGATAATAGTTGATGGTAAACTTCAAAACTATATAGTCGAAAAGCCACAAATGGATATAATTAATGAAGTTTTAGCAAGACGTACTTTCGCCGAATCAGGAAATTATATAGTAAGTGGATTTGAGTTAAAAGAATTAGATTATGAACAAGAAAATACCTTACTTGTGGGACTTAGTAAGGGTCAAGCATTTATAAGAGGTTATGAAGTTGTTAATCCAACTGATATTACTTTTACTGTAGATAAGGCTTTAATCTACAGGGAAGTAGTAGGTGAGCCAAAGAGATGTAGTAGGTCTGAAAACTCATTCTCTTTAATAAATAACCCTTTAAATGAAATAACAAGAGTTTTCGTAACATTAACAGCTAAAGATACTATAGTTTATAATTATTTAGTAAACGAATACGAATTAAAAAATCAACCAGTATCTGAAATACTTAGTATTGACGGGTTTACTCAAGGAGTTGACTATCGTTTAAGTAATAATAAAGTTGTATGGCTAGGCCAAAAGACTCCAGAGAGTGGTACAAACTTTACAGTAAATTATGCATATAAAAGTTTATTAACTGAAGGAACTGATTACTTGGTATACCCAGGAGATATAACAACTATCTCTATCACTAATGAAGCATTATTAGATAATTCTGAAGTTTTAGTAGATTACTCTTATTATCTAGCAAGACGTGATACAGTTTGTCTTGATTCCACTGGTTCTGCAATAGTTGTTAAAGGTATAGACGGCGACCTTGATGAATGTTTTGCTCCAAAAGTTCACGATAATGCATATTTACCTTTAGGTGAGATATTAATATACCCTAATTCTAATAAATATGAAATAATAAATGATACAGTTAGAGTTTCTACTATGCAAAGAATACAAAATGCTATAGAACGTCTAGATAAATTAGAATATAATGTTATGATGAGTACGTTAGACCAAGAACTTTATGATAAAGAATCTAGTGAGCAATTAAGAGCTATGTTCACTGAATCTTTCGTTAATTATGATAGAGTTGATTTAGATTTTGAAGGGGTTCGCTTATCTTTAGATGTATTCGAAGGTGTTATGCATCCTTATTATGAAGATACTCGCCATGATTTATTATTATCTACTAATCCAAATAATAGATATGGTGTGATAGGAGATGTTTATACTCTACCATATACAAGTAAGAATATTCTATCTCAAAATAATACTACAGGAAGTATGTTAGTGAACCCATACCAAGCATTTGACCCAATAATGGCTATCGAAATAGCACCTTCAATTGATACTTGGGTAAACACTTCTACAGTTACAGCTACTCAAACAAAGACGGTTTATAGAAGTTACGTTTGGGGTGGATGGTACAATTATTCCACAACATCTGAATCAAGAAGTTCTTTAGGTTCTCAAGTCATAAAAGATTCTGAATCTACTTATATGAGACAACGTGAGATAAAAATAACTTCTAACACTTTCCCAACTTCTGCAAATAATATACGATGTTTATTTGATGGACGTCTAGTGGCTTTAACTCCATTAAATACTACATCTAGAGGTACAACTTCAGGTTCTGTAAGACCTGATGCAAATGGCCATCTTGAAGCATCATTCACAATTCCAGCGAATGTCCCTTGTGGTACTGTAGAAGTTAAATTATTTGACGAAAATTTACAAGGTGTTGCACAATATAGAGCTACAGGTAGGGATAGAGTTATACAAGAGACTATCCTTGTTACTAGAACGGTTACTACTTACATTGACCCATTGGCTCAAACTTTCGTATTATCTGATACAAGAATTTTAACGGGAGTAGATTTATACTTCGCAAATAAAGATAGTCATTCTGTTACTGTTCAAGTAAGAAATGTTGAAGTGGGGATGCCAGGAAAATTACTTTATACTGAAACTGTCTTACCTTCTGAAAGAATTAATACTTCAGCTAAGGGTACAGCAGTAACTCATGTTACATTCCCAAATGTTGTTCAATGTGAAAAAGATACTGAATATTGTATAATTGTTCTAACTGATTCTCCAAAATTAAGTTTATTTACAGCTAAATTAGGTGATAAGACTTTAGATGGTTCAAAATATATAACTACAAATCCTTATACGACTGGTGTCCTTTTATCAAGTTCAAATGCTAGTACATGGACAGCACATCAAGATATGGACTTAAAATTTGCTTTATATGGAGCAGTCTTTGAATCTAAGGGTGAATTAAACTTCTCCGAGGTTACTACAAATAATGCAGATAGATTATTATACACTATAGATATATTAAACGGTATCTCATCTCAAGCAGTTGTTTATTCTAATGTAAATAATACAGGCTTTAGTTTGGTTGAACCTTGGCAGGCTTACGATTTAGAAACTCATGCAAAATCTTGTAATGTCCGTATAGCTATGTCTACAAATGATTCAAATCAATCACCTATGATAAACAAGGATTCATTAGGAATAGTTTCATTTATATCTGAAAATTCTGCTTGTTATGTATCTAAAAATATTGTATTAGAAACTGAATGCCAAGAAATGAAAGTTTTATTAAACACATCATCTCATCCAGATAATACTGTTAGAGTTTGGTATGCAGTTGATGGTCTAGGTAGTACTTGGAATGAATTAACTGAACCTAATTCTAAGACTGTTGAAGCAGGTACTAAGCAGTTAGAATTTATTAAAAAAGGATTAACTATTAAAAACTTTAGAATTAAAGTGGAAATCTCCACAACTAATACTTGTTCACGACCTTTTATCTCAAAATTAGGAGTGATTTTTAATGAAAGTTTATAAAAAAGGGGTGAAAAAATAGATGGCAGATTATGCAACTCATTGGTACGACGGTGAAGGTTTACCGACGAATGATGTAGGACTTGCAGGCGATTATTTCCTTAACACCTCTAATGCAGATATTTATAAAAAGATTTCTAACACTTGGCAACGTATAGGTAACATAAGAGGTGCACAAGGTTTACAAGGTGAGCCAGGTGAAAGAGGTGAAAAAGGTCTAAAAGGAGATAGAGGGGATGCAGGTTTAACGGGACCAGTAGGACCTCAAGGTTCCATAGGATTATCAGGGTCTATATGGTACGATGGGATTGGTGTCCCAGAGACTTCTTTAGGGGTTATAAACGACTTCTATCTAAATATATTTAATGGTGATATTTATAAGAAACGTGCCAATAGCTATTGGGAAAGGATTTCATCTTTCCTTCCAGATTTAACTTATTATCTAAACAAAATCGATGAAATGATTAACGATGGTTATGAGAAAATAAGTGAAATAGATGCGACTTTCGTTGCTAATATGGAAAATATGGCAAGAACTTTTAATACTACTATTGCAGAGATGAGGTCAGAGTTTAACTCTAATATTGAAAGTTTTGTTAATACTTTTTATGAAAATCAAGCTAATCAACAGAATACTTTCAATACCTTTATGTCAGCAAGTAATACGAGTTTTAATACTTTTATGACTAATAGCGATGAAAGTTTTGATACTTTTATGACTAATAGCGATGAAAGTTTTAATACTTTTATGAGTAATAGTAATGAAACTTTCGATACTTTTATAGATAATAGTAATGAAACTTTCGATTCTACAATGTCTGATTACGATTCAAGATTTAATACTTTCATGGATTCTAGCAATGTGACTTTTAATAATACTATAGATAGTTATACTCAAACACTTAATAATTCTGCAAATGAGTTTAATACTTTTATAGATAATAGTTACACTGAGTTTGATTCCACTCTGACTGGTATGGTTGATAAATATGATACATTTATGTCAACTAGTGAGGCTACATTTACTTCTTCAGTTAGTGAATTTAATGAAACTATTGGTAATATTAAAGCCGATTATGTAGATTCTAAAGATAGATATGATACTGAATTTAATGAATCTTTAGTTGGTAACAGAGAGGTTATCGATGATTATATTGAAGCTAAAGATGCTACTTTAGAAGACCGTTTTAGAGAATTGGCATCAATGGCACCTCAAAATGAAATTCTAGAGGCTCGTACTTCATTAGATGGTACTATTCATCCATATTTAAGAGAAAGATTTATTCATGATTTCCAAGAACTTGTGGATGCAAGAACTTCTATAGATGGCGAAGTTCATGATTTCTTAAAGTCTAGATTATTGCATGATTTCCAAGAACTAATAGATGCTAGAACTTCTGTAGATGGTACAGTTCATGAATTTTTAAAAGATAGGTTGTTATATGAATATAACGAAATTTTACAGGCACGTACATCTATGGATGGTACTGAACATGCTCATTTAAAAGATAGATTATTCCATGATTTTAATAACCTAAATATAGACCTTGAAGTCGATTATGAAGCTTTAACTACACAAATAAATAATATAGATGATTCTTTGAAAGAGTAGGTACACACCTACTCTTTTAAACGTTTATAAAAGTATAAAATATAAGGAGGTTGTATTATGGAGTTTAATAATAGAAATATCCACCTAGTAGATTTTAGTTATTTTATGCATCGCTCATATCATGCGATGAAAAGTTTTGGGGTAGAAATTAATGGTGTTAGGAAGCCAACAGGTCATATAATAGGGGTTCTGAATTATATAAAGAAAATAAAAGAATATGATAAAAAAGCAGTTATATTTCTAGCTTTAGATGATTTGCCAATATCTAAAATACAATTATTAGAAAGCATTAATATAGGTTATAAAGAAGGCCGAGCTAAAAATGAATATAATATTCGCCAAGATACGAATTTAATATGCGATTTAGCATACCAAATTCCAGATGTATATTCGGTATTCTCAGAAGGCGAAGAGGCCGATGACATTATCTCCACATTATCTTCAATGTATAAAGCTAATAATTATGTATATATACATTCCTCAGACAAGGATTTAGTCCAATTACTTGATTCTCATTGCTTTATAGTAACTGAATGGGATGGAAGTACTCCTATAAAGACTACTATAGATTCATATAAAACTTCTCCTAAATATGAAAAAGCATTCTTAAATTGCAACCCTAGAAAATTAACTTATTTTAGAGCTATAGTTGGCGATGCATCTGATAATATGCCAGGATTATATAGATTTCCACGTAAACTAGCCAAACTAATAGCCGAAAATACTAAATCTATAGATGATTTTAGCCATGCATTAGATAAGTATTCTAGATTAGCAACTACTTCTCAAATAAAATACCTAGCATTATTACAGGAGTCTTTCGATAAAGTAGCAATTTATTATAAGGTTATGAAGTTAAAAGATAATTTACCTCTAGAATTTGACCGTTCTTTAGTTCCAGTTAAAAAGCATATTGAACAATTGGAGTTAAATTCGTTCAAGAAATACCTAGAGTCAATGAATATAAATATAATATAAAGGGGGTTTATATTATGGCATTATACCCAGGGAAAGAAGTTAGATTAATTAATAAATCTACGAAAGAAGAGCATATATACGAAGTTGCTCAAGTAATTTATGGTGATTCTATCTTAGGCATAGCATGTATTACTGAAAATGGAATTGTAGATTTTTATTTCTCTGAATATGTCATCAAACCATTTAATTTCGATAAAGGACGTGATAAGTTTTGAGTTTAGATACAAAATCTGATTATTCTCTTGGGGGTTTCAACTTAACTCCCCAACAGAATGATATATGTAAAAATATATTAAAAAATTATGGTGGGATAATCTCTAGTCAAGCAGGAGGTGGGAAGACTCTCACCTCTTTATGCATATCCGAACATTTAATTAATATTGATTTATCTAACACGATGCAAATATGTATAGTAGCACCAGTGAAAGCAGTTAGTTCTTTTAAAAGGGAACTAGAAACGAAGGTCAAGAAATCTTATTCTATCTATACGACTAAAGATTATCGCATAGATAAAAATGCTAAATATAACATATTTACTTATACAAAATTAGACGAGTTAGAAGAGTTTATAAATGACCACGAGTTCGAAAACAAAGTTCTAATATGCGATGAAATACAGGCTCTAGGTAACAAGAAAAATAAACAAAGTATTATACTAACGAGATTAAGAAAGAATTTTAAGATAGTTATAGGATTAACAGCTACTCCTATTATGAATGAACTTGAAGAATTATATAATATAGTAAACTTCGTAAGACCAGGATATTTAGGTACTAAAAAGTCATTTCAGGATAGATTTATGATTATGCAAAAGAAAGATATTTATACTAAAAGAGGGAAAGTTAAGACGTGGCAATGTGTAGGTACTAAAAATGAAGAAGAATTGGCTAAACTTATGAAGAATATTGCTTTCGGCCTACAAAAGAGATATAACTTACAATTCCATTTTAAGAAATGTGAATTAGACGAATATGAATCCGATGCTTATGTAGAAGGTTCTCAAGGTCTACTGAACGAAGAGTTAGAACCGAAGGCTTTCGCCAGTAGGATGCACGACTTGCAACTTATTATAGACGGAAGTCATCCTAACTTCTGCCGACCTCGATTAAGTAGTAAGGAAAAGTTATTAGTATCTACTATATACGAAATAATGCAACGAAACGAGTCAGTATTAGTTTACGTTGAGTATACAGCTACGATAGAACGTCTTACTAAAATACTAAAAGCATCTAACCATATATTGAATTATGACTCAATTAAGTTCATTACGGGTTCTACTCCATTAGAGGAAAGAGTTAAGTTAGAAAAAGAAATGCCACGAAAAACGGTAGTTCTTATGACCCAAGCAGGACGTGAATCTGTAAACTTACAAAAAGCTAACAATCTAATAATGTATAATATTCCATTGAGTACGGGTAGTGTTTTACAGCTTATTGGTAGAATAACTCGTATGGACACCGAATATAAGGTTCAGAACGTATACACTCTTGAGGCCATCGATACTATAGATACTTATAAACAAAGTCTAGTATCTGCGAAAATAGAACTCTTTGAACGTGTATTTGGGGAACAGTCTACAATGGTCAAATTTGATAATGATAACTTTAAGCTAGATACAAAACTATTAAAGAAAAAATACTTATGGAAATCACGAAGAAGACGATAATTTTAAATTTCATCAGGGGTGATATTAATGCAAGATATTCTTCAATTAGGTTTATTCTCTCTAGTTGTTATGATACCATTTATGATAGTATCTATCATTTCAATGATAGATTTCAAAATTAAAAATAAGAAAAAATAAGGAGATGATTAGGTGAAAGCCTTATTTAGAAACAATTCAGGGACTTGGTTCTCTATGGCAAAACATGATTTCGATGGTCAAAACATAGTGCTTGAAGTTGGCGAAGAAGAGGAGTTTGAGTTTCCTAACAAAGAGTTAAGTTATTATGAACAATTTATACCATTAGGAATAGAAATAGTTGTTTTAGATAGTTCTGAAATGGAAGACGAAGTCGTTGATGATGGAGTAGGTATACCAGGCAAAGATGGTAAGGACGGAGTAGACGGTGCAACTTTCGTACCTAATGTAGACGAAGAAGGCAATTTGTCTTGGTCTAATAATAAAGGATTAGAAAATCCACCTACTGTGAATATAAAAGGTGCTAAAGGTGAAAATGGAGCTAATGGCAAAGATGTTGACTCTAAAGTAGTAGACGAAATAAAAGATAGACTTGATGTCCTAGAGCAAGAAAAATTCAAAGTTACAGGTGTGCCAGAAGGTACTATAGTAGAATATAGATGTAACGAAATAAGAGTTATGTGTCCAGTAGATGCAGAATTTAAACAACAAGAAGTTGGCGAAGGTGGAAATGCTAATATGTATTATATGGCACTTACTACTCAAGCACCAGAAGGAGCAGTCGCTTGTAACGAAGGGGACAAGGGTATAATCTCTGAAAGAAATATTAATCTAGATGGTAAAAAATCGAAAACTATATGGTTAGCACTTGCAAGTCTTAGTGGTGCAAATTGGACTTACTTTGGCAAATCTTCAACAGGTGCAAATCTTATAGGTTGGGATTATATAATAGAATGGTTAGATGCCGAAGGTAAGATTATCGAAACAAATTGTATAAGAATTAATTTAACTAATGAGGGATGTCATGGATTAAGCATGTTTTCAGCAGTTAAGGAATTTTCTAAAATGTTCAAATTTAATGATGCAGGCGAATTAATAGTTACTATAAATGGAGTATCCAAAACATTCGTTCCTAAAGTATAATTTTAAGGACTGGGTTCATTCTCAGTCCTTTTATCGTTTAATAAATATGAGGTGATAAAATGGAAAATATAACTTTGAATTCTATAAAAGCACGTTATCCAGAATTACTTCCTATAGGAGGGAGCAAAGATGATTTTAAGAAAGCACTTGATTATTTTAAGGAAATTGAGGATAAAAGATTTATAATATCTTGTAATGAAATGAATTACAAACCTTATATGGTAGCATATTTATTAAAGTATCTATCAAATCACGATAGATTTCCCGAGATAATCTTATTAAATGTACACGAGGTTAGTGAGCTATATATAACGGGTTTAGGTGATAGGGATTTATTAAGATTATCTGATGTTAATCCAGATATATTATTCTTAACAGCAGGTTATAGTGAACCAAATAATAAATCTTTAAAAGATTGTGTTGGTTTTATCTTAAATAACCTTACTTTAAAAGATAAGCATATATTTCTCTATTTAAAAGGAACATCGATGTTAGTTAAAGATATTGAATCTTTAGCAAAATCGCTTGAGTTCCCTAAATACAACCTTAACTTAAATTCTACTAGTAAGAAGGTATCAAAACCTTCAAAAAGTTCTTCAAATAGTTCACAAATGAGTTTATTTTAAAGGGAGGTAAGTATGAAGAATATTATCAAATCCATATTTGACTCAGGTATGCAGGAACACGTCATCTTTATAGAAGATATTTTATCTATAAAGTTGAGTGAGCTTGAATCTCAATATTTAAGTTATCTTTTAAAATGTTTTGAAGATGTTGGTAGATTTCCTACTGAAGCAATATTCATTTCTAAGTTCCCAGAGACTGAAACTATGCTAAAGAATGCAGTTACGTTCTCAGGGAAAGACCTTAACTTCTATGTAGATGAGTTTATTGAAAAACGCAAAGCTAAAGAAATCTCATCTCAAATAATAGATATAGCATCTAGAGTACAAGAAAAAGGTCTTACTGAAGAGGATATTCTTGAACTCCAAAGTAAAATTAAAGATAAGGGGAAAGTTATAGAGGAGGATGCATTTTCCTTCTCTAAATTCGGTGAACTTTATCATCAAAATAAAACGAAGAAGATTGGTTTATCTACAGGGGTAAACTATGTTGATGAAATTATAGGTGGCTTAGATAAAGGTACTGTGAATACTATAATGGCATATACTTCTCAAGGGAAATCTATGTGGGCGACTAATATAGCTTATAAAAATACTTATGAAAAAGATTATAACGTTGCCATAATTTCACTAGAGGTAACGAAAGCCGAGGTGCAATATAATATCCTAACTAGACACTCAAATTTAAGCAAGTTTGATAAATACCCTTTTATTCATAAAGATAAAATAAAATTCGGTAAACTTAATGATGAGGAAGAAGATTATCTTATGAATACAGTAATAAGAGATTATGAGGATAATAAGCAAGGTTTATTATTTATACTTGATGAAGATGATTTCTCAAACTTCTCTTATTCTGAAATAAGGAAAAAGTTATATAATGTAGATGATATCTGTAAGGAAAGAACGGGTCATGGTCTTGATTGTCTTATAGTTGACCACGTTGGGTTGATGAAGTTCTCTGATAACTCGAATTCAGCTAATAAATCTGAGTATTCTATAATTAATGATTATGTATCGTTCTTTAGACGATTAACTTTATCTTTTAGAAAATACGATGATGGTAGTTATAGTCAATTATCGACTATCTTACTTGCACAAGCTAATAGAAAAGGATTTGATGAGGCTACTAAGAAGAAAGGAAATTATTCTCTTACAGCTATTGCCGAAGCTAATGAAATTGAACGTTCTTCATATCGTATCTTTAGTATATTTACTAATGATGAGCTAAAGTTTGCGAAGGAATGTATGGTATGTATTCTAAAGAATAGAGGTGGTCAAACCGTTCAAGATGCTTTTACTGTAAAATTCGATGGTGAAAGATATGTATTTGGTGACCTTGGGGATGATAAAGGTTCAGGTAGTTTAATGGATTACATGCGAAGTTCTGAAGGCTCTAGTGAAATGAATTTTGATAATTTATTCGACGACTCTGATTTTGGATTTGATTTCTAGAAAATTTTCTAGAAATCAGTTCCTAACTTAAAAGTTAATCGTACTATATATCACAAGCACCTAATAAAATCTAAAATAAATTAAAATAAAGGGAGGTACACTGTATGATGTCAAATGCTAGAAAAATTCCAAGTAGAAATATAGATTTAATAGGAGTTGTTACTGATGAAATGTTAGCAGCATTTGCCGAAAGAATGAA